AAAATCAGAGGTGGAGAAGTTCAACACACGGGTGTTGTACCATTTCTCAAGAAGTTTGAAGCAACTGTCAGATGTTGCACGCAAAATGGCATACGAGGTGGATCCGCGACAGTCCACTTCCCAATCTGGCACAAAGAAATAGAAGATATTATAGTATTAAAAAATAACAAAGGAACAGAAGATAATCGTGTTCGTAAGTTAGACTACTCTATTCAATTGTCGAGACTTTTTTATGAAAGGTTCATCAATGATGAAGAGATGTCTCTCTTTTCACCCCATGATGTCCCAGAAGTATCTGATTCTTTTGGACTTCCAGAGTTTGATGATTATTATTTGGCTGCAGAACAAGATCAGTCTATTCCAAGAAAGACTGTTAGAGCCCAGGAATTAATTCTTGATCTTTTGAAAGAACGTGCCGAAACTGGTCGTATCTATATTATGAATATTGATCATTGCAATTCTCATAGTTCTTTTATTGATAAAGTTTGGATGAGTAATCTCTGTCAAGAAATTACACTTCCGACAGAACCACTTCAACACATTGATGACATTGCTGGTGAAATTGCTTTATGTATTCTTTCTGCAATTAATGTGGGCAAGATTCGTGAGTTAGATGATCTTGAAGAACTTTGTGATCTTTCCGTTCGATCTCTTGAAGAATTAATTGATTATCAAGATTATCCAGTAAATGCTGCAGAACTTGCGACAAAAGCTCGTCGTTCTCTTGGTATTGGTTACATCGGACTTGCACACTACCTTGCAAAACATGGAGTAAAATATGATTCTCCAGAATCTTGGAATTTAGTTCATAGTCTCACAGAAGCATTTCAATATTACTTGTTGAAAGCTTCAAGTCAATTATCAAAAGAGAAGGGTGCATGTACGGATTTCAATCGTACAAAGTATTATCAAGGTCTTCTCCCTATTGATACATACAAAAAAGATGTAGACGAAATCGTACCACACCACCTCAACTATGATTGGGAAACTTTACGTGCCGATATTCAATCATATGGACTACGACATTCAACACTGTCAGCACAGATGCCTTCAGAGAGCAGTTCCGTTGTGTCAAATGCCACCAATGGCATTGAGCCTCCTAGGGGATACTTGTCCATTAAGAAATCAAAGAAAGGGCCTCTTAAACAAATTGTTCCACAGTATGGTTCTCTCAAGAATAATTATACTCTTCTCTGGGATATGCCTGATAACACTGGTTATATTAATATTGTCTCTGTAATGCAGAAATTCTTTGATCAGGCTATCAGTGGAAATTGGTCTTATAACCCAGAAAATTATCCTGATAATGAGGTTCCTACTTCAGTCATGGCACAAGACCTTCTAAGGACTTATAAGTATGGTTGGAAGACAAGTTATTATCAGAATACATATGATCATAAGACTGATGAAGTTAAGGAGGAAACTACTAAGGATCAACTAAACAAATTACTTGAACAAATTATGGAGTCTAGTGAGGAAGATTGTGAAAGCTGCAAAATCTAGTATACAAAAGGAGTTTCAAATGGTAGAAGGAATGACCGTATTCAACACCAGTACTGATGTTGATACCCGCAAACAACCAATGTTTTTTGGTCAACCACTAGGTTTGCAGCGTTATGATCACTATAAGTATCCAGTATTTGATAAACTGACCCAACAACAACTCGGATACTTCTGGAGACCTGAAGAGGTTTCCCTTCAGAAGGATCGTAGTGATTATCAACTACTTCGTCCAGAACAAAAACATATTTTCACTTCTAACTTGAAGTATCAGATTATGTTAGATTCTGTACAGGGTCGTGGACCTGGTATGGCATTTATTCCATATTGTTCTCTTCCAGAACTTGAGGCATGTATGGAGGTGTGGGGATTTATGGAGATGATCCATAGTCGTTCATATACTTACATTATTAAGAATGTTTATCCTGATGCTGCGGAAGTCTTTGATCATATCCTAGATGATGAAAAGATTGTAAGTCGTGCAACCTCTGTTACTGAAGCATACAATGACTTTATTAATGCTGCACAACAATATGGCACTTCTAATGAATGGATTCATGCACAAGAGGGTGCAGGATCATTTCGTGAAGCTCGTAAGGAACTTAAGCGTAAACTCTATCGTGCTGTTGCAAATGTCAATATTCTCGAAGGTATCCGGTTCTATGTCTCGTTCGCTTGCTCGTTTGCGTTTGGTGAACTCAAGCTTATGGAAGGATCCGCTAAAATTATCTCTCTCATCGCAAGAGACGAAAATCAACACCTTGTCATTACTCAAAACATCCTCAATAAGTGGCGTGAAGGGGATGATGCGGAAATGCAAGAAATTGCTAAAGAAGAAGAGCAGTGGGTAACTGATTGTTTCCGTAAGTGCGTAAATGAAGAAAAAGAATGGGCTAAATACCTATTCAAGGATGGATCTATGATTGGTCTTAATGACAAACTTCTCAATAACTATGTTGAGTGGATCGCAAATCGTCGTATGAAGTCTATTGGTCTCAAACCAATCTATGATGTTCCTGCAAAGAACAATCCACTTCCATGGACAGAACATTGGATTTCTTCTAAGGGTCTTCAAGTTGCTCCACAAGAAACGGAAGTTGAGTCTTATGTTGTTGGTGGTATCAAACAAGATGTGAAGAAAGATACTTTTGCTGGGTTCAAACTCTGATCTAAATATTAATAACAACTGAATTGAAATAAGTCTTATGGCTACTAAAACTCAAATTCCGAGGGTAGTTTCGGAAGATCTACCCTCAAACCCCTTTGCTTTTGAAGTACTTTCTCTTGTATCTGAACAAAAATCAAATACAAAAAAAGTAGAGATTCTTAAAAAATATTCTCATCCGTCATTGACAACAATTCTAATTTGGAATTTTGACGAAACAGTTATTTCAGAATTACCAGAAGGACTTGTTCCATACGCAAGTGTCGGTCAACAAAATGTAGTTTCCGGCAATCTGAGTGATAATATTAATAGAGCTGTTGAGATGATGAGTGAACTCAATTCCAACTCAATTGGTTCTCAAGATCAAGGCAAAACTTCTATTCGTCAAGAATATACTTACTTTTATAATTTTGTAAAAGGTGGCAATGATCGTCTCTCAAGTAGAAAGAGGGAAACGATGTTTATTAATATTCTAGAAGGCCTGCATCCTCTTGAGGCTGAAATTCTCATGCTTGTTAAAGACAAAAAACTTCAAACTAAGTATAAAATTTCTAAACAAAATGTTTCTGATGCTTATCCTGATATTCAGTGGGGTAATAGGTCCTGAGTTCTGTGGACTCTAAATATTAATAGAGAACTATTTAAAAATTTTTAATGGCTAAAGTAGGTATAGAAACCGGAGATGTTTTTGGAGTAGGTGCCGATACTTTATATGATGGAGCATTAAAAGTTAATTCCAATTTTACTGAAGTCTATGCTACATATGGCGATGGAATTAATTTGCCTGCTCCAGGAACAGTGGGTAAATGGGATCAAAATAATACTGGCGTAACCACTTTTAAAAGTGTTGGAATAGGAACTACTTCTCCAACAGAAAAACTTACAGTCGTTGGTAGTATTGGTGTTGGAGGAAGTTTGGTGTTTAATGATAGTGCCGGAATTTCAACGGTAATCGTTGCTATTGGTAGTGAAAGATTTCTTCAACATACTATTATAGATTGTGGGGAGTATTAGTTTTAAAGATATAAATAACTAAAACTTCAATATTCATTGAAGTTTATTACGGTTTATACCACAAATTAATTGAATGATAGACACAAATCCTATTTTCAGGATTAGAAGATCCTCAGTTCCTGGCAAGAAACCAACAGTAGATCAACTGTTGTCGGGGGAACTCGGTCTTAATACATTTGACGCAGAATTATATACTTTACGTTCTAGAGTCGGAATTGGTACTGACATAGTAAGACTTGGTGCTGGAACAACAGTTACCAATATTTTTTATGTTACAAAAGATGGGAATGATAATAATACTGGAAAAAAACTTGGCGATGCAAAACTGACTATTAAAGCAGCAGTGTCAGTGGCATCTACGATTCCTGGAGCAGTTGTTAAAATATCTTCTGGGACTTATGTAGAAGATAATCCAATTAAGCTTGGACCTCAAATTAGTGTTGTTGGGGACAGTTTACGAGAAGTTTCGGTGGTTCCACAAAACCCGAATCAAGACTTGTTTCATGTAGCTCCAGGAAATTACATAACTGAAATGTCTTATACGGGAACACTAAATCCTGGTAAGGCATGTTTTGCTTTTGATCCGGATATAGTCAGATATTCAGATCAGTCACCCTATATTCGTAACTGCACAAACTTCATTTCTAACAGTATTGGAATGAAGATTGATGGTAATAATGTCATTGGTCCAACTAAGTCAATGGTCACTGATTCCTTTACACAATATAATCAGGGGGGCATTGGCGTTTCTATAACTAATAGTGGATATGCTCAGTTAGTTTCATTGTTTACTATCTGTAACGACATTGCAGTATTTTGTGGATCTGGTGGTGCTTGCGATCTAACGAACTCAAATGCTTCTTTTGGAAATTATGCTCTTGTTTCTGATGGAGTAAGTTCGCTTCAATATACCGGTATTATTTCAACTTCTACCAGTTCAAATAGTGATACTTTCGTTTTGGATTTGAATGTACCAACTCTTGGAGTTCAAACTGCATCTTATAATAACGTAACTGGTATTTTGACAGTTACTACTACTTCTAATCATAATCTTAATGTTGGAATGGGAGTTACGATTTCAGGACTTGAATTTACTTGTCCATCAGGGCCAGGAATTGTTACTTATCCGTCTGGAAATTATGGATATGTTTTTAACGTGTCTTCTGTCAATTCTCCAAATAGTTTTTCTGCATATGTGGGTACTTCAACTCTACCCCATGTTTACAATTCTGGCGGAGCAGTAAAAATTAATGTAGTGAGACCTTTTGATGGTCAAGTTGTTTACTTTGAAAATCTTTATTATACTGTGGGTGGAATAACAGTAAGTTCTGGAGGAACTGGATATACTGGAAATACTACCGTGACGATTGATTCTCCTTCAACTGATTGGGGAATTCCTGCAACAGCAATTGCAGAGGTTGTAAATGGATCTGTTGTTAACGTTGAAATAGTTTCTAATGGGAGAGGGTATGGATCTATTCCTCCCACAGCATCTTTTGGTATGCCTAGTGTCGGGGTCAATTCTGCAACTGGGACTGTAAACTTAATTCCAACTTATTATGCTATCCAACGATCGACACCAATTTCTGCTGGGATTTGTACTATTACTCTTACTGATATTGTCCCTTATAGTGTAGGAATTGGTAGTACGGTTCCCTTTTTTAAACAAAGTAGAATATTAGCATCTGGACATTCACTTGAATATATTGGATCTGGAACAAATATTGATACTGCTCTCCCCGCTCAGGGTGGAGTCCCAATTCAAGAAAATGAGACTGATATGAGAAATGGGGGTCTTGTTGTTTATACAAGCACTGACCAATCTGGTAATTTCCGTATCGGTGATGGTGTTGCAATTAATCAACAAACAGGAACTATTAGTGGCACATCTTATACTAAAAGTTTATTTTCAACAATGACACCATTTATACTCGCATTAGGAGGAGACTGATAAAATGGCATTACCACTTAATATATTTCAAACAGTAACTGCGGTTGTATCTACAAGTCCAACAGAAGTTTATACAGCACCAGTTGGATATACGGGAGTTGTTCTCTTAGCACAAGTAGCAAATATTGGTGAAACTTCTGAGGATATAACTTTAATACACCGTAGAAGTTCTACTGATACTGAAATGTTAAAAAATTATCCAATTGATGGAAATGATACCGCAAATCTTTTGTCTGGAAAATTAGTACTTGAGAATGGAGATAAATTAGTATTATCAGGTAGTAATGGAACTAATTTGAAATTTATTGTAAGCATCCTAGAAACTCTCAATTAATATAAAACAATGGCAAAAGGTTATCTCAGTAATCGTCAAAGAAATTTAAAAGTTGGTATTAATTCTTATACAGAAAACAGTACCGTATTAGACGTTACTGGGAAGGTTGGAATTGGAACTACAAATGCCAGATCATCTCTCGACATCGAGGGTAGTTTATTAGTTTCTGGTGTAGTTACGGCAACTACTTTTAATGGACAAATTAATGCCGGTGTTTCTACTTTTACTGGCATTACTACAGTTACGGGAAGCACATTATTTGCTAAACAACTTAATGTTTCTGGCGTTTCTACAATTGGTAATTTTATAATTACTCCCGTTGGTTCTGGAGCAATTGTCGGTACTGCAGGAATTGTTACTTACTATGGGGATGGATCACAATTAAATGGATTGATAGCAAATACAATTCAAAACATTGATGACAATCAAACATATTATCCATTATTATCTCCGTCTACTTCTGGAACTATATCTAGCATCAGTGTTTCTAGTAGTTCTATTGTTTTCAATCCTGGACCCAACAATCTTGGAATTGGATCAACACAACCAAGAGCAAACTTAGATATTCTTGGAACAATAAGAGTTTCCAGTGGTTCTACTTTTGATGGAGCTGTACAACTTAATAGTACCCTATCTCAGGGAAATTCTGCTGCGACATTTTCCCAAACGACACAAGCATTTACAGTAGGTTCTCAGACATCTGGCGCATTAACGTTAGGTGGTACATCTCAAACAGGTACGATTACACTAGGAAGATCAATTGCATCACAAACAACCAATATTCAAGCAGGCATATCGGGTATTGGAACAACCAAAACAATTAACTTTGGTACTGGCGGTGGTGCTGGTTCATTTACTAATATTAACATTGGACCAACTGCTGGAGTTGGAACTGTTCTTATCAATACTGGAACTAATTTGGGTATTGGTTCCGCAACACCAACATCAAAACTCGATGTTGTAGGAGACGCAAAGGTTTCTGGTGTCGTTACAGCAACCACATTCATAGGGGCATTAACAGGAACTGCCACAACCGCAACAAAACTTGCAACAGCAAGAACCTTTGAAATTACTGGAGATATAGTTGCTTCACCAATCAGTTTTGATGGCACTGGTAATGTATCATTAGCAGCAACTATCCAACCAAATTCAGTTGGACTTGGTACAGATACGACTGGTGATTATGTAACAAACATCACTGGAACTTCAAATCAAATAACAGTTACTTCTGGAACTGGTGAAGGATCAACTCCAACATTAAGTATCCCAAGTCAATTTACTGCACCACAAGACGTAACAGTTACAAGAGACCTTCAAGTTAATCGTAATTTGAATGTAACTGGAAATATCACTATTGGGGGAACAACAGCATTTGTTAATGTTCAAGAATTAGTTGTTACTGATCCAGATATTGTTCTTGGATATAGGACTGATACATTTGGTAATGATGTTTCAAATGATACTACTGCCAATCACGGTGGCGTTGCTCTTGCTTCTACTGAAGGATCGCCATTAGTTAATTTGTTTATTGCCGGAATTGAAACTGCACCTGCCACATATAAGAAAATTATGTGGTTCAAGTCCGGAACTTTCTCTGGACTCGGAACTGATGCTTGGTTAAGTAATTATGCCATTGGTATTGGAAGCACTCAGTTTCCTACTGGTACAAGACTTGCTGCTGGTAATGTTCAATTTACTCAACATGACTTATCAGTTGTAAGAAATATTAATTCTTCTGGTATTGTTACTGCGGTAACATTTAGTGGTCAAATAAATTCTGGAGTCTCAACTCTTGGAGTTACTACATCAACTAATCTAACAGCACAGCAACTTAATGTTAGTGGATTATCAACATTTGCTGGCATCACTACAGTAACAGGAACTACATTATTTGCTAAACAAGTTAATGTTTCTGGAGTAGTTACATCATCAGCATTTATTAAGATTGGAGGAACCTCAAGTCAATTCTTAAAGGCTGATGGTTCTGTTGACACTAATAATTATATAGCTGCTGAAACTGATACACTCAATACCGTAACTACAAGAGGCAATACTACAACTAATGGCATTTCTGTTGGAGTCTTAACAGCAACTTCTGGTAACTTTAGTGGGATTATAACTTCTTCTGGTGTTAATGTTTCTGGAGTAGTTACTGCTGTAACATTTAATGGTCAAGTGAATGCTGGTGTAGGAACAATTACTAGTTTAAATAGCACAAGTGCGATAATTACCAATTTAAGTGGAACAAATCTTAATTATAGTGGTATTGGAACACTTTCAAGATTAATTTTAACAGCAAATGGTGCTCCGACTACCCCACAACTTCAATTTACAGGATCTACAAGTGCCTGGATAGATTTTGGTCAGATTGGTGTTGGGGTTCCTGCATTTACAACTAGAAGTGCTGGTACAAAGTTAGTTCTTTGGAATCGTGTTGATGGATCTAATGCTGATTATGCATTTGGTATTTCTTCTGGACCAGATACTCTTTGGTCCTCTGTATCTTCTCCTGTTGCTCGTTTTGCTTGGTATGCAGGAACATCTGAAATTGCGTCCTTAAGTGGAACTGGAAATTTAAATATTTCTGGAGTAGTTACTGCTGTAACATTTAATGGTCAAGTGAATGCTGGTGTTGGTACTATAACAACTCTAAGTGGTACTACAGCAACTTATACTAATGGTAATCTAACAACTTTAAATGTCACTACAGGCAACATAGTAACTGGTGTTGTAACTACCTTATCAGGTACTACAGCAACTTATACCACTGGTAACTTTACGACTGGAAATATAGTAACTGGTGTTGTAACTACCTTATCAGGTACTACAGCAACTTATACCACTGGTAACTTTACGACTGGAAATATAGTAACTGGTGTTGTTACTACCTTAACGAGTACTAATGCCACTCTAACGAATATTAACTCCAGTGGTATCAGTACTTTAGGGGTTACATCGACCACTAATCTAACAACACAGCAACTTAGTGTTAGTGGATTAACAACATTTGCTGGTATTACTACAGTAACAGGAACTACATTATTTGCTAAACAAGTTAATGTTTCTGGTGTAGTTACAGCAACAACATTTATAGGATCTCTCACAGGAACTGCTACATCAACTACAAACATACCAAATCTATCTGGTGATATAACATCTGTTAATACTGTCACTACATTAACAACAGTTAATGGTAATGTAGGAACTTATGGTGATGCAGGAGCAATTCCTAGAGTAACTGTAAATGCTAAAGGTCTTGTAACTGGAGTATCTACAGTTGCACCAAACAATGGAACTTTAACTCTTTCCGTTTCTGGTACTGGTCTTTCTGGTTCCTCAACATTTACAGCAAATCAATCCGGAAATTCAACTTTTACTGTTACTTCTAACGCAACTAGTGATAACACCAATAACACAATAGTATCTAGAAATGCTTCTGGTGGATTCAGTGCTGGAATCATTACAGCAACTCAATTCTCTACAGGTGCTTCTGGAACCGGTATTAACATCACCACAAATACACTTTCAGGTCCTGCAGAACTGATTATCGATCCATCATCAGTTGGTGACAATACGGGTGCCGTTAGAATTAAGGGCGATCTTTATGTAGATGGCACTCAAACTGTTATAAATTCGACAACAATTGAACTTGCCGATTTTAATGTTGGTATTGCGACCACAATAGGAACTAATGCACTTCTTGATGGAGCAGGAATTGGTATTGGATCTACAAATATTCGTAAGACGATTAATTGGAATAATACTCTCAGCGCTCTATCATCAAGCGAAAACTGGAATCTTGCCTCAGGTAAAAATTATAAGATTGGTGGAACAGATGTATTAACTTCTACTACACTTGGAACTTCTGTTGTTAATTCTTCGTTGACTTCTGTTGGGACATTGGGACAACTGAATGTTTCTGGAGTATCTACACTTGGAGTTACTACATTTACTGGTTTAGTAAGTTTTGGAACTTCTGCTTACTTTGGTGATAGTGATATTGCTTATTTTGGTGATGGTAATGATTTACAAATACTTCATGATGGAACTAATAGTTATGTTGCTGATTATGGCGTTGGAAGATTAGTTTTTGCATCTAATGGTGCTGGAGTTGATATAGTAAAAGCACCTTTTGAAAACATCGCATCATTTAATACCGATGGTTCAGTAGAACTCTATTACGATAACTCTAAAGAATTTGAAACCACTGGATATGGTGCAACGGTCTTTGGTATTCTTCAATCACAAGGACTTCAAGTTAATACTGGTGTCTCAACAGTTGGTTTCTTAACAGCAACAGGTATATGGAATTCTGGTATAACTACAGCATCAGCATTTATTAAGATTGGAGGAACCTCAAGTCAATTCTTAAAGGCTGATGGTTCTGTTGACACTAATAATTATATAGCTGCTGAAACTGATACACTCAATACTGTTACTAATAGAGGTAATACTACAACTAATGGCATTTCTGTTGGAGTCTTAACAGCAACTTCTGGTAACTTTAGTGGGATTATAACTTCTTCTGGTGCTAGCATTTATGGAGTTGTTGACGCAACTACATTTGATGGACAAGTTGTTTCCGGTCTTGCCACTATAACAACCTTATTAGGCACTACAATAATTTCTGATACAGGAAACTTCACTACAGGTAACATAGTAACTGGTGTTGTTACTACCTTAACGAGTACTAATGCCACTTTAACGAATATTAATTCTAGTGGTATCAGTACTTTAGGGGTTACATCGACCACTAATCTAACAACACAGCAACTTAATGTCTCTGGTGTTTCTACATTTTCTGGAATTACTACAGTAACAGGAACTACATTATTTGCTAAACAAGTTAATGTTTCTGGAGTAGTTACAGCAACTACATTCATAGGTGCTCTTACTGGTACTGCTACATCAACTACAAACATACCAAATCTATCTGGAGATGTTTCTTCAAATAACACAGTTACAACACTAGCAACAGTTAATGGTAATGTAGGAACTTATGGTGATGCAGGAGCAATTCCTAGAGTAACTGTAAATGCTAAAGGTCTTGTAACTGGAGTATCTACAGTTGCACCAAATAACGGACAACTCTCTCTTGCTGTTTCCGGAACTGGACTTTCTGGCTCTGCTACATTTACAGCAAACCAATCTGGAAACTCAACATTTACTGTTACTTCTAACGCAACTAGTGTTAATACTGTATCAACTATTGTTGCTCGTGATGCATCTGGGAATTTTAATGCAGGAATAATTACTGCAACCCTAAGTGGAAATGCATCATCCGCAACTTATGCAACTTCAAGTGGTATTGCTACTTATGCAACTTCAAGTGGTATTGCTACTTATGCCACCACTGCTGGCATAGCATCCGCATTAACTGCGTCAGCATCTGTTAATACTACTGGAATTATAACAGCATCTCAATTCACAACTGGTTCTGGATTTATTGGTATTACAACCAATACTATTTCAGGCCCTGCAGAACTTATCATTGATCCAGCAGCAGTTGGAAATAATACTGGACTTGTAAGAATTAGAGGTGATCTTTATGTAGATGGCACTCAAACTATTATTAATTCTTCCACGATTGAATTAGCTGATTTTAATGTTGGTATTGCCACCACAGTAGGAACTAATGCACTTCTTGATGGTGCTGGAATTGGTATTGGATCTACTGGTATAAGAAAAACCATCACTTGGAATAATGCTGCATCCGCATTAACTTCAAGTGAAGATTGGAATCTTGTTTCTGGTAAGCAATATGAGATTAATGGTACTTCAGTATTAAATGCGACCACTCTTGGTTCTGGTGTTGTTAACTCTTCACTAACTTCTGTTGGAACATTAGGACAACTGAATGTCTCCGGTATCTCAACAGTCGGTTTCTTAACAGCAACAGGTATATGGAATTCGGGTGTAACTACATCATCAGCATTTGTTAAGATTGGAGGAACCTCAAGTCAATTCTTAAAGGCTGATGGTTCTGTTGATTCAAACACTTATTTAACTGCTTTTTCAGAAACTGATACACTTAATACCGTAACTACAAGAGGTAATACTACAACTAATGGCATTTCTGTTGGAGTCTTAACAGCAACTTCTGGTAACTTTAGTGGGATTATAACTTCTTCTGGTGTTAATGTTTCTGGAGTAGTTACTGCTGTAACATTTAATGGTCAAGTGAATGCTGGTGTTGGTACTATAACAACTCTAAGCGGTACTACAGCAACTTATACTAATGCTAATCTAACAACTTTAAATGTCACTACAGGCAACATAGTAACTGGTGTTGTAACTACCTTAACGAGTACTAATGTCACTTTAACGAATATTAATTCTAGTGGAATTTCAACCTTAGGTGTTACTTCAACAACCAACTTAACATCACAACAACTTAATGTCTCTGGGGTATCCACATTTGCTGGTATCACTACAGTAACAGGAACGACATTATTTGCTAAACAAGTTAATGTTTCTGGTATTTCTACTTTCGAATCGGTAAAACTTGGTAATATAATCTATGATTCTAACAATAATCCTGGATCTTCTAATTACGTTTTATCATCAAATGGTCCAGGATCTCCTTGGTCTTGGAAAATAGTTACAGAGACTGGTGCTGGTATACTTGATGCTATTAATGTAAAAGTCAATGGCAGTGATGTTGGATTTGGTGCAACTAATACTACTATTGACTTTTATAGTAGTAATATAACCGGCACCCAACCAATTTCCGGAATTGCATCAATTAGATTAACGGATACTCCTACATTTACTTCTTATAGTACTCCATATACTTTGCAAGGTTCAAGTACTTCGAGTACTTCTTCAACGTCACAAGTAGGGATTCATTCTGCAATTTCTTCAACTACATATAGATCTGTTGAATATATGATTCAGGCAACTGAGGGATCCAAGTTCCATACTACAAAAATTCTTGTTATTCATGATGGAACTACATCATATCTGACTGAATATGGAACGATTTATAACGATTCAATATTGTCAACTTATGATGTTGATATTTCTGGGGGAAATATTAGATTACTTTCAACACCCGCAAGTTCTGGTATAACCACTTACATGATTAGTTTTACTGCAACTAAGGCCTAAATAATATAAAAGAAACCATAGGGGATAGTGAACCTTGGCTGATCAAAATTTCAGAGTAAAAAACGGGCTAGAAGTAGGTCTTGGTGCAACAGTATTAGTTGCAACTAATGCAGGTAGAATAGGTATAAAAACTACAGATCCACAATCAGCACTTGATGTTCGTGGAAGCATATCAATCGGTAGATCAGATGCTGCTGGTATAAATTCCATTCGTTCTGTTGTTGACATAAACTCTTGGGAGTATGGTGGGGCATTCAAATTAGTATCGGGAGAAGAAACTTCTCCACAAGATATATTCTTCAAAGATGATGGAACCAAGATGTATATTCTTGGTGATACTGGTAATGATGTAAATGAGTATGAACTATCTACACCTTGGGAAGTTAGTAGTGCTGGATTTACAACTAATTTTAGTGTTGCCGCACAAGATACTAACCCTGCTGGTCTATATTTTAAACCAGATGGAACCAGAATGTATATCTGTGGTACAACTGGTGTTTCTCCATTAACTGGTGATAGAGTTTATTCTTATACATTAAGCACTCCTTGGTCTCTTGTTGGAGTTACTACTGATACTGTTGCTGGTGCTGGAACTACATTTAAAAACTTTAACTCTGGTGCAAATGATACAATACCAGGAGGAGTTTATTTTAAGGATGATGGAACCAAGATGTATGTGGTTGGTGCCACAGGTGATGCTGTTTATGAATATACGGTTTCTACTGCTTGGGAAATTGATTCAACCGTAACTCTTAATTACACACTTTTAATTGGTGCCACAAACACTCAAAATCTTCCACTGACTCTTGTTGTACCAGTTGGTATCAATTTTAATACCACGGGAACCAAGATGTATATTACGGATTCAACCCGTGATGTAGTATCCAGATTTGATTTAACAACTCCTTGGGACTTAAGTACCGCAACATTCTTTGATAATGTTTATGTTGGTTTCCAAGAACTTACGCCGAATGGAATATTTTATCAAGAAGACCAATCAAAGGCATATATTGTTGGTTCTAGTGCAGATACAGTTTTTCAATATAATACTGATGTTCCTTCACTTGAACTTGCTTCTTCTGGTATTTCCACAAGGTCTTCAATCATTCTTAACAATGAAGCAAGACTGAATAATCGTCTTTATGTAACTAATGACGCACACTTTAGTAGTCCAGTAACCTTAAAACAAACACTACAAGTTGATGGTTCTGTTACGACAAACAGTAACCTTACAGTTTCCGGTGGAACCATCACCGCAGGAAACGTTACTGCATCACTTCTTACTGGCAATACGTCAACAACTATTTCATTTGGTACTCAATTAACATCCGGAGGATTAGTTGTAGGTGGAACGAATCAAACTGGAACGATGACTATTGATCGTTCTACACAAACTCATACATTAGATATTGCTTCTGCTGTTAGTGGTTCAGGAAACCAAAAGACAATCAACCTTGGAACTGGTGGTGCTTCTGGTTCCAGAACACTTATTACAGTTGGTTCTGCGACTGCTGGTGCGATTAGCACTGTTACTATTCCTTCACCAACTAATCTTCTTATTGGTACTGCTACAACTACAGGAACAGCATCACAACCACTTCAAGTTTCTGGTGGTGCTTATGTTTCTGGTAATCTTGGAGTTGGTGTTACAAATCCAACAGTATCATTAGATGTAATTGGTGATGCTAAGTTTACTGGTGTAGTTACAGCAACTACATTCATAGGTGATCTTACTGGTACTGCAACCACTGCTACCAACCTTTCTGATGCTGCAAATATCACTACTGGAACCATAAGTGACAATAGATTACCAGATTTAATTACATCTAATATTAATATTACTTCGGGTGTAAGTACATTTTTAACAGTCAAAGCAACAACATTTGAGGGTTCTTTGACGGGTAATGCTTCTAGTGCCACTTATGCATCAACTGCAGGAGTATCAACAGCACTTCAAAATTCAAGAACCTTCGAAATCACTGGTGACGTTGTTGCATCTGCAATTAGTTTTGACGGCACTGGCAATGTATCTCTTGCAGCAACTATTCAACCTAATAGTGTTGCTCTTGGTACTGATACCACGGGTGATTATGTTCAGTCAATTTCTGGAACGTCAAACCAGATTACTGTAACAAGTGGAACTGGTGAGGGTTCTACACCCACATTAAGTATTCCATCACAATTTACTGCACCACAAGATGTAACAGTTACAAGAGATCTGCAAGTCAATCGCAATTTAAATGTAACTGGAAACATTACAATTGGTGGAACAACTTCTACAATTTTCTCATCAACACTAAACATTTATGACCCAGATATTGTTTTAGGTGTAAGAACTGATGGAAGTGGTAATGACGTTTCCAATGACAATACTGCAAATCATGGTGGTATTGCTATTGCATCAACTGAAGGAACACCATTAATTTCACTTTACGATGTTGGTGTTGGAGAAACTAATCCAGCAACATATAAAAAGTTTATGTGGTTTAAGTCTGGAACTTTCTCCGGACTAGGAACAGATGCTTGGTTAAGTAACTATGCAATTGGTATTGGAAGCACTCAAGTACCCAATGGAGTAAGACTTGCTGCTGGTAGTGTTCAATTTACCGAAAGAGATTTATCAGTCGTAAGAAATATTAATTCTTCTGGAGTAGTTACAGCAACTACATTCATAGGTGCTCTTACTGGTACTGCAACATCAACTACAAACATACCAAATCTTTCCGGTGATGTATCATCTAATAACACTGTAACAACATTAGCAACGGTTAATAGTAATGTTGGAACTTATGGAGGAACTGGTGCAATTCCTGTTGTTACTGTAAATGCTAAAGGTCTTGTAACTGGTGTTTCAACAGTTGCACCAAACAATGGAACTTTAACTCTTGCTGTTTCCGGAACTGGTTTATCTGGTTCTGCTTCATTTACTGCAAACCAATCTGGAAACTCAACATTTACTGTCACTTCTAATGCAACTAGTGCTAATACTGTATCAACTATTGTTGCTCGTGATGTATCTGGAAATTTCAATGCAGGAATAATTACTGCAACCTTAAGTGGAACTGCCACTACTGCAACTAATCTTGCAAATGCTGCAAATATTACGACAGGTACTATCAATTCCGCAAGATTAAGTGGAACTTATACTATTGATATTAATGGTAATTCTACTACTTCTGGATATGCCACCACTGCTGGCATAGCATCCGCATTAACTGAGTCAGCATCTGTTAATACTACTGGAATTATAACAGCATCATCATTTGTTAAGTCTGGAGGAACCTCAAGTCAGTTCTTAAAGGCAGACGGTTCTGTAGACTCAAGTACTTATTTAACTTCTTATACTGAAACTGATACACTCGATACTGTTACTAATAGAGGTAATACTACAACTAATGGCATTTCTGTTGGAGTCTTAACAGCAACTTCTGGTAACTTTAGTGGGATTATAACTTCTTCTGGTGCTGTTATTTCGGGTGTCGTTACTACAAATGGATTTAATGCCACTACAGGAAATGATTATAAGATTAATGGTACTTCAGTATTAAATGCGACCACTCTTGGTTCTGGTGTTGTAAATTCTTCACTAACTTCTGTTGGAACATTAGGACAACTGAATGTCTCTGGAGTAGTTACTGCTGTAACATTTAATGGTCAAATAAATGCTGGTGTTGGTACTATAACAACTCTAAGTGGTACTACAGCAACTTATACTACAGGAAACTTTACCACAGGAAACATAGTAACTGGTGTTGTAACTACCCTAACAAGCACTAATGCCACTCTAACGAATATTAATTCTTCTGGTATTAGTACATTAGGGGTTACTTCAACAACCAACTTAACAACACAGCAATTTAATGTTTCTGGAATTTCCACGTTCCAATCAAGTAACTTAAAAATTAGAAATCCAGCAAACACTTTTGAATATTCAATCGTTGGTTCTGCAATTGCTGCAAACAGAAACCTTACATTACCTTTAATTACTAGTGATGATACTGTTGCAACTCTTGGAACAAATCAAACTTTTAGTGGAATACAAACATTTTCAGGGACATTATCTGCTATTGGTTCAATTTCATTAACTGGTTCTGCAACAGGAAGTCTTTTCTTTGGAACAACTCAAACAACAGCAGTTATACTAATTGGTGGAACTGGTGGTACTGGCACAATTTCATTAGGTCGTTCTCTTGTATCTCAACAAACTGATATTCAAGCAGGTGCATCAGGTATAGGAACATCCAAAACAATTAACTTTGGTACTGGTGGTTTATCCGGTTCATTTACCAGAATCAACATTGGACCAACTGCTGGTGTTGGTACTGTTTTAGTTAATACTGGAACCAATTTGGGTATTGGTTCCGCAATTCCAACAGTATCATTAGATGTAATTGGTGATGCTAAGTTTACTGGTGTTATAACATCTACAGACTATAACTCCGCTTCCGACATCAATCTCAAAACTAATATAGAAAAAATTAAAAATCCATTAGATAAAGTTATTCAAATTAGTGGTGTTAATTTTACCTGGAAAGGAAACGGCAAAAAGTCAATGGGTGTAATCGCACAAGAAGTTGAAAAAGTTCTTCCTGAACTTGTTAATGGTGAGGATACAAAAACTGTTAATTATAATGGTTTGATTGGATTATTAATTGAATGTGTTAAGGAACAACAGAAAGAAATTGAATTACTTAAAGAATTTTTAAATAAATAATAAAGACTACCTAGTGTAATACGAGGACGGTAGATGGCAATTAAGATTCAAAATTCTACTATTATTGATGATAGTAGAAATATTATAAACGCCGGTATTGTTACAGCAACGAACGGAAATTTTAGTGGCATCATAACCTCTTCAGGTGTTAATATTTCTGGTGCATCAACAATATCAGTTAATAACTCTACTAATGCTTTAAGAATTACTCAAGCTGGAACTGGAAATGCATTTGTTGTAGAAGATTCCACAAATCCAGATTCAACTCCTTTTGTTATTAGGAGTGATGGATATACTGGAATTGGAACTACTAATCCGCAGAAAGTTTTGGATGTTCTTTCTCCAGATGGATCTGGTATTCATGCAAGAAATGCTAATAACACATCTTCTGTTGAAGTTGGTGCAGTAGATTATGATTATGATTTAGGACCCTCATATAAAGGTGTTTTATTAAGAAAATATGGTCCAAATTATACAGGTACTACTGGATTTGTTGGTATTTCATCAGCAAACCTTGGATCATTATTATTTCAAAATACTGAAAATGCACTAATTTATACCAATGGACAAACACCATTAATTTTAGGTACATTTGCTGCAGAAGCATTAAGAATTGATGGATTAACAAGAAATGTTGGCTTAGGAACTACACTACCGACATCAAAACTCCATGTAGTTGGTGATACTTATATTACAGGAATACTGACGGCTAATAGAATTATTAGCAGTCTTTATGGAGAATTTGTTGGTGGTTCTATAAGTGGTACTAATATCGTAGGTACATCATTATCTATTTCTGGTATTAGTACTTTGGGTATTACTAGTACCACTGACTTAACAACACAAAACCTGAATGTAACTGGTGTTGGAACTTTCTTATCTTCTGGATTAAAAATCAGAACTCTTAATAATGCCGGCGATCTTACTATTGTTACTAACAATGGATCGAGTAGAACACTTGCTATTCCAACTCTTGGAGCTAATGATACATTTGCATTTTTAAATACTGGAAATACCTGGGGAAATGCAAATACATTTAATAATAATGTCACTATTAATGCGAATACAGTTATACAATCTGATAGTGGAGTTCCATCACAAACAATAATAATTGGAAGATCGACACAAACAGGTACGATTACATTAGGATTATCAACCGCTTCACAAACAATAGGTATTGCTACAGGTATATCGGGTATTGGAACAACCAAGACAATTAACTTTGGTACTGGTGGTCTTTCTGGTTCTTTTACTCAAATCAATGTAGGATCCACTTCTGGTGTTAGTACAGTTCTCATTAATACTGGAACTAAACTTGGTATTGGTTCTGCAATACCAACAGCAGCACTTGATGTAGTTGGTGGTGCAAATGTTTCTGGTAATCTTGGAGTTGGTGTCACAAATCCTTCATTCAAAACAGACATTGCAGGTGATGTAAGAATAACTTCCGCAAACAAAATGAGATTCGGTGGAACTGCAGGAACCACAAACTTCTATATACAGTATAACTCAACTACTAGTAGTTTAGATTTTGTAGCAGGATAGGATTATGCCAGTAGCTGGAGTACTTGGAAGATTGGATCAATATGGTTCGATACTTTTTGTTGGAGAGTTTGATGAAACTACATCAAATAATGTAAGTATTAGTCAAGTATCTACTGGAAGTTTTTATGCTTCAGAGTTTATAGAAAATATAAATTTAGATTATTCATATGATGCATATGATATAGTAAATGATTTATATGCAGAACCTTCCATTACAAATCAAAATACTTACATATCTGGTCAATTAGTTGCAAATACTTATCCCGCATATGATCCAATAACATCAGAATTTGCAATGCCTTCATATGGAGCAGGAACAGGAACCTATATGAGGTATACTGTGAACAATGACTGTATCATCTATAATGAAATAGATGAAGTTTCTACTATTAACTAATAAATAAAAAAACAAAGGAGAACTTTCATGGCAAGAAAAACATTATTAGAAACCGGATATACATTTACACCATCTACTAAAACTATTGTTTTTAACAAAGCAATACCTAGAGAACGATTAATATTAATTACAAATGTAACCACAAATACCGTAATTTATAATTTTTCGGATCCCAATCTTGGTATTATTACTTATACTACAAATGCTACCAATTATCAACAAGGCGCAACAGTAGCATCTGGGACAGGAGTTGTTACGGGAGCAAAAGATACAACTACTGTTGTATTAAATTACAATACTGCTTCAATGAACAGTACTGATAAACTTCAAATTATTATTGATGAGTATGATGAAAAGTTTACTCCCTCAGAAACTTTTCAGGATCCAGTATCAAAAATGAGGGTTTCTACACCTCAGTCACTCATTGATACTGATTTCGAATATTCGGTGCAACCATCTAAGTGGGAATCACTAGCTTTAGTTCAAAATTATCCTTCTTTTTATGCAAAAGGAACTTCTGGAGTTGCTCTTGATGCCACTGCAATTTCTGGAGGAAATCAAACACCAAGATCTACGATAACAGTTACTGCAACACACGCATTAGCAGTCGGTGATGTGGTAACGGTTCAAGATACTACAAACCAATTGGCAGATGGAACATTTATTGTTGATGGTGTAACTGGTACAACTTCATTTACGTATACTGCAAAAGGTCAAGTAAATGGTTCAATCCTTGATACCGGATATACAACTGTTTCTGGAGGGGGAATTTATCCAGGAGCAAGAATTCCTCTTGCAGTTTCTGCATCTGCAATGACTTATAGTGGTACTACAATCACTGTTACAACAGCGAATGATCATGGATTATATCCAGGAACTCCTATTATGGTTCGTGGTATAACTGCAACAACAAACCCACCAAATGGTAACTGGGTTATTGTTACTGTAGCGACACCAACTACATTTACCTTTACTGCTGCTGCGACTCCAACAGGAACACTTGCCTCAGGAACTAATTTTGCAAACGCACTTCTATACACAAGACCAGAAGGATATCAACAGCATAGATCAACTGATGGTGGTGTATTACTAACAAGTGGTGGAAACTTTACGGGTTCTCAACAAATTCGTCAAACCCGTAGATATTTCCGTTATCAGTCTGGTAAAGGAATGCAGTTCTCAACTGGTGCAAAACTAACACCAACATTTGATGTTACAACGATTACTGCATCTGGCACTACAGTCACTGTAAATACTGCACAAGATCATAATCTTCAGGTCGGTGCTGTTATTAAAATTGAGGGGGTTGTATCTGCTTCTGGTGATGCTGATAGTGCATTGTACAATAGATCATCAACAACTGTGGTTTCGGTCACAGGAACAAAGTCATTTACTTATTCCACAACATCTGCAGTTTCTGATACTGCTCCTGGTGGTACTAATGCTTTTATTACTGCTATTCAATGGAAAGGTGCTTCTGTTAGAACTGGATTATTTGATGAACAAAATGGATTTTTCTTCGAATATGATGGACAACAATTATATTCTTGTCGTAGAGACTCTGTAAAAGAATTATTTGGTACACTTGCTGTGACTGCAGATAGTGGTGCAATAACTGGTACAAATACAAGATTTAGAGAACAGTTGGTAGTTGGAGATAAAATTGTAATTAAAGGACAGTCATATGAGATTGCCCAGATTTTGTCGGACACTTCATTGAGAATTAACCCCTCATATCGAGGACCAACAAGATCTAACGTTAAATACCTCAAAACCCAAACCCACCGTATTCCACAGAACCAGTGGAACATGGATAAAATGGACGGCACTGGACCATCTGGATATAACTTAGATATTTCTAAGATGCAGATGGCATACATTGATTATACTTGGTATGGTGCTGGTTTCATTCGTTTTGGTTTCCGTGCAGTCAATGGTGATATTGTTTACTGCCACAAGATGCCAAACAATAACGTAAATACTGCTGCATATATGCGTTCTGGTAACCTACCAGGTAGATTTGAGGCAATCAACTTCGGACCATATTCAAGACTTCTTGCAGGGGCAACGGCAACAAGAGGATCCAACTTAGCAAGCACGGATACAACATTATATGTAGAAAATACAGTTGGTTGGCCTACTGATGGTTATGTAGTGATATCTGATGGTACAAACAGTGAGATGATTCGTTACACTGGAATCGGCGCATATAATTCAACAGTGCGTGGTTATCCTTTGACTGGCCTCACTAGAAGGACAAATTACAGTATTGCTGGTATTAATGCTGCAGGTTCATTTAGTTCTACGGCGTATACACTATCAGGAACTTCTTCCTCGGTAACATTTAGTCCAGATTCTTCTGTTGGTGGTAGTGGAACCCCTCAGGTATCTGTTCAATATGTTTATAATGATTGTGCTCCAGTTGTAAGTCACTGGGGTGTTTCTGCGATTATGGATGGTAGATATGATGATGATAAATCTATCATTTTTACTGCAGGTATGAACAGATACCTTAGTGTTGCTGCTGGTGCTACAAGACCACTTATTGCTATTCGTATTGCCCCATCTGTCGATTCTGGTATCGGTAAAAACTTTGGCATTCGTGAAATTGTCAACCGAATGCAGTTGACACTTACCAGTATGGGTGTCTATTCACAAGGACAGTTTCTTATTCAAGGTATTTTGAATCCTCAAACACTAACAGGTACTGGACTAACATTCCCAACAAATTGGGAAACTGTTCCTGTAGGTTCTGGTTCTCTTGCACAGGTGGTTTATTGGGACGGAACCCAAACTTATAGTGGAACAGCAGCAACTGCAACTGGCACATTTACTGGTGGAGATAGAATCTTTGGCTTCTATACTGAAAACTCTGGTGGTAATAACTTTTCGGCAACATCATTTGATTTAGGAAAAGTTCGTGACCTTGGAACTTCTATTATTAGTGGAAACGGTGATACTGGAGCAATTAACCCAGGATATCCAGTTGGTCCTGACATTCTTTTAATTACTGCAACACTTTTAGAATCAACTGGAAGCAAAAATTTGGCATGTCGCATTTCTTGGACGGAGGCACAAGCATAAGAAATGGCAAAACTCAAATCTGGTACAAGGATATATGGTACTTCTACAATTGATAGTACTTTAACAGTTGGGTCATCGTCTTCCACCGGTACTAGTTCACAAAGTCTCCAAGTAACTGGTGGTGCTTATGTTTCTGGTAATACTGGAATAGGAACCACAAATCCAACATCAAAGCTTCATATTGTAGGTGATACTTATATTACCGGAATATTAACGGCTAATAGAATTATCAGTGGTCTTTATGGTGAATTTACGGGTGGTTCTATAAGTGGTACTAATATCGTAGGTACATCATTATCTATTTCTGGTATTAGTACTCTTAATGGCTCTGTTGGAATAGGCACTACAAATCCAACATCAAAACTTTGGGTTGATGGTGATGGATACTTTACAGGAATATTAACGGCTAATAGAATTTTTAGTTCTATCTATGGTGAATTTACGGGTGGTTCTATAAGTGGTACTAATATCGTAGGTACATCATTATCTATTTCTGGTATTAGTACTCTTAATGGCTCTGTTGGAATAGGCACTACAAACTCAGAAGCTAAGCTTACAGTTTTTGATACAAATGGTGCCGTAATAAGATTGACTGGGGGTACTGGACTCAATAATAGTATTGTATTTAGAGAAGGTGGATCCACAGGTCAGGATTATTTTCGTATTTATCATGAAGGTTCTGCAGGTGCTTCTCCAAATAATTTATTCAAAATTCAATGTGCTGATGGCAGTGATGGAATAATAGATGTTACTGCTATTACTATCACACAAACTGGGCTTGTTGGCATAAAGGGTAATGCAAACTCATCTTATGAGTTTACTGTAAATGGAAGTGCTCTTGTTACCGGAACAATAAATGCAACTTCTTATAGAGACAGTTCAAGTAATATTCTTGTATCTTCCAATTCACTTGGAAGTGGTGTTGTTAATTCTTCACTAACTTCTGTTGGAACATTAGGACAACTAAATGTTTCTGGTAATTCTTCATTTACTGGAATCTCTACGTTTGCTGGTATTACTACAGTAACAGGAGTATCTTTATTTACTAAACAACTTAGTGTTTCTGGTGTTTCTACATTTGCTGGTATCACTACAGTAACAGGAGTATCTTTATTTACTAAACAACTTAGTGTTTCTGGTGTTTCTACATTTGCTGGTATCACTACAGTAACAGGAACTACATTATTTGCTAAACAAGTTAATGTTTCTGGTGTCATAACTGCTTCAAATTTTGTTGGTAGTGGATCTGGATTAACAGGAATTGTTGGAGTTGGAACTGGAGTTTATCTTCAAAGTAATAATGTTAATGTTGGGGCTGCAAGAACAATTAATTTTGGATCGGATCTTTCCGTGAACCTTTCTCCATCAGGAATTGCCACAGTTAACACGACTAATTCAAGATCTATTATAATGAGTTTAATATTTTGATTATTAAATATAAATACAATTAAGAATAAGATAATTTATACATGACTGCTCCTAATCTTGCGGTAGCTACATCACTTGTTGGAAAAACAAACGGTACTATATTGTCGAGTACTGGTATAACAACTTGTATACAAAATTCAAGTGGTAGTAATAAAGTTTTAAAAATAAATTCAATTCTTGCTGCAAATGTAGACGGAACTTCAGCATCAGATATTTCTGTTAGTTTTTATGATGGATCTAATGATTACTATATCGTAAAAACAGTTACTGTTCCGGCAGATGCTACACAAATTGTGTTGTCAAAAGAAAATTACTTATATTTGGAAGAAAACGTATCAATTAGAGCGCAAGCTAGTTCCGCTAATCGTATTCATATTTTAATCGGATATGAGGAGATCTCATGACTTTAAGACAAATAGGTGGTGATTTAACATACACAAAAACTTCTGGGATATATTCTCTGGAAGATCAAATAGAATGGAAAAAAACTACTAATCAAATTCAAAATTACAGATCGTTAAAAGACGTTTCAAAATTTTGGCCATCTGGTGAAGTTCTCGAATCTTCTTTTGTCTTTAATACTGATGGAACAAAAGCTTTTATCATGGGACAAACTGCAGATAAGATCACTCAATTTTCTGCAGAGGATCCATATGATCCAGGTACTTTGTCACTAGATGGTCCAATAATAACTCCAAGGGTTGGGATTAGTAGTGGTAATATTAGTCGAACTTTTACTTTCGCAGATTCTGGAAATAAATTATATACTTCTAGTACTACAACTGCATCAGTAGGAAGCACCATTTATCAATATTCTTGTCAATCTCCATATGATGCTAAAAATATTACACTAGATTCAACTTACTTTACTCTACCTGGTACATCTAGTGTTGGAATAGCGTTTTCCAGTAATGGTCGGAGGATGATTACTTCTGGAGTCAGTAGTAACTTTATAAGTGTTTATAATTTAGATTCACCGTGGGATATTGGTGGAACAGTAACTTATGATTCTGGATCCGGACTAAAACACTTTAATAGTATTAATTGTTTTTGGATAGATTCTACTGGAACGAAGTTAGTACTTAATTGTAGTGGTGGTGGATTTTTCAAGTATAACTTATCAACTCCGTGGAACCCATCTACAGGGACTTTAGATAATGTTGATGTATATGACCTTAGTGTTTCAAATACTTCTAGTGCTGAAGGTGTTTTTTATGGGGATAATGGAAATAAGGCATATATTTTAAGAGATAATGGAGATGTTACGCAACTAAATCTTGGATCATCATATAGAGCTAATAATATATTAAGTTATGTTAACAAAACTTCACCAACAATTTCTGGTGGACCAACAACGGGATTTAAAGGAATTACATTTCAAACTAGTGGTAGCAATGTAGGTAGAAGATATTGGGCCTATAATGTACTTACGGATGATTTATATGAGTATACTTTGGATAGTGCTCCAGAAGCTTGGGACATTTCATATGCAGTTTATAATAATAAATCTATTAATATTAAAAAAATTATACCAACTGTTGGTCTATCGAATCTTTCCCCAGAAAATGATGTTGGTGGATTCTGTTTTAATAGTTCAGGGACAAAACTTTATATTTTAGGAAATACTGGCGATCTTATTTACGAATTGGAGTTGTCTACTGCATGGGATATAACTAGTTATAAACCTTTTAGTATTACCATATCGCAATTTGTTATTTCAGCTGACACTGCAATGCAAGAGGTCACTTTTGGGGACAGCGGAACAAAGTTTTATACAATCGGTAGTGCTGGTGCAACAAAACAAGTTTATCAATATAATTTAACTACGGCATGGGATATTACTTCTAGTGCAGTTACCGCCACGGCAGATAAAACATTCAATATAAACACAGGGGTTTCTAGAGATACTGATCCTAGATCAGTACGTTTCTCAAGTGATGGGACAAGAATGTTTGTTTTAGGAAATCAAAACAACAAAGTATATCAATATTCATTAAGCACTGCTTGGGATGTAAGTACATCAACATATTCCAAAGAATTTACTATTGGAACTACCGAAATAGCTTTGGCAGACGTACCTTCGGGGTTGGCATTCAATGATACTGGCACCAAAATGTTTATTCTTGGTGACGAAGCGACAAATGCTGTTTACCAATATCAATTAGGCACTGCATGGGATTTGGGAACAGTAGTTCTACTTGCTCCAACTGCTGGATATACAGTAACTGCTCCAGATTCAAATCCTACTGGGATTGTATTTGGTGATAGTGGAAATAAAATGTATATTGTGGGAAATAATTCTGATACTATTCGACAATTCAATTTGTCTGTAGCGTATGATATTAATAGTACAGTAACATTACAAACATCCAGTATACCCACAAGTTATGATGGTGATGTAACAGGTATTGATTTTAGTAGTGATGGAACACTGGTTTATGTTTGTGGAAATTTCAGAGATCTAATAGTAGCATATAGATTAAAAACTCCTTGGGATATTAGTTCATGGCAATATGATGGGTATTCACTTTCAACTCCAACGGTTTCTTCTGGTATTGCTATTGGAGATGGTGACAATAAGTTATATTGGTTTACGAATACACTTAATACTTTGTATCAAAGAGATTTAACAACTGCTGGTATTATTACAAGTGGCGGAACGAATACGTCAAAAAACTTTAGGCCATATGATAATAGTATAAATTCATTAGGAATTTCTAGTGTTGGCTCTTACATTGCAATGGTTTCGGATTCTTGGTTATATACTTTTAATATGTCTACTCCATATGATATAACCAGTATTTCAAACGATACTTACAATATGAGTGCTCTTGGTAATGGATCTTCAATATTAATGAAAGATGATGGTAGTGAATTGTATTTAACAATTAATGCTAGTGGTACTCCAAGAATATACAAATATCCATTATCAACTAATTACAATTTTAATACTTTTTCAACATCAACATTTGTTAATACAGTTGATCAATATGATAGATCTATCGGAAGATTGTGGAATCAAATTTACTTGAGTTCAGATGGATCTAATTTATGGACATTACCAACCTCTCCATCTCATGATATATTTAAATATGATTTAAGTACACCATATGATTTCAATACATTATGGTATGGTGACTATTCTCTCACGGGACTTCTTGGAACAAATCAACACACTATTAGATTCAATCAAGATGGAACTAGATTATATGTAATGACATTAACCAACATTCATCAACTTGATCTGAGTACTCCATTTGATTTAAGAACGGCAGTTAATAATAATAAATCCGTTCCATTTGCATTAGATACTACTCCCGTATCATTTGAAGTATCTACCGATGAATCTAAATTTTATATTCTGGGCGATGAATTAAATAGTATTTTTGAATATACGGTTAAGACACCGGGAGACATAACAACTGCATATTATTTTAATAATCTTAATGTATCAACTCAAGGAGTTAATCCAAAAAGTAGTGTTTTGAGACCAGATGGAACAAAAATATATGTTCTTATAGGAACTACAATATATCAGTATTCTCTTTCTACTGCTTTTGACCTTGTTACTGCAACTTATGAAAGTAAATCTTTCAGTGTAAGTAGTTTTGCAACAGATCCAAGAAGTATTGTAATTCTTGGGGATGATGGAAAATCCATGGCAGTTCTTGATGGTAATGTTGGAACAACTAGAATATATCAATTTTACTTACAAACTCCCTGGGATATTAGTACTGCATGGTTTGAAAGAACAGTTAGTGTATCTGGGCAAGATGCTGCACCTGCTTCAGTTTATATTGGTCCTCCAGAAACTGTTTCTGGAGTTACTGCAGGATCAAAAATGTATATTGGTGGAACTAATAGTACTGAAGACCGTGTATATGAATACACTTTATCTACTCCATGGACTTTAAATAGTGCAACATATGTTCAATCATTTAATACACTTGCTGGAGCAATAACAGGATTATTTTTTAATCCAGAAGGAACAAGAATGATCTGCGTTGCTGATGATGATAATTCATTCAGACAATTCACTCTTTCAACTCCATGGGATATATCTACCGCATATAGATATAGGAATGTGAGTGTCAGCGGATCGGATTCTTTACCCTATGATTTGGCATTCTGTAAATATGGAACAAATGCTGGAAAATTGTTGTACATTGTTGGTGATAATAATGATAGAATATATCAATTTTATCTTGGTGCTGCATATGATATAAGTACTATGAATAATTCTAGTACTCCCACTACTATAAATGGCATTTCAGTTCCTGGTCGTACACAATCTCCTGTACTTAACGGATTAAGCAACTCTGGGGCTTCTGGTGGAGCAACTTGGACTGGATTAGATTTTAATGATACTGGAACAAGAGTATATTTAACTGAGGACGCCAACAATAGAATTCTACAATTTAATTTAGACACTCCATGGGATATTACTACTTTACGTGGAATACCTACTAAAACGTTTCCTGCTGCTAATGCTAATGCATCGGGAATGACATGGGGTAAAGATGGATCATCTGGCACTTTAGGGAAGAGATTATATATTTGTGATGAATTAGATGATTTAATTTATCAATATGATTTAGAAACTGCATATTCTGTTACTACAATAAACACATCAATTTCTACTGTTAATGGAGTTCCCGGATATAAAACTTTTTCTACTTTATCTTATGATGGAACTGCTCAGGGAGTAGAGATAAAAAGTGATGGAACTAAACTTTATATTACTGGATCTAGTTCAGATAGAGTTGTAGAATTAATTCTCGACACTCCTTGGGATATAACTAGCGCAAGACTTCCATATAAAGTAAAATCAGTTTCTGCTCAATTATCGACTGCCGCAGCTCTTACATTTAAGTCAGATGGCACTAAAATGTATGTAATGTCCAGCACAACATCTGATATCGTATATCAATATTCATTGAGTACTGCATGGGATGTTAGTACAGCAACTTATGAATCTAAATCATTCACTCTTCAAACAGAAACAATACACACTGGATTTGATATTACAGATGTTTATGATGCGGGTGGAGGAAACTGGAAACAACATTTATATGCAGTTGGAACTGGTAATGATAGAATTTATCGTTATACAATTACAGCGACTACATCAACAGATGCAAAGTTTTGGGATATTACTCAATTTGGTACTGTAGAAGCTACTAGTTTATTAGTATCTGGCTCAGACGGAGTTCAACATAGTATAAAAGTAAGTAGAGATGGAGCTAATGCAGGAAAATATATTACATTAGTTGGACAGACAGCTGATGACGTATTTTTCTACACTATGGGTACTGCATATGATTTATCAACTGCTACTTTAATGACTGGAACTAAAGATGTTTCTGCTGAAGGAACTCCAACTGGGGTTGCAGTTGCATATGGTTCTGGTGTAACAGAAGGTACAGTATTCTATGTTGTGGGAGACACTTCAGATACTATTCGTGAATACAGTCTGAAACAAAGTGGAGTTCTTACTCCATGGGCTTCTGGAACAATTACATGGACACTAGAAAGATCATTAACCATCGGCGCAAACGATCTTGTTAATATTACAGCAGCAACAGATTTAGCAGTTTCTAAAAATGGAGGCTGGATTTATGTATTAGATGGAGATGAAGTCTATGGATTTCCAATGGAAGTCTCGCATAACTTATTATCTGCAAATAAAGGATCTTTATATGTAGCCACTCAAGAAACTACTCCTATGGTATCTAGATTTGCAAATAATGGAACTGAATTGTATGTATATGGACAATCCGGAGATGATATAAATCGTTATACTTTATCAATTCCATGGCTAGTTTCAAGCGGAACATTTATTAGTAATTCAGGATCACTTGCAGACACTATACCATATGGTCTTGAGGTAAAAGAGGATGGATCAAGATATTGGATTGTGGGCTCAACAGATATTATTCGTGAATATACACCTTCAGTAAATTACAATACTACATTAACAACAGGCAATACAAAAGACATAGCTTATTTTGTGCCAGATCCAAGATCACTGAAATTTAATAATGATGGAACTAAATTATTTGTAATTAACAGTACCTCAATTTGGGAATTTGAAGTTGATAATCCATACGATACTGTTGCTATCAATACTCAATATTTTGCATCTCCAGATACTGCTCCTGAATGTATCAAATTTAAATCTGATAATACTATTGGTGGAACTGGAAATGGAACTAAATTTGCAGTATTTGGTTCTACCAACAATACAGTTAGAACTTATACTTGTGCTTATGCATGGAATGTTAGCTCAGTTTCCTCTACTGCAACGGGAGTTGCAATGGATTCTGCTACTAGAGGATTGGCATTTAATGCAAATGGATCAAGGATCTATCTGACTGGAGATTCTGATCAAATAACTCAACATAATGCTACAGATTACGCATCAGATAGTCCAACAATAACTGCTAAAACTGTCGTTAGTCCTATATTTGTAGATCCAACTGGTATTGATATTAGTACTGATGGAACTAAAATGTATGCCTTGGCAGGTGGAATAGTTTATGAAATGATACTGGATACTGCATATGATGTGGGGAGTATCTATGTAGCTAGTATGTCAATAGCAGAAGACACTTCTCCACAAGGACTTCATATTGGAGACAATGGATCAAAATTAACATATTTTGGAAATACTGGTGATGATATAAGAGTTTATTCATTGGCGACACCATATAATGCCAATAATTATACTTCATTTAATTTCCAAACTAGTGTACCAGATATCAATATTGTTGGAGTTTGGGTTTCTGACGACGGACAAACTATATTGATGTTAGGTCAATCTGGAGAAAAAATTTATAAGTATACCACTTCTTCACCTTGGAATTTTTCTAGTTGGACTAATTCTGGTAAATCATATAATTTAATACACAGAATAGATTCTGATGGGCTAGCGTTTAGCTCTGATGGATTAACTATGTATATTTTATCAGGTACTCAAGTTGTTGAAGTTCCTCTAGAAACCGCATGGTCTCCAGAAACTGCATACACTGGAGTAATTTCGCTTTCTGGTGAAGATTCTGCTCCAGTATCATTATGCAAAACTTCTGATGGATTAAATTTATACATGTTAGGAGATACTGGAAATGATATTAGTAGATATACTTTATCCCCAGCAAATAAAATAAATACTGCTACTTATGTGAATGCCGTATCGCATTCAACAGATAGTGCTGCTACTGGATTTACATGTGACTCAACTGGATCTACTTTTTGGATAACTGGTCCAGGTAATGATAGAATATATCAAATTTCAAATTCTGGTTCTTCCGGATCACTGGGATCATTTACTCAAACTACGAATATAGATATAAGTAGAATTGATAATGTTCCTAATGATGTATTTTTATCTAGTAATGGTAATTACTTATACTTAACTGGACAACAGTACGACTCTATACTAAGATTTGATTTAACTACTAGCAATACTTTAGTAGGATACGATAGACATCTTTTAGATATAAGTTCTGAGACGACTGCTCCGATTTCCATTACAAAGTCTCAAGATTCCACAAAACTTTTTGTCAATGATGTTAATGTCATACTTCAATATGAGATTTCCAATTTATCGATAAATAATACTACTTATAGCCAAAAATCTCTTTATGTTGGTTCATCTGCTGGTGGTGCAGTTACTCCAAAGGATATTCATTTGAGTTTGAATGGAAATTATTTGTATGTTCTCGATCAAAATCAAGATGAAGTAAAAGTTTATAATACTATATTAAAATAACTATGATGATATAACCTATAAATATTTTGATACAATATTGATAATATTTTAAAATGATAATTAATTTTAAGAAGATTTATAATAAGATTATCCAATACTTTAAAACCAAAAAACTTATCAAAGACCTGCAACGAGAAGACCCTTTTATATACAAATAAATTGAATTTAATTACTATATGATCAATTTAAATACGGTCGATTCTATAAAAAATAATAATTTTCTCCCCTTTCCAGGCGTATTTGTACATAATTACGGAGAATCTGAAGTGATTCAAAGAGATTCCGTTGTTGGGTCTTGGGATTTTTTTGGTATAGACACATATGAGTTTTATAAAAAAAACTTAAAGAGACAACCCAAAGACTGGTATTATAGAAATAATAAGATCAAGTATACTTTAAATAGTTATGGATACAGAACAAAAGAATTTGAAGATATAGATTGGAAAAATTCGATAGTAATGTTTGGTTGTTCTCATATATTTGGAACTGGTAATGATGATAATCATACTATTCCATATTTTTTAGAACAAAAAAGTGGAATTCCAGTGATAAATCTTGGAGCAGGTGGATCTTCAATACAATTTTGTCTCCATAATTCTCTGATGTTGTATAAAAAATATGGGCCACCAAAATTAGTCATTTATTGTTGGACGGGTATTACCAGACATCTTATCTATCAAAAAGACTTTGTTTTGATGAATACAAAATTTGAAGATATTTACGAACATCCTCCAGAAGCAATTGCAGCAGTTGAAGAATCAACGGGATCGGTTTTAAAATCCGTTCATGCTCCGAAAGTTTTGGATCACCTAATTCCATTTAATATGGTAAATGTGGAGTTAATTAAAAATTTATGGAAAGATAAGTGTCCACTATATGAATTCTCCACATTCCCAACAACATCAAAGTTATTGGGGTGTGAATTATATCAACCAATTCCAAATGACTATGCAAGAGATTTGGCTCATTATGGAAGACATTCAAATAAATTATTTGCTGAAAAAATTTATAGTAATTTAAAAAATGCAAAAAATTTATAGTTTAGATTGGCAAAAATATAATGATCTTGTTTTTAATTCAGTTTCATATGAGTATTTTCCAAAACAAGAACTGGATTTTTCATGTGGGAGAGAAATACAAGCTTTTCTCGAATTAGAAAAAGAAAAAATAATATATGTACCAATCGCAAAGAATGCTTCCACATCAATAGAAAATTCTTTAGAATTTACTCCAGTAAAGGTTGTTCTACAACCAAACTGTTATTTTGACTTAGATATTCCAAAAAAATATAGAAGTCAATATAAATTTTTTATTGTTACTAGAGACCCAAATGAAAGGTGGATATCTGGAATAAATGAATTTTTAAATATCTATGATTATCAAGGAATTGATTTTGATGGCGATGAAAAAGGATCTCGTAATAAATTCCTGTCTGAATTAAAAAATAATAAATTTATATTCGATGGACATACTGAACCTCAATTATCAACTATAAAATTTTGTTTTAAATATGATATTGATATATCTTTTTTGAAACTTGATAAAAATATCAATGAAAAAATTTCAAATATTTTGAACAGACCTGTCCAAATAATGCATAGTAATTCTATGCAGCAATTTGAATTTAAATTAAAAAACTATGAATTTTGTAATGATATTTTTAATAAGTATTGTGCAAATAATAAAAACTTCTTGGATCTATATGAAATGGATTATTATCTTTATAATTTATCCATTTGATCAAGCTATAAATACTTCTATATAAATCAATTTATTATGAATTGTTTACATGTAATAGACAGAAATATTATCAATAAGAGTATAACATTTTATGATATTACTGATGAAGGTAAACTTGTAAAATATACTTTCGATGATTTTGAAAAAATAGTAGATCAGACTAAAAATTATTTTCTATCAAATTATGAAATACACCCAGGAGAAACAGTTCTTATTGGGTACTATGGAACTTGTTTAAGAAAAATGGCAAGTGTTTTTGCTTGTTTGGAATTAGGACTTTCTATTTCAATAATTGATTATAATATTACAGTAATTTCTCCAGACTCTGCTACTAAAACACAATTACTATCACCAATACACTACTTCATTTGTGAAGATGATACCGCTGCAAAAGAACACCCTAGAAGTAAATACGCTATTCTTACTAAACATTGTTTAAATACAATTTATTCCACTGATATTGAAAGTCACGAATATAATGAAAATATTACTCAGAATATAAAAGTAGATCCAAAATCTATTGCAATGAGATGCACTTCAAGTGGAACTACTGGAACACCAAAAATAATAGAACATAGTCATGAATTTTTATTCGATTTATGTCAGAGAAATTCTAAAATGTTTTATGGGAACGTTGTTAATGAAAAGTGTTTAGGTCACGGTAGTGGTCCAGCTACTTATTTTATTCCAACATTGATGTCCAAAGATGTAAAAAATATATTTAATTATTGGGGAGATTGTTCAGATTTTAATGACGAAAAATATTTTATGAGAAATAAAAATATTTTTGACCACATTATGATTCCATATACTTATGATATTGATGGTTATTTAAATGGTATTGATCATAATAACCCACCATCGAAGACAATAATTTATACACTATCTACAATAAAAAAAGAATGGGTATCATATGTAAAAGAAAATAAAATAAAAAATATCATAAGTTTATTTGGAACATCAGAAACTAGTGGACCAATATTCATAAACCAAGCAAGTGATGATAATTTTGTTCAAAATAAATTCACCTTAATAGACGATTACTATCAAATTTCTTTTACTGAAAAAAATCTTTTGGAAGTAAATATTCCAACTTATAATCAAAAAGTTTGTACAAATGATGAGTTTTTAATAGATTGTGATAATTTTTATCATAATGGCAGAACAGATCTAATAAGAATAAATGAACATGTAGTAGATGTGGCCGGTCATAATAAAATATTAGAATTATTTAAACCAATCATAGATGCAAAGTTTGTCTATGATCCGGCAGTAAATGAAATATACTTGGCTATATGGAAAACATCTATAATAGGAGTTTCCGATGAATTGGATCTATCTAACTTAGACATTCTAATAAGAGGAATTAATACAAATATTGGCAACATATGTTGGGCTCATCATATAAGTAAATATGAAATTTTAGATCCGAAATTATTTTTTACGGGAGTCAAAATAGATAATCAATTATTACGTGATTATTTCAGATCTCATGTTGAAATAAAATCCAATCCTTCAACATTCATTTTGAAACGTAGGGATGAGTACTTACGAAAATTTGAAGGTTTAGAAATATAAAATTTAACTTATAAAATCGCATTTATGATAATGAACATATTAAAGAAAAGTTCAAGTCACTTGGAATCTAGTAGAGAAACTTATATAAGTCATTTGTTATGGGCTTCTTATGCTGGAGTTAAGATGATTTTAGTTGGTATTTCTAGTATAATACATGGTATTGTTCCTGGATTTTTTACAGGAACTGCTGCAAAAATGATTATATATTTTTATCATAAAAGATTAATTAATCATCCAAATAAAGAATATGCAGATTACATTTCTAAACAATCGCATATATAGTTAGTATTGATCGTCGTTATCCACCTGTTATTAATAAATTAGTTATGAGTATAAAATCAACTAAAACTTTTTGTATGGCTCCTTGGGTTCATATGAACATTGGACCAAATGGAGATGTTTATCCTTGTTGCATGATGCCTATATGCGGCACAGAAGGTCTTGATGATGATTTACAAGATTCAAACGAAGAATCTGATGAAACAAATGAAAATAATAATGAAGTAAAAAATCCATTAGAGATCGTTGCTACGGAATGTTCTGGCGATCCAAGGGATTTTAAAATGGGTTCTTTGATGAATGAGTCTCTTAAGGAGATTTGGAATAATGATAAAATGAAAGAACTCCGCAGAAACATGATGAATGGAAAAAAATCTAGTTACTGCACATCATGTTATAAAGAAGAAGAAATAGGACATGGTTCTTTAAGACTCAGTATGAATGAGACTTATGCAAAACATTTTGAACATGTACAAGAAACTAAAGAAGACGGAACTTTCGATAGATTTAATCTTGTTTATTGGGATTTTAGATTAAATAATATCTGTAATTTTAAATGTAGAATGTGTAGTCCTGGGTATAGTAGTTCCTGGGAACAAGAGATGAGGAAAGAGTTTAATATTGAAGGTGAATATCCAAAAATTGATGTAGATATGGTACATCAAGATATTGAACCCCTATATGATATAGTTGAAGAAGTATACTTTGCTGGCGGAGAACCTTTAATTTCTGATCATCATTATAGAATTCTTAAAAAATTAATAGAAAAAAATAGAAATACTAAGGTCAGGTTGTCCTATAATACAAATTTTAGTACTTTAAAGTATAAAGATGAAAATGTTTTGGATTTGTGGAAAAAGTTTCCAAACCTATACTTGTCTGTAAGTTTTGATGGAACTGGTAAACGTGGAGAATTGATTCGTAAAGGATTCGATTGGCAGAAGTTTCTAGATAATTTTAAAATGTTTAGAAGCAAATTTCCTCATACAAGTGTAAAAATTAATTATGTTTTCCAGGTAACAAATTGTTTCCATACTATGGATGCACATAAAGAACTTTATCTAAGAGGTATAATCAATAGTTGGGATGATTTCTCTTTATGTATTTTACATAATCCTGATTATATGTCAGTCTTGATTCTTAATACCGAGTCGAGAAGATTATTAGCTCAGAAGATTAAATATCATATTGAAAATTATCTCATACCAGCAAAAGCCAAGGAATCTATTAAACAATACATATCTGTTCTAAAACTTCTATCTGGTGAAGAGGCGAACCACCTGGTTCCACATTACAAGTCTTATATGTCTGCTTTGGATTGTATAAGAAATGAAAATTATTTGGAAGTATTTCCTGAACTAAAGGGGATTTGGGATAATGTTTAATAAGAAGATTGATAAAAATAAAGTCAATATAAACGGAAAAGTTTTCTGCGTTGCTCCTTGGATGGCTTTGGATATTAGACAAGATGGTGAAGTCAAACCATGTTGCGTTTCTGAATATACTTATGGAGATATTAAAAAAAAATCTTTATGGGAGATCTGGAATGATGATCCAATAAAAAAACTTCGGGAAAATATGTTGAATGACATTCCGAGTGAACACTGTAAAGTGTGTTATAATAACCAAGCCGCTGGAAAAAGTTCGTTAAGACAAGACTTTATTAATAATTTGTTTTCGGATAATAAAAGAATTATATACGATACGAATGCTGATTATACTGTCAATAGACCGGGATTTATTTGGTGGGATTTAAAACTAAGTAATAAGTGTAATTTCAAATGTAGAATGTGTAGTTGGACTTCTAGTTCCAGTTTTGAATTAGAACAAAATGGCGTAATTTCTGGTAGATGGAATGCTTCGGAAAAAACTTACGAAGAATCCGAACCATATTTAAAAATGGTAAAACATTTATATTTTTCTGGAGGTGAATCTCTAATTATAGATGAACACTGGAAAATATTGGATAAACTAATTGAACTACGTAGAAATAATGAAGTAACTCTAGCCTATAATAGCAACTTCAGTAATCTTGTTTACAAGGGTAGACACATTTTTGATGTCTGGGATAAATTTAATAGAAGTGTAGAGGTTCACATTAGTGTTGATGGAATGGGAGCTAAAGGTGAATTAATTCGAAAGGGATTCAAATGGGATAAATTTGTGTCTCATGCCGAACAATTTATTGAAACATTTAAAAATAAATCAATTACACATAGATTACATTTTGATTGTACAGTTCAGGCATTGAATATTTTTGAAATAGTTGATTTACACCAATATTTGTATAATAGTGGTCTTATGAAAGATATAGATTTTTTCTTTTTAAATTTTATGCAAACTCCAAGAGAAATGTCTGTTTGGATTTTGGATAAAAAAACAAAAGAAGCTGCAAAACAAAATATAAGAAATCACATTGATAATTTTTTAATTCCAAATAAATCAAAAAGATCTGTAGTTTTTTATGAGAGTTTAATAACGTATATTGACTTATATCAAGAACAACGATTGATTCCTCAATTTTTAGATTCTATGAGAAAGTTTGATAAAATTAGAAATGAAAATGTTATTGAAACATTCCCAGAGCTTCAAAGGATTTGGAGTGTCATTAAAACTAAACCAAAACCTGAATGAAGATTAATTTATAATTAATTATTCAACAAGAACTGTACTTAAAACTCCAATGTCATCAACAACCAGACGATACTTGGTGCCATTTGGAGAAGTTAAAATTAATCCATAAGAAGTATTAAATCCAACTCTAATATCTTGTAGACTATCAAAATTTGTGGCGGTAACTATACCACTAAACTTGCCGTCTCCAACAACATCTAATTTTATTGTTGGATTTGTCGTGCCTATTCCGACGTTTGAAAATGTATGAATTCCAGAGTTGTTGAGAATCCAATATGATACATTGGTAGTATTAAGATTGAATATACCAGAACCATCACCAACAAATAGATTTGCGGTAACAACTCCTACCGTAATATCTGGACTTCCTGTGAGTGAACCAGAAGTTGTCGCAAAAAGAGAGTTTGTGGATATGCCTGACACTTCTGCATAATTTGCAACATCAGCAAGTCCAGAATTTTCTGCATAATTTGCAGAGTCAGCAAATCCAGAAGCTTCTGAAAATGGTGTTGATGTTACAGAAATAGTAACTCTTCCTACATTATTTGGTCCGGAAGAAATTATATTATCGCCAAAATTAAGTTCTCTTGCAACTCCCTTTCTTACATTATCATCTAATACTTCCAATCCACCAACAAGAGCAGTAACATTTGTAAGTTGAGATCCATCTCCCACAAATTGAGTTGCAGTAATTATTCCTGTGGAGGTTATATTTGTTACTTCTATATGTTCTGTTGTTGTGATGCCGGTATTTAAAATACCACTAACGTTTATTCTTGGACTTCCAGTTAAATTTCTTGCAACTGATGAAATTCCAGCAGTACTTGCATAGCTAATTAGACTAAATCCATCACCAAAAGAATTATAAATTTCTGCAAAATTACTATTAATTTTGCCCATTGCAACTCTTAATGGATCACCTTGACCATCATTAGGATTACTACCAGTGTTGATCCCGAGTCTAGACATTAATTTTCCTCAGTCTTTCCCTATTTTTATATTTATTGATTGATAAATTGGTAAGAATAATAAATAACATTATAAAAGTACTTTTTATTGCATAAAAATGGAAGGACAAGACATCAGAGGTCTCTTTGAGGCCTATTCGAAAGTTTATGAGACCACTGAGGTTCTTAATGAAGAAATTGTAGAAGAGGGTGTAGAACAACTTATGGAACGTGGTGCTCCCACAGATCCAAAAGCTAGAGCGGCTTATGATGCCACTGTCTCTAAAAATAGAGTTGCTTTAGGTAATACTCTTCTTTATGGAAATGCAGCAGGAAAAAAACCAGAGGCGCCAATAACAAGAAACAGAAATGTTAGAGGTGGTGGAGTAATCAAACCAACTACTCCTGCTACAAAACCTGCTGCATCTCCTAAACCTGCCGCTGCCCCTGCTGCAAAACCTGCTCCAGCTCCTGCTACATCTCCTAAACCTGCCGCTGCCCCTGTTGCAAAACCTGCTGCATCTGCTGCACCAAAACCAACCGCTCCATCAGCACCAGCGAAACCAGCAGGATCTGCAATGGATGCATGGGCAAAAGCAAATCCAAAACTTGCTCAAGCTCAAAAAATCAGAAAAGAAGGTGGTTCTAGAGCTGAAGTTAATAAAGTTCTCTATAACAAGGGGACTGCAGCCGCAGAAAAAACTCCTACTGTTGTAAAAGCAGGTGTAGATATCTTTGATCTTATCAAAGGACATTTACTTGGTGAGGGTTATGCAGAGACTGAAGAGAATGCGCTCGTAATGATGGCAAACATGAGTGAAGATTGGAGATCTTCCATTCTAGAATCTTATGGAGTTGAAATTCTGGATGAGGCTCAAGAAGCTCGTGAAAATCCAGAGAAACATGAAGAAGATGAAGAGAAGGAAAACGAAAAGAAGTACGGCAAAGTCCGTGGTGAAAAGACTCCTATGCCACCAAGAGGTGACAAGCGTAGAGAAGATTTTGAAAAGTGGTACGCAAAGAATGTTCGTTGAGAACAATTAAAATATGACTCCTGGAGGTCAACCGACCTCCTTTTTTGTATCTAAATAAATTTTAGTGATATAAATTTTCAATGATTAAGAAACTTTGGAATCTTATTTCTAATTGGAAAAAAGAAATAAATTTTAAAAAGAGATTAAAAAATTTACAAAAACGTGATCCTTTTATATACAAGTGATTAAATGGGGAATATCATCAAATAGTCATAACGCTGCTTTAAGTATCTTTCAAGATGACTGTTTGGTCTTTGCTAGTTCTAGTGAGAGATTTAGTAAAATAAAAAATGATCCACATATCAACAGGTGTTTGGTTGATTATGCATTAAGTTTTGGTGAACCAAATCAGATTTATTGGTATGAAAGTCCTAGATTAAAAACATTAAGACAAATATTTTCTGGACAAGGATATTGTTTAAATGAAAATAATATACCAAAATATATTTTTGATAAAACTTCACTGAAAGTTCCTATTAAATACTCAAATCATCATCGCAGTCATGCTGCTGCTGGATATTATACCAGTCCATTTACTGACGCTACGGTAATTGTATTGGATGCTATCGGTGAGTTTGATACTTTTACCATATGGGAGGGAAAGGGAAAAGAACTTAAAAAACTATATTCGCACTTATATCCCTCCAGTTTGGGTCTATGGTACTCCGCAATGACCCAGAGATGTGGATTAAAGCCTAATGAAGAGGAATACATCCTTATGGGCATGTCCGCCTTTGGAGACCCTTCTAGACTATTTTCAGACATCCTCGAAGACTTTATAGATCTCTCAGAAGAAGACCCTTTTAAAATTAAATATAATCTCCACAGAGGATGTCGATGGTGGAGACCGGATCTTAATTCTCAAAGAGATATTTTTGATATTGCTGCAGCTACTCAAAGCGTATATGAATTTTTATTTGAAAGAGTTCTAATCAAATCACTATCAATATCTAGAAATAAAAATTTAGTGTTGATGGGGGGATGCGCTTTAAATTGTGTGGCTAATTCTATTTGTTACAAATATTTTGATAACGTATGGATTATGCCTGCACCAGGAGATGATGGTAGTTCTATTGGATCGGTGTTATCACATAGTAAAAAACATATAGAGTGGTCTGGACCCTATTTGGGATTTGATTTGGGTTACAAATCATCTAACCATGAAATAGTTAATCATCTCATAGAAAACAAAATATGTGGAATAGCTAGAGGTCGTGCAGAGTTTGGTCCAAGATCTTTAGGTAATAGAAGTTTAATAGCAGATCCGAGAGGAGATGATATTAAGAATTTGGTAAATTCAATTAAAAAAAGAGAATCATTTAGACCATTTGCTCCTGTAATTTTGGAGGAGATGGCTAATCAATATTTTGAAATGCCTACTAACAAAACTCCATATATGCAATTTACTGCTAAATGTAAAAGGCCAGATTTATATCCAGCGATAGTTCACCTTGACAATACAAGTCGAGTTCAAACATTATCAAAGAAAAATAATCCACAGTTTAGAGAACTTTTGGAAATATGGTATGAAAAAACTGGATGTCCTATGATTCTGAATACTAGTTTAAATATAAAGGGAGAACCCATTATTAATGATATAAATCAGGTATATACATGGGAAGAAATTCATCAAATTAAGATATGGACATGAAAAGGATATTACTTGCTTTTGGAGATAGTCATACTGCAGGTGCAGAAATAGAGGAGCAATATTCACCAAAATCTTTTGATAAAGCTTATCCCGCATATATTGCCAAACATTATGGATTTGATTATGAAAATTTTGCTGTCTCTGGTGGCAGTAATGATTGGATAATTCGTCAGTTTATGATAAGAATTCAACATGCAATAATAAAAAATCAGAATGTATTTGTTCTTTGTAATTTTTGTGATCCTGCTAGAACTTATATTAAGTTACCGGAAAAAATTTATCACTGTTGTCCTTCCATATTATTTCAAAATGAACATACTGAAAAACAATTATTGGTTGATACTGATTTCATTAGACCATATGAAGATTATATAAAATCGAATACCGATGATTTTTTGAATTATAAAGCCTTATCTCAAATTTTTATTATACAAACTATATGTGATCAGTATAACATACCATACGTATTTCACGCAAGTAGTTATTGGTATCTTGGAAATTGGAATCTAATTCATAAGAAAAACTTTTTTGGTCATCATAGTACTAAAACTAATCTATATGATCAATCAAAATCAAATGATGTATATTCTTCATATTCTTATTGGGGGGTTGCCAGTCATCATGAAGATTGGAGAAATATCATAAAAGATCCTAGATGGTCAAAGCATCTACCAGAACCTTTTCATAAATTTTGGGCAGAAACTTTAATTAATTTTATAGATGAACAAAAAATACTTGACATAGCCTCTTGACTTATAATAAAATAACTCTGTCCGGGTTCAAAGGATAAATAAGGCTTAGTGATTCTAAAGGCTTTATGAGTTATGAGAACCCTTGGACATTTAATGGCCAAATTTTTGATTCTGATAATATAGAAAACAACTTTGGGTTTGTTTATCTTATTACCAATCAGTCCAACGGTAGAAAGTATATTGGTAGAAAGTATTTTTGGTCTTATAGAAAACCACCGGGTAAGAAAAGAAAAGTAAAGCAAGAATCTGATTGGAAAAAATATTACGGTTCCTGTTTTGAATTGAAAGATGATGTAAAGAAATTTGGAAAAGAAATTTTTAATAGAGTTATTTTGAGTCTTCATGATACAAAAATGAGCTGTAATTATGAAGAAACTAGACAACTTTTTCTAAATAATGTATTGAAAGAATCTCTTGGAGATGGAATCCCATTATACTACAATAGTAATATTTTAGGACGATATATGAGAGCAGATTATGGCAATTTTAATTAAAATAGTGATTGAAAATATTATATTTTTTCAAACTTTATAGGAGAAGAAGATGACACTAGATCTTCATAACTTTTTTAAGTATTATGATGATAAAAATGCCAATCATGTAGCGGCAGTACAGTGGCTAGAAGATAATCTTCCAGAAAAATTTTTAGATGATTCTCAATCTGATTGGGTAAGTATTTTTAGAACTGCTCCTCCTGTACCAGCAGTTTTAGATGTTCCATACTTCAATCAAGTAGATAATTACAGAGATGCACATAGAACTTGTAACAGTTCTTCATGTGCTATGTGTCTTGCATTCCTTAAACCAGGAAGCATTAAAGGCGATGATGAGTATGTTAAGAAAGTATTTGCAATCGGTGATACAACTGATCATGCCGTACAGACGAAAGTTCTGGCAGGTTATGGTGTTAAGTCACACTTTAGTTACAATCTTTCTTTTGCTGACATTGATAAGAGTCTTGATGCTGGGAAACCTGTCGTTATCGGCATCCTACATCGCGGCTCTTTATCTAATCCTACTGGTGGTCACATGTGTGTAGTGATTGGTAAGACACCAGATGGCAAAGGATACTATGTTAATGACCCATATGGTTCTCTAAACGATAACTATAGTGGTCCAGTTACGAATGGTAAGAAGACCATTTACACCAAAGCAGTTCTTAAGCATCGTTGGAACCCAGGCGGTAACGATGGTTGGGGTCGTATTTTCGATTGATAGGAGAACAACAAATGGCAAGAGTAGATCTACACAACTTTTTTAAGTTCTACGACGATAGAAATCCAAATCATGTGAAAGCAGTACAATGGATGGAAGATAATTTTCCAAATGATGTACTTAATGATAGTGCTGAATGGGCTGAAATTTACAGAGGTAAGAAGTCTTCTTCTGGTTCATCTAGTCCTTCTGCGGCACCTTCCGGTGATGTATGCCCTCACTGTGGCAAATCTTTGGGAAAGTAAATAGCGGCAGTGGTGCTTCTGCTCCTGCTGTCGCAAGTGGTAGTGATGATGTCCCAATGATGGGCATTAAGTTAATCAAGGAATTTGAAGGATGTCATTTATCGGCATATCCTGATCCTTTAACTGGTGGTCTGCCAATCACAATTGGTTGGGGTTCTACTAGAAATAAGAATGGCCAACCATTTCAAATGGGTGATAATATCACCCAGCAAGAAGCGGATGAACTGTTAATCAGTCAGTGCAAGAATCAATTCCTTCCTGCACTTCGTAAGATCCCACACTGGAATGAAATGTCAGATGGAAAAAGAGGCGCTTTGCTCAGCTTTGCTTATAATCTTGGTGCCGGTTTTTACGGTGGCGATAACTTTAATACTATTACTAAACGCCTGAAGAATAAAGAGTGGGATCTAGTTCCCGATGCGCTTTATCTCTATAGAAATCCTGGTTCAAATGTAGAAGCAGGACTTGCACGTAGGAGAAAAGCAGAAGGTGAAGCTTGGAAAAAAGGTTAACCTTACTCACTAAAACCTACAATGGACAACAACAAGACTAAAAAAAGAGAGGCATGTATGAACACTGTGATCCGTGTTGCTATTCTTGGTTGGGCTGCTGCACTACTTACTGCAAGTTATGCTGGTATGTTATCTAAGATGGACCCAACATTCATTGCGACGGTTTTTACCGCGTCTGCTGCCACTTTTGGTATTAATACCATGAAGAAAGGTGATGATGATGATGATAAAAAATCAGAACCAAAGAGAGAAGAGTTTGTAGAATCACCTCCAGAACCTCCAACTACAGAAAGAATGCCACTTTGGGAAGAACCAGCTCAGGAAGCAACTGAAGAATTGCCTTTAGTTGATACTGGATATGGTGATACCTCACTTGAGGAAAGAGTGGAAGCTCTTGAAGCGAAAGTTGATGAAGAAAAACCATTCCAAAGAGGAGACCTCTGATGTCAAAGTCTGCTAACAAAGGTAAAAAAGGTTCTTCTGGAAATAAAAAACAAAATCAAGGTAACGCTACTGCCAAAAAGGCAAAGAATGGAGGTAAAAAGAAATAATGTTACTAGAAATTTTAATAGCTGGTAATGTTATGATTGGACCTAATTTATGTCAAGTTGATTATATCCACAACGGACAACTTTATACAGTTGAATACAAATGCCAAGAGAATGGAACACTCCAAAGAGGGAGTGTTGGAATGGACCGATCCATAAAATACTACAAGCAATAGACAATCACACCCGTCTTTTTATGGAGACGGGTGATTTTTGGCATGAAGAACAGGCCCAGATCTTGAGAAAATATGTAAAAGATTTGAAAGTCTGGATTCATAAACAAGAAGGATGGTGGGATGAATGAAAAAATTCATTGCAACAATCGGATTATCTTTAACTTTAACATTTCCGGTATTAGCAAATTCACTTGAACCAAAACAACCTACAGTAAGACCTTATAGTGCAGAGGCAATGGGTTGCATGATACTTTTAGAATGTACTGAAGGTGTAGAAAAATTATCAGCAGAAACAGAATTCTTAAAAGATCCAGACTTTGATCCTTTCCGAGAAGAAATAGTTAGAATTATAACTGTTCTTAATAAACTTGAAGTCCCTGTTTATGTTGCTCCAGAAAGATATTTTACTCCAAGAACAGTAGGACTTTATAAACCAAATTATAATCGTTTCTTTATCAATGAAACTCTATTAAAAGATGAAAGAGAGTTTCTTGGCACTCTAAGACACGAAGGTTGGCATGTTGTTCAAGATGCTATGGGTGGTGGATTAAATACTGCATTTATGGCACAAGTTCATCAGGACAGTGAAATTCCAGATTGGTTAATGAAAAATACAAGATTAACCTATGAGTCAATGATGCAGAGTCGTGCTATTCCTTGGGAAGCAGATGCCAACTGGGCAGAAGAGCAACTTAACCAGACTGCTAGGTATCTTGAAATGGCAGCACAAGGTCCATTGTGGGAACAAGTTATACCAACGCCAATGACTAAAGAGTGGTTGATTGGTTGTGGATGGATGAAACCACAAGATGGTTTGTACCCTTATTATCCAAATAAGAAACTTCAGTACTGCACCGAAGGTAAGTATTGATGGATTGATTATATCAGGAGATCGATACAAAAACTTAAAAAATATTTACAATATTATTTTATTTTGTTAAATAGTAAAAATTTGTTTAAGGTGTTACAAAATGACAACAGTACCATCAAAGGACAAACGTAAAGAAGAGAAAGATAACATCTTTGTAGACATTCTCTATAATATTGTGGTTTATATTCCAGTTTTGGTAATCTCTTGGATTGTAGATAAATTTTCAGATTGAGAACTTAGCAGATAATTTCTTCGCAATCTTTTTAGCAGGGGCAAATAGAGGTTTGAATCTCTTTTGCCCCTCTTTTGTAAATTTGTCCGCAATAACATCATCAATAATTATTTTATTATCAATCTCATAGAGAGAGTTTATTTCAACTTGATCTCGAATATATTGTTCTACGTTATCGACTTGTTCTACTAGTCTTGTGCCTTCAGCTGAGTATTCAAATACATCGATATGCCCTCCTTCCGCTAGTACATAGTGTAACACGGGTTTGACTTGTTTGATCTTGAGTTTAAATTTCTTTTTGGTTGCTTCTTTGATGAGTGGTTCGGCAGCGTTCTTGAGAGTATTGAATGCCGTTGTAGCCACCATTGTCGCAGCAGTAGTAACAACTGCCACAGAACCTGCTGTCGCTACCAGAGATGGATCTGGTAGATCTATATTTAATCCTGCTATCGTTATGCTGGGTTTGTCTGCAGGGATCTCTGTTTTTACCTCAGGAATGGGAGGGGTTTGAGCAACCTGAGGCAGTTGAGGTGGAGGGGTAGTATCTGGTAATCCTCTTGTTTTTTCTTGCTGTTCTGCTGCTTGCTTTTCTCTTTCTGCTTTTACTGCAGCATCAAACTCTGCTTGAGTTGGAACATTAATGACTGGATATGGTATTCCTGTATTTGGTACATCGACAATAGGAACTTCTAATCCACGAACTACTGGTGCATCAACATCACGAATTGCTGGTTTCTCTATGGTGGAAATTACAGAAGGACCAGCAATTTTATTGATGTTTGAATTTGGAACGTTAATCGGATTATTTCCGATTATAGGTCTTAAACTAGAAGTATCAATTGGTTTTATTGGTTCCATTTACCACGTCCTCAACCTTTGGGTATTTCACAACAATATCTGCACAGATCTTATAGTAAGGACTTTCTGGATGGAACATTACTCCATTCTTATATGCTTCACCACATTTTAATAATCTTACGAGTTCAAAATCTAATCTTGCCTTATCAGTTTCTGCTTGCTGTCTAGCAATTTCAGTTTCTGCTCTTTTTCTACACAAGTTCATTAAACTTCCATCTAACGGAATATTCAAACCAGCAGAGATGCCCCAACTGCCATTTCGTGAAGCGAATGTTTCTGGGTCATCACTGTTATTTCCACTGTTCATTAAAAATGGGGAGACACTGAATGTTGCTCCTTGACAACTAACTCCTCCACCATATGTGTTGACTGCATATGGTCCTTGTAGTACTTGTACTGCTTGATTAGTAACATTGCCAGTGGCAGAGGCGCTAGGACCAGCAATGTTAGTATTAGAAGGAGCGGGAGTACTTTGCGCGAGAACTGGTAATGTTCCACAACTAATCACTGCGTAAAGACAGAGATTGATGTAGTGGTTGATTGAGTTTCTGTAGTGCGATCTATCCATGTTTCTTTTGCCACTCCAGGGCCAAGATAGGTTTCACTGAACTGGAATGGAGCACCCTGAGTCATGATACTATAATTTGAATCCTGAGTTGGTCTTCCAGGAATGTTGATATTAGTTCCAGATACAGTATAAGATGTGCCAGTTGTGTATTCAACTTGGCGAATTGTTTCTATCACTTTTGTGACAGATTCTGTAGTCGCATTGATTGTACCCCTTGTAAAATTGGGTACAACACTTTCTGCTAGGGCAGGACAAGAAAACCCTAGCAGGAATAACCCTGCTAGGATATGTCTCATTTGAATACGCTCAACTCAATGCTACGTTGTGCAGTTGCTGTAGTACCAGGACCACCAGCAGTTACGGTAGGAACACCAGTAGGTGATAATGTACCAGCGAGAGAACCTTTGTCTCCTGCTAACTGAGTAACACTATCCCCATAAAGGTTGGGAGAAGCAATAACTCCACCACTGACCGACTGAGTGGTGACTGGTGTATCAGCAGCATTGAAACTTTCTGAGAAAGTAAATGCTTGACCTGCTGTATTGATATCATAAGTTCCAGCACCATTTACACCGCCAAATGATGTTGCTTGAATATTTGTTCCTGAGGCAGAATATGATGCCCCAATTCTTGTTGATTGGACCGCTGCGCCCTGTACACCCAATTGAACAGAATCAGTAATTCTTGATGTAATTTCAGCAGCACTTACAGGAGTGATAAAGAATAACGAAGAGATTAGAAGTAATCTTTTCATTGTTCTTTTGGTATTTAATGACCACAGTTATTTATGAATGTTGGTTTTAAAATGTAACACTTGACATTTTGAAACCCAGATACTAGAATAAAAAAGTACTCGGTCGTCACTACAGGAAGGATTACTTTCATGGAACATCAAATGATTGATCAAGCTGAAAACCTCAAAGATAGTATTATTGATCGCCTTCATTATCTCGCAGAGATGGGTGATTATCTTAATGCCTGTGCGGTTTATGAGGAGTTTCGTGAAGCCATGTTGACCGAATAATTGACAAAACCTAAATAAAAACTTATAATGAAAAAAGCCCACTTATGTGGGTTTTCTTATAATGAGATTTTGAGGTGACATTTAGAGCCGTGGAAAGTGCCCTTTGAGAAAAGGGTGTACCCCCTTTCTATACGGATGTAGAGTTCAATTAAATTTAATGCTAAACTTCTTTACTGTAGCCGTTCCTCTTGTAGCGATGGTTACAACCAATACGGCATCACTGCCATTCCAGAATTACAAGATGCAAGGGCCGCCACCTCCTGTTTCAGGACAAGCGCCCTTTTCCGTTATTAAGGAATTTGATCTTGTTAATGATCAGAAGACAGCAATCCGCGAGGTTGCACTACCAAAGCCAAAAGAGAAAAGGCTTATTTGTAAAGGGTGTAATGAATATGAGAATGCTACCTTGGATTATTTCCAGGATCGTGGTATTAAAGACAGAAACGCCCTTGCTACTATCCTGGGCAATATTAAGCAGGAATCTATGTTCGTGCCTAATATTTGTGAAGGTGGTAGTAGGACTCAGTACCATCACTGCGGACGTGGTTATGGTCTGATCCAATGGACATCTGCCGATCGTTATTATGGATTGGGTGAATTTGCTAAGAAGTTTGGTGGTTCTCCATCAACACTTCCAACGCAACTTCGTTATCTAACAACTGAAGTTCAATGGAAACGTATCGAAGATAGGATGAAAACTCCTGGTAAGTCTATCGACCGTTACATGAACTATGCGTATAGTTGGATTGGTTGGGGCATTCATGGTGCCCGTACATCATATGCTCATGAATATGCTAACCGACTGATCACGGTAGAAGTTTGATACAATAGAATAGGAGGGAGGGGTTGACAATATTCCTCCCCCATTCTATAGTCTAAATATGGAGAGGTGTCCGAGTGGTTTAAGGAGCAGACCTGGAAAGTCTGTGTGGGGGTAACTTCACCGAGGGTTCGAATCCCTCTTTCTCCGTTGACAATCCGACCTTTTAATGGTATGATTGTCTTGTGGGCACGTAGCATAATGGATAATGCATCAGCCTTCTAAGCTGCCGATTGCTGGTTCGAGTCCAGCCGTGCCTGTTGACTTTTAAACAAAAAAGTCTTATAAATAAAAACACTTAGGTCGAAAACAATGTCTTATCCAATGCCCAAACAGTTTACTATTCTCGATTGCCGCTATTGGCATATTGAGGGTACTCCCCTGTTTGCGGATATGGATAGACATATGTAAGATGTTTAATTCATAAAAGCAAAAGAAGGGGAGAGAAACCAAAAAGTTTCCTCCCCTTTTTTGTTGTCTGTGACAGTTTTCTAAGTGTCCACCAACCTCCCTCCAGAGATCAAACGGTGGTATTCTAGCCAAGTGGTCGAGAGAGACCACACTCCGAACCTTGAAAATTTAATTCTTTGGGACATTAACTCAGCGGTAGAGTATCCGGCTTTTAACCGGTTAGTCCTCGGTTCGAATCCGAGATGTCCCATCGTGGGAGGATTTCCGAGTGGTTAAAGGAATCTGACTGTAAATCAGACGGCTCTGCCTTCACAGGTTCAAATCCTGTTCCTCCCACCTTGACCCATTAGTGTAGAGGATTATCACGCCACCCTGTCACGGTGGAGATCACGGGTTCGAATCCCGTATGGGTCGTTGCTACGCTGCTGATGGAGTGTCCCTCCTTGGCGGTTGTAGCACGTCATCCTGAATGTTGCCAGTTAGGTAAGGAATGACGTAGCAAGAACTGGAATTGGGGAGGGATTTCTAACCACCATCGGATGATGGCAGGATTCATAAGGCTACGAAGCGTAATCCATAAGTGACTTCGTGTGGGATACCCCTCCCATCAAGTTCCTATCGACTAGCGGTTAGGTCACCACCCTTTCAAGGTGGCAGCACGGGTTCGAATCCCGTTAGGAATACCAACCAGATGTAGCTCAGTTTGGTAGAGCCCTCCGTTTGGGGCGGAGTTGTCGGAGGTTCAAATCCTTTCATCTGGACTTGGGAACATAGCTCCAATTGGTAGAGCACATGATTGAAGATCATGGTGTTATCGGTTCAAATCCGATTGTTCCCTCTCTGGAATCGTAGCTCAGCGGTAGAGCACTCGGCTGATAACCGAGCGGTCACAAGTTCAAATCTTGTCGGTTCCACTTTGGCAGTGTAGTTCAGTGGTAGAACAAGAGATTCATACCCTCTATGTCGGTAGTTCAATTCTACCCACTGCCTTGTGTCGTTAGTCTAATGGTAAGACAGGAGATTGTGGTTCTCTATATGAGGGTTCGATTCCCTCACGACACCCCGCCCTTATAGCTCAGAGGTAGAGCAACTCACTAGTAATGAGTAGGTCGTTGGTTCAAATCCGACTGAGGGCTCTTAGTTCAGGTGGCAGAGTGGTCGAATGCAGAAGTCTGCAAAACTTCTATCACCGTGGGTTCGAATCCCACCCTGAACTCCTATTGAGAAATCGTCTAATGGTAGGACACCTCCCTTTGAAGGAGTTTATCTAGGTTCGAGTCCTAGTTTCTCAGCCAGTCCGTGTAGCCCAATGGAAGAGGCACTATCTTGAGGGGGTAGGTGTTAGAGGTTCGAATCCTCTCACGGACACCTTGTTGGATTGGTGTAATGGTAGCACGACGGTCTCCAAAACCGTTAGTGGGGGTTCAAGTCCCTCATCCTTCGCCTTGTCCTCTTAACTCAGTGGACCAGAGTGCTTGGCTACGAACCAAGAAGTCGCAAGTTCGAATCTTGCAGAGGACGCTTGACAAACTTACAAAAGTTTGTTACTATATACATTGATAGAGGTTAAGTCCCTGTTACATCCTTATGAGGTGTATCACACTTAATCCATCATCGTGGGGAAGTGTAACGGTTGCACAGAAGTCTCATAAGCTTCAGGAAGGAGGTTCAATTCCTCCCCCCGCCACCACATTCCCTTATAGCTCAATTGGCAGAGCACGGAGCTGTTAACTCTGGGGTTCCTGGTTCGAGTCCAGGTGGGGGAGTTGAAAGGTCTGGAAATGTTCGGGTCTTTCATACGAGTCGGGATCATCATATCCGACTCACTAAATCCTAAGTTTTCTTAGGTCGGGGATTTGATCACCCCCGTTAGTTGCGGAGAGTGTCTTCCGCGAGTGGTGGGCACTCACTACTCATTAGCTTCAGTGGTGGAACGGTAGACACAGCGGACTTAGAATCCGCCGCCTTAAAAAGCGTGGAAGTTCAAATCTTCTCTGGAGCACTTGCCAATCAAACTTAAATAGTTTATGATTGGTATATAAGCGGGTATGATGTAGCGGTAACATGACATCCTTCCAAGTTGTTCTCACCGGTTCAAATCCGGTTACCCGCTCTCGGGAGATTAACTCAGCGGTAGAGTGACTGCCTTACAAGCAGTAAGTCATTGGTTCGAATCCGATATTTCCCATTAATAAATACTTCTAAAGTATTTTGGTATAATGGAAAAACTTTTTAAACTACTAAGTGATGCACAAGCGTCTCTCTTTGTCTTATTTCATAAGACTTGGGCTTATCATTGGAATGTAGTAGGGGAAGATTTTCCACAACTTCATACTCTCTTTGGTGATCAGTATGAAACCATGTTTGAAGAGATTGATCGTATCTCCGAACACATGAGATTTTTAAATGTAAAACCACTTAATAGTTTAGAGAGAATTGTAGAAGTTTCCAAAGTAAAAACTGGACAAAGTACAACAGATTGTCATAAAATGGCTAGAGATCTGTTAAAATCAAATCAAGATCTGTGTAATTTATTTACTGAAGTTGCTGAGGAAGCAGATGCTCAGAAGTCCAGAGCAACTTCAAATCTTGCAGATGATCTAAATGAGTCTCACGGAAAATTTGTTTGGATGTTAAGATCTTATCTTGAATCCTCTCCAGGACTCGCAAAAGAAGAAGTTGAAGAAACTCTAGAACAAGAAGAACCTGAAATTCAAATAGAAGAAACAACTGAAGATTAATTTACGGTATTGAACAATGTTAAAAGTAAGATGTAAGGTGTGTAACACCGAGTTGGAGTCGCATCCAACAAAATCAGTATGTTGTGGATGTGATAATATGACACTTGTAAAGGGAGACACTATCACTGCTGTTGACCTAAATCAAGTTGTTATGTTAAACTCAATAAAGGAAAATAAGAAAGATAGTCTATTCAGTCCATCTGAACTTGCTTTCCAAGAGTCCAGACGAGCCCGTAAAGTTCGTAAACTGGATTTTGAAATCCGATAGGAGAATTGGCCGAGTGGTTTAAGGCGGGAACCTGCTAAGTTCTTGAGGAGTTTACACTTCTCCGTTGGTTCGAATCCAACATTCTCCGTATGGAAAGGTGGCCGAGTGGTTTAAGGCAACTGTCTTGAAAACAGTCGATGTGAAAGCATCCGGAGGTTCGAATCCTCTCCTTTCCGTTTAAAATTACTACAAATTTAATTATTACTTAATGAGTGTTACGAGTTGAACACATAAGGTTGCCTTTAGAGCTTCCGTGATTAGTATATAATTATGTACAATTCAATGGCAGTATGGACGATCGTACCTATGATAATTGGGTGAAGATCAAGGCAACTTTTGAAACCTCTGGTAACACTGATAATATGTTCTATAAAAGAGCAGTTGAAATTGTAAAAACAAGGAGAGATCCTTTAGCAAAATTTCTTGGAGATGAGAAATGATGCACGAACAGGAAGAATTTATTACACGTTCTGAAGTTCAGGAGATGATTGATGCTGCTATACGAAGGCACAATCGGAATGCTTCCATTATTAGTATGTGCGTTGGTTGGGTTGTCCTTGCTTTATTTGCTGAAGGATTGTTGAGACTTATAGGCGTTATTCCACCTGTACTACCATGGCTCAACATTACCCTGAAATAATTGGTATTGTGTTGTTGTTAGTATTTGCTGCCACAATGTTTTATCAAGGAACATGCATTCTGAGAAATCAACGTGGTTATTCTATTCGTGACTATATGAAACAAGATAGTACAAATATGCGTAAAAGAATCGAAGAACTTTTAAAGGACAAATGATCACAGAGGACGATTTAAAAGAACTGCAAGAAAGAGTTTTGCATCAAAAAATGGAAGAACTCTTTGAAGAACCATCTACTTATGAAGACGATGACGACGACTGATTGGTTAATTTTTATTGAATTTGTTTCTCACATTTTGTATATGTTTGTTTCCTTTATGTGTGGGCTCATTATCGGTTACATAGTCGGATTTAGAAACGGAGGAATGTAATGCACACACTTATATCTTCACTTTTACTTTTTAGTTCTATTGCGACCTTTATTTACTGGGGTCTTCATAACGCATATCCACAATGAAACTGATGACACATTTTGCACGATGGGTACTTGAAAATCCTTATACATTAGGTATTATTGGATATCTCTTAGTTGTTTTGCCTATCATGGGTATCTGGGCAATTCACAAGTATAACTGGCAACATTGGCAGCCATTTGACAAAAAGGATCATTAGTGTTACTATATACTAGTAATCGGGCATTAGCGCAGTTTGGTAGCGCGCCTGCTTTGGGAGCAGGATGTCGGGGGTTCAAATCCCTCATGCCCGATTTATAAATATAAAAACTATGAAAATCTACACAGTGCAAGAGTTCCAAAAACGCTGGGAAGAAATGATTGATAGAGTTGAAAATGGAGAGAGTATAGGTATAATTAACGAAAAAGGACAAACGGCAGTTATGATCCCTGCAGATGACGAACTTATACGCATATACACAGAGTTAAATAACGAAGCCTCTTGACAAAGAGTTCCAAGTCCTCTATAATTGACTTGTATTTTGCGGGACTGTCGCCTATTGGTTAAGGCCCACTGCTTATAACGGTGTGAAGAGGGTTCAATTCCCTCCAGTCCTACTTTGCTCCTTTAGCAATCTGGTGAATGCAGCGAACTCATAATTCGCCTGAGGCGTGTTCGATCCACGCAAGGAGCATAGGACAGAAACCGAACTGTCCGTCTTGACTTCTCCAAGTCAATCCCCTATAATAACAAGGTAAACAAATTCAAACAAATGTCACTCACTGATAAATTCAAAAAAGACATTCAAACTCTGAAGTCTGCTGCGAACGGAGAATCTTATCTGGATGTAAAAAATCCAAAACTCTTTAAAAAAGTTCGTAAGTTTTATGAATCTAATGGTGTAATTTTCTCCGGAGATCCTCTGGATGACTATGAGATGTTGATTGATTATATCTATGCTGATCTTGAAGCTGAAGGAGCTCTTGTATCGTGATTGAAACACTTCCTAAAGTCCTTTTCGAACGAGAGGGATATAGGTTTGTTCAAAAGGGTATCATTGAATTAAATGGTATGCCTGACTATAGAATGCAAAAGAAAGATCACTACACTAAACGTTGGAATGACATTTATCTTTTTGATAATGGTCTACAATGCACTACTGCAATGGAAGACATTGAATATGCGAAATGGTTAGATCCGGATCGTGTTCCCTGTTATATACGGGAAGATGATGAAGACACGGATGGTCTATAACAGAACTGGTCGGGAGCAAACCCCTTATGATAAAATCTAATGTATTCAGATACATTGGTAATGCACTTCTCTTATCAGGATACTTTTTTCTGCTTTGGGGAGATATGAAACTTGGATTATTTGTAAAATGTATTGGGAACATCTTTGTTGTTCCCTTTGCAATCAAATATAAGTTTTGGGATATTCTCTTCTTGTGTGCTTTCTATGCTGCTATTGAGATACCTAAACTCATCCAACTTTTCTTAGTTTCTCAAAACTAAGTGGTGGAGTCATCCCCAATATGCCCGTCTCGGACAGACGTTAATCGTGCCCTGGTGCGGATGGGGTTAACCCCGCCGAGTTTCTTGTTTTCTCGTACTCAAAACAAGTGGCGAGCCTGAGCTTTAGAGGTGGGAGAAATCCCACCTTTTTTAGTTGGAACTTATGAAGGACATTAAAATTACATATCTTGGATATATCGAACACACTTCTGGATTTGGTACGAGTGCAGTGTGATATAATCTTGGATCAAAAATAGTTAACGAATTTTCTGTCCCATCGAGAACTATGGATCCGTTGTTAGTTCTGACAAGAGTGCCATATTTTTTATTTGGATTCTGCAAGTAAAAAATACAACCTATGAGTTGACCTTCATGGTGAGCATGATAGTGATTATCTGTGTAGGATTGTACGTCCTCATCAAAGTATAACGTGTTTTCTATATCTTTATCTTCGTAGTAATCTACTTTGTTTATCCAACAAGATTCAAATGTTACATTAGTATTTAAATAAGTCTTACTATAATTGTTTACTTCATCAGTTACTTTATCTGTAAGATTTTTCCAACACTTTTTCTCTAGAATTTGTTTATCAAAGAAATTTTCTGCCATTATTGGAGGATGTAACTCTTCAAACTTTCTGTGAGTTTTCAAGTACTGTTCAGATTCTTTTATGAGATTTATTCTATCTTCTTTTGAAATAGTATTATAAGATTTATAAAAATATTTTTCATCAAAATAAAATAGTTTGTTCAAAGTTCCTTGCAAATATCTACTCTAATTGGTATAATATATAGTATGAGATTATTATTTTTGATCAAAAAATGAGTCAATACATTAAGAAGGCACTTGTGCTTGGTGCCGGTGGCTTTATTGGAAGTCATATGGTTCGTAGATTGCGATCTGAAGGATACTGGGTTCGTGGTGTAGACCTTAAGTATCCAGAGTTCTCCAAACACGAAGCAAACGAATTTGTTCTTGGGGATCTTCGTGATGTAGATTTTGTTCGTCGTGTACTTGAATATAAGGGTGATCGCGGTAACTTTTATCAGTCAGTTCCCTATCGTTATATCCAATCGTTTGATGAAATCTATCAGTTCGCTGCCGATATGGGTGGAGCTGGATTTGTGTTTACTGGTGAGAACGATGCAGATATTATGCATAATTCAGTATCAATTAATCTGAATGTACTTGAGATGCAGCGTCAAATGAACGAACGCACTGGTAAAAATACAACTAAGATTTTCTATTCTGGTTCTGCTTGCATGTACCCAGAACATAACCAACTCGATCCTGATAATCCTGATTGTCGTGAAGAATCCGCATATCCAGCAAATCCAGACTCAGAATACGGATGGGAAAAACTGTTTTCAGAACGTCTATATTTTGCTTATCATCGCAACTATGGTATTCCTGTACGTGTTGCTAGATACCACAATATATTCGGGCCAGAAGGAACTTGGACGGGCGGCAGAGAAAAAGCCCCCGCAGCAATCTGCCGCAAAGTTGCAGAACTTCCAGAAGTAGGTGGAACTATTGAAGTTTGGGGCGATGGTTTACAAACTCGTTCATTCCTTTACATTGATGAGTGTCTTGAAGCAACCCGTCGTTTAATGGAGTCTGATTTCCAAGGTCCAGTGAATATTGGATCTGAGGAAATGGTTACGATCAATCAACTCGTAGAGACTGCTGCTAGGGTTTCTGGTAAGGTTGTGAATAGAAAACATAAATTAGATGCACCTCTCGGTGTTCGTGGTCGTAATTCCAACAATGATGTAGTCCGCAGAGAACTCGGTTGGGATTATTCTCAAACTCTAGAAGAAGGTATTCGTAAGACATACGCATGGATTGTTGCACAAATTGATAAGAAGAATAATGAAAATTGAGATTATTAAAAAACATGTAAAAGATTTAGATGTTAGTCATCTAAGAGATATGTCTCTCAATCAAAATGACTGGCTTCCCGCAGGTCAAAGCGAGTATAGGCTTTATGCATATCTCTCCACTTTCTTTAACAAATCCACTATTCTGGATGTTGGTACTCGCACTGGTGGATCCGCTCTCGCTCTTTCTTATAATCCGACTAATAAAGTGATTAGTTATGATCTTGTGGAACAGGGCGCCAGCTCTATTCAAAAAGAAAACATCACTTGGAAGATCATGAATTTCATGGAAGATGAAACTCTTGATTGGGATAATATTCCCATCGTTATGATTGATGTTGATCCACATGATGGAGCTCAAGAACGTGTCATGATGGATTGGTTGCGTGACAAAGGTTGGAAAGGTATTTTGATTCATGATGATATTGGCCCTGGTTGGCCTGATATTCAACTAATGTGGGATGAGATTCCCGAAGAGAAGTTTGATGTAACTGAGATTGCTCATATGAGTGGTACTGGTATTGTCAACTTTGGAAATGCACACGAAATTACTATTGTCTGATGAAAATTACAGTACTAGGATCTAGTGGGCAAATCGGTGCCTACTTAACAGAATATCTGCGTGGTAAAGGCCACACCGTTTATGAGTTTGATGTTGTTAATGGTGAACATCAAGACATGACAATTATCCCCAATCCCGAACTCCATCGGGTAATTATGGATAGTGACTTTGTGTTCTTCCTTGCATTTGATGTAGGTGGTTCTCGTTATCTCAAAAAATATCAACACACATTCCAATTCATTGACAACAATGCCCGTTTGATGGCAAATGCATTTGGACTTCTTAAAAAATACAATAAGAGATTTGTATTTGCTTCATCTCAGATGAGTAATATGAGTTATTCTCCATATGGTGTTCTTAAGAATGTTGGAGAACTTTATACTAAATCTTTGAATGGACTTATTGTTAAGTTCTGGAATGTTTATGGAGTGGAAAAAGATCACGATAAAGCACACGTAATCACAGACTTTATTCGTAAAGGTTTTGAAACTGGTGTGATTGACATGCTTACTGATGGTCAGGAAGAACGTGAGTTTCTATATGCTGAAGATTGTTGTGAAGCACTTGAGTCAATTATGGAAAACTACGATGACTTTACTTCTGAAGATAATCTTCACATTACCAGCTTCCACTCTACAAAGGTCATTGATATTGCGAGTATAATTTGTGGCCAATTCAATTTGATGGGCAAGTACGATGTTAAAGTACAACCGTCAACTGAAAAGGATAGTGTTCAACTTGACAAAAGAAATCGACCAGATACTTATTTGATGAAGTGGTGGACTCCCAAAACAACAATTGAACAGGGTATTGCTAAGGTATTTGAGGCTATGAAGAATGAACAAGTTTCAAATTAATCTTTATTGTAACGACTCTCTTCTCCCGTCAACCTCAGATAAAAATACTTCTAGTTTTACTGAGTGGGTTTATGATGGTTCCGGTGCAGTAAGTCTTTATGTAAATCAAAGATCCCTAGATGTACTTCAGGATGTTTCTTCTACACCAAAGTATATCTGGTTACTTGAATCAAAACAAGTCATTCAAAATGTTTATGATTGGATTCTTGCAAACTATGATTTTGTTGCTTCTAGAGTGGATGGTATTTTGTCTCCAGATAAAGAACTATGTGAGAAGTATCCAAAGTTTCAATATGCATTAAGCAATGCAGCTCCATGGATTGAAGAACGCCAGATTTATGACAAGACTAAACTTGTTTCTATGATCTCTTCAAACAAGTCTATGGTTCCTGGACATCGCAAGAGACTTGAATTCGTGAATAAGTTTAAAGATCAACTTGATCTTTATGGTCGTGGGTTTCGTGATCTTCCTAGAAAGGAAGAAGGTATCCGAGATTATATGTTCTCTGTGGCCGTAGAGAATGCCGTCTATGATACATACTTTACGGAGAAACTTACAGATTGTTTCGCCACAGGAACGATTCCCATCTTCTACGGATGTAAAGGAGTCACAGAGTATTTCAACGAGGATGGTATTATATTCTTGGATGATGACTTTGATGTTTCTATTTTGACAGAAGAACTTTATTATTCTAAAATGGATGCGATCAAGGATAACTTTGAACGTGCTAACAATCTGCCAGTGGCAGAAGATTACCTCTACGAAACTTACTGGAAATGAGTACTTATAAAGGCTGGGAAGCAGAAGAACAGATTGCAGTTGATTATCTTGAAACTTGTCGTAGTGCAGTTGCAGATGATGAAGTATTTGCAAAATTTAAATCAATTCAAGGATATAAAAATATTCTTGAACATGTAACTCCTCGTCAAGGTACGGAGTATCTTCAAATTGCCATGGAAATGGCTGGAGATGCTCTACTTGAAAATCTTGAGGCGTTTAAAGAGAATGATGTTATCGGTAAACCCGATAAATTCTCTTATCCAGAAACGGGTAAAATCTCTCCCACTACAATCCGATATATTAAGAATGTATTTGAGATGGCGACTCTCTTAGGAGATGCACCTATCAGTCGTGTAGTAGAAGTTGGTGGCGGGTATGGTGGATTATGTAAGACCTTGAGTGTTGTCTGTGATTTTGATGAATATGTTTTAGTGGATCTTCCTGAGGCTGTTGCGGTTCAAGAAAAGTATCTTAAGAACTTCCCAGAACTTTATGCAAAGTGTAAGTTTGTAAGTTGTGATAACGTAGAAGAAATTAAAGATGTAGACCTGTTCATTAGTAATTACGCCCTTTCTGAATGTGATTATGATACTCAAGCAAAATACTATGATAATCTAGTATCAGATGCTAAGTATGCTTACATCATTTATAACCTTGTCAACTTTAATGATTTCTACTATAATAAGTTTACTGAAAGGATGAGTGAACGTTTTGAATTCACCACGAACAAAGATTACGAAAACACTGTAATTTTAGCTAAGGTAAAAGAATCATGAATCGAATTAAAGATTATGATGAGTTGGAAGATAGGATCGTAAAATGGATTTCTAATTATTGCATTACTCATCCTAAACTTAAAAGTCTTGTAGTAGGAATTTCTGGGGGAATTGATTCCTCTGTGGTTTCTACCCTTTGTGCTTTGACTGGTATGCCAACTTATGTGGTTGGAATGCCTATCAATCAACTTGAGAATCAGGAGTCTCTTTCTGATGCTCATGGTAAGTGGTTGGAGTCAAAATTTAATAATGTAACTTTTGTTAAGACTGATATGAGCTCAGTCTATGATGATTTCCTTCAAACTATTTCTAATGATATTGGGGAGAACTTTGCAACGAATAAACTGGCACAAGCAAATACTCGATCAAGACTTCGCATGGTAACCCTTTACCAGATTGCAACTTCAGTAAATGGTATTGTTGTTGGAACTGGTAATAAGGTTGAGGATTATGGTGTAGGATTCTATACCAAGTATGGTGATGGTGGTATTGATATTGCTCCTATTGCAGACCTCTATAAGACCGAAGTATGGATGCTTGGTGAACATCTAGGTGTAGATGATAGAATTGTTTCTGCACCACCTACTGATGGACTTTGGGATGATGGTAGAACTGATGAAGATCAGATTGGAACTTCCTATGCAATGTTAGAATGGGTTATGGAAAAAGGACTTTCTGAAGATCCATTGTTCTTGAATGAAGAACAAACTAATGCAATCAATGTGTACCAGAAGTTCCACATGCAAAACAAACATAAGATGACAGAAATTCCCACATTTAAGCTATGAAAATTGGATTAATAGGCGCAGGAAGACTAGGTATTTGTCTTGCACTTCTCATGGAAAATGCAGGATATGATGTTCTGGTTTCCGATATTCGTGAGGATTATGTAGAGAACCTCAATAAAAAAATTATTTCTAGTACAGAACCGTTTGTGCAAGAACATCTAAGACAAGCTAAGTATCTTGAAGCAACCACTGATAATAAAAAAGTGATTGCAGAATGTGATATTATCTTTACTTTGGTTGCAACTCCATCTTTAGATGATGGTTCTTATGATGTAAGTTCTGTATGGAATGTTGTTCGTGACTTCCAAGAATCCCCTAATGTTGAAGGTAAAACATTGGTTGTTGGTTGCACTACAAATCCAGGAGATTGTGTAAGATTCCAGGAACAACTTAAGTCTTATGGAGTAAGTGTTGTATATAATCCAGAATTTATTGCACAAGGATCTATTATTAAGGACTTAACCCATGCTGACATGGTTTTACTTGGTGGGGATAATGCAGAAGTTCTAGAAACTCTTTCTGAAATTTACAAGAAAATTCAGGTTACAAAACCAGTCATTTCTATTATGTCATCTACGGCTGCAGAAATAGTTAAGATCGCAGTCAATTGTTTCATGACAACTAAAATTAGTTTTGCAAATATGATCGGAGAGGTTCTTATTCTTTCCGGACTTGAGAGTGAAATCGAATCCGTCCTTTCTTCTATTGCAAGTGATTCTAGAATTGGAAGTAAGTATCTAAAATTTGGATTTGGATTTGGTGGCCCATGTCTGCCTAGAGATAATAGATCTTTTGGTAGGTATGCAGAGAAACTTGGATTGAAGTATAATCTTGGCACAACCACTGATGATTTTAATAATGAACATTCTATTTTTTTAAAAAATTATTTCATTAATAAGAACACTAAAAATCTCCCTTTTCATTTTGAATATATTTCATATAAGAGGGGTACTGATATTCTAACCGAAAGTCAACAATATAAACTTTGTCTAGATCTTTTAGATGCTGGTCATGAAGTCTATGTTTCCGATAATCCCCATATTATTAAACAAGTGGAAGTCTTGTTAACGAGTCAATATGGTGATAGAATACATTTTGGGAAACCGCCAGAAAAAATTAATACATTTGTAATTAAATTATGATCGGATATAACAGACTAGGAAGTAATGGTCGTCTAGGTAATCAAATGTTTCAGTATGCAGCACTTAGAGGTATTGCTGCAAAACGAGGTTATGATTGGTGCATTCCTCCAGATACATATGATCATAAAGATAATTATGGTTTATTTGAGACATTTGAGTTGACAAATGTTAATGAATCAAACATTGGATTTGTCAATGGAGAATACATACAAGAGAATGATCATTGTTTTATTCCGGAGTTTTTTGATGAATGTCCTGATAATGTAAGTCTTGATGGATATTTCCAGACTGAAAAATATTTTAGTCACATCGCACAGGAAATTCGTGAAGACTTCACGTTTAGAAAAGATTATCTCAATCCTTGTAAGGAGTATATTGATAGTCTACCTTCTAGCCCTATTTTCTTGCATATTCGACAGAGTGACAACATTGGAAGAGAACAATACCATCCCATCCTACCGATTAAATTTTTTGAGGATGCGTTAAAGCAATTTCCAGAAGATACTCCATGTTTCGTATTTACTGATGACATTGAGTGGTGCAAGTCTCAGGAGTTTTTCAAACAGGATCGTTTCTTGTTTAATGAAAGTAATGGTAGATATACTTATCGTACTATTGATGGTACTGGAAAAATGCAAAATACTCTTCTACCACAGGTTGATCTGTGTCTGATGACTCTTTGTTCTGGTGCTATTATTGCAAACTCATCATTCTCTTGGTGGGGTGCATGGTTACAAAATGATCGTGGTAAAGTAGTTGCTCCAGATCCCAAGAAGTGGTTTGGCACTGCAATGTCTAACCTAGATACTTCGGATATTGTTCCTGATCGTTGGATTATTCAAGAGTGGAGTAAGTAATGGCCGTATCATTTAAAGGACTTGGTAACGAGGGTCGCCTTGGAAACCAAATGTTTCAATATGCATTTATTCGTGGTCTTTCTGCAAATCGCGGATTTGATTGGGTAGTTCCTGGCCCAGATGCAGATCGTTTAGACAACTATGGGTTGTTTGATGCATTTGAACTAACCAATTGTAATATAGAGAAGAACACTGGGGAACCTTTCTACAAAACTGTAGAGTATCGTGATATGCACTTTAATGAAGAAATCTTCAATAAGTGTGAAGACAACACTAATTTCTCTGGTAACTTCCAGACAGAAAGATATTTTGAATCCATTTCAGATAGTATCCGAGAAGATTTTACTTTCAAGAGTTATTATATGGAACCTTGCCAAGAATATATTGATTCTCTTGGTGGTAGAGAGAATTGTATCTTCCTTCATGTTCGTCGTGGATCACCAAATTTAACTGGTCGCAGAGGAGAGAAGTGGTCTTATCAAATGGTTCAGGAGTATCATCCCCTCTGTAAGAAGGAATATTATATTGAAGCTCTAAAAGAGTTTCCAGAAGATAAGAATATTATTGTTGTTTCCGATCTTATTGATTGGTGTAAGCGCCAAGATTGGTTGCAAGGAGATCGTTTCCATTTCTCAGACTCTTCTTATGAGACTTTCGGAGACGGTGCTGCCGTCCCCTACATCGATCTTTGTCTCATGAGTTTGTGTGGTGGTGCAATTATTGCTAACTCTTCTTTAAGTTGGTGGGGCGCATGGTTACAAAATGATACTGGTAAAGTTGTTGTACCAGATCCTTGGTTTGGGTCTGCTTATTCCCACTATAATATGAAAGATATGATCCCACAACGATGGGTTAAACTTTATAATGATCCTTCCCCCATTGCCGCAGAAGAATGAAAGATTTAACTTTTTTATTGCCTTGTAGAATTGAGTCTGAAGATAGACTAAAAAATGTTATTACTTCAGTAACATATTTACTTAAAAATTTTCCAGAATCAAAAGTTATTTTGAAGGAAGTTGATTCTCACTCTCATTTTAAATTTAGAGCTCTTCCTGTAATTCGTAAGTATATTAGTACTGATCAATTAACTCATATATACGAAGAAAGTGATGAAAAATTCTTCCACAAGACTCGTATTCTCAATGATCTTTTAGTTGCTTCTGAAACTGAAATCGTTTATAATCATGATGTAGATATAGTTTTACCAATACAAAGTTATGTAATTGCTTATAATGCAATTAAAAATGATGGAATTGATGCAGTTTATCCATTTGGATGTGGAGTTTATCAGTGGGCTGTAAATTATTCCGAATCAACTTTTAATCAATTTTTGGATTCTAATTTTGACTTTTCAATTCTTACTGACTCCAAATTTAGAGTAGCTTCCTCAATAGGTTGGGGGCAAATGATAAAAAAAGAATCCGAAATTAAAGTTGGTTTATGGAATGAAAATTTTATTTCCTGGGGAGCAGAGGACTGTGAGTTTTATTACAGATTGAATTGTTTTGGACTTAAAATAGCAAGAGTTAATGAAGACATCTATCATTTTGAACATGGTAGAACTTTTAATTCACACTATCATAATCCCAAATTCATGGACAATCATAATCTTTGGCAAAATATTAGAACTTGGGATGCACCAAAATTACAATCTTATTATCAACAACAAGAATATATTAAAAAAAGAGGAGAACAATTAAATGTTAGCTTTTAATGAATTGGGTAATATTGGCCGTTTGGGAAACCAGATGTTCCAATATGCAGCTTTACGAGGAATCGCAGCTGCAAAAGGATATGATTGGTGTATTCCACCCTATAATACAAAAAGGGTTGATAATTATAGTTTATCTAATTGTTTTGTATTGGAAAGTGTAAAATCAACTAATCTCTATATTCTTGATCGTGGATTTGCCCCGATAGTTGCTGAAAAATATTTTCATTTTGATGAAGAACTTCTTCAACTTTGTCCTAATGATGTGTCTATACATGGATTTTTTCAGACAGAAAAGTATTTTGCACACATCAAAGATGAAATTCGCAATGACTTTAGATTTCATACTGATTTAAGCGAACCTGTTAAAGGATTTTTGAGTGATCTGAAAGATCCTATCTTCCTTCATGTCCGTCGTGGAGATCCTAATCTGGTAGATGCTAGAGGATTTAAATGGGCTTATACTGAATGTTCCGATCAACATCCGCCACAATCCCTTGAATATTATGAGAAAGCTCTTAAACTCTTCCCAGAAGACCAAGAAGTAGTAGTTGTTTCCGATTCTCCAGAATGGGTAATGGAACAAGAACTTTTTAAACCGGATCGTTTTTATGTTTCCACTCCAGAAGAAAAGTATCCTGATGGATCCTATACTCCTTATGTTGATCTTTGCATTATGGCTAATTGTAAAGGTGGAATCATTGCAAACTCTACACTCTCATGGTGGGGCGCATGGTTACAAAATGGTGCTGGTAAAATTGTAGCACCTAAGAATTGGTTTGGGCCTGCATACGCACATAATAAGACCGACGATCTTTATTGTGAGGGATGGGAAGTTATCTGATGGAATCCGTTGTAATGGACAAAAACAAATCTGCATATAAATTGAAAGGTATTGGACCCATCTATTATATTAATCTAGATGGTCAACCTGAGAGGCAAGATTACATGGAATCGATGTTTTCTTATTGGGACATTGAAAACTATGAACGAATCTCTGCATATGATGGTCGTGAAGATGATCTAAGTGATATTATTCACGGAAGATATCCGGCAAATATGAGTTCCGGTGAAGTTGGTTGTGTTACTTCTCATCTTAAACTTCTCAAACATTATCTGGAAACTTCCGATTCTCCGTATTGCATTGTCATGGAAGACGATGTGGATATTAGTACTGCAAAATATTGGAACTTTACTTGGAATCAATTTGTTGCAAGACTTCCTTATGATTATGATGTAGTTCAACTTGCAATTATTTGTCCTGGAACTCTTCATGTAAACCTACACCGTAGGTTTGTTAATGATTTTTCCACAGCTTGTTATATCATTACTCGACATCATGCAGAGAAAGTTGTTCGACTTCACTGCCGTGGCGACAAATATAAATTAGATCACGCAATTAAACCTCGTGCTGTTGCTGATGATTTGATTTATAATTCTGGAAACACTTTTGCTATTCCTTTGTTCTTGTATAGAATTGAACTGGGCTCTTCAATTCATCCAGAACACATTGAAATTTTTCATAGAGGATCTCACGATGGACTCCGAAATCTTTGGGAAACTCGCGGTTCTGACTTAGAAATTGAAAAACTTATGGACTTTGATCCATATCTAGGAAGAACCTCTGAGGCTCAACAACAAACTTCTTAACCTTTTCTTAGTTGACAGAATCCAAAGAAACTGTTAAGATTGTCAGACTTAACCGTGCCGCAACTACTTGCACGGTTAACCACTATGTCCTATAGAACAAAACAAATTTTTATGAAACTCAAACAACTGATGCTTGCACCTGTTGCTCTGGGAATGGTTTCTCCTGTTGCTGCGAATGCCGCAGACCTCAATATGGCAGCAGTCAACCAATATTCCTCGGAACAGGTTACAAGTGTTTCGCAACTTTCTGATGTGCAACCCACCGATTGGGCATACCAAGCACTCAGCAACCTTGTAGATCGTTATGGTTGTGTTGCTGGTTATCCCAACGGCACTTTTGGTGGTGGTCGTGCAATGACTCGTTATGAGGCAGCAGCACTTCTGAATGCTTGCCTTGACCGTGTGACTGAAGTTACTGATGAACTTCAACGTCTTGCTAACGAGTTCCGTGATGAACTTACTGTTATTCAAGGTCGTGTTACTAAACTGGAAACAAAGGTTGGTGCTCTGGAAGCAACTCAGTTCTCCACCACCACCAAACTCAAGGGTGAAGCATCTTTCGTTCTTGGTGGTGTGAGTAATGCTTGGACTCCTGGAAAAACTGCTAGTACGAATGTTGGCAACACTGCATTCAACTATGATCTTCGCCTGAACTTTGATACCTCGTTCACTGGTAAAGATCTGCTTCGCACTCGTCTGCGTTCGGGTAACTTCTCCTCACAACCCTTTGGTTCCTCTTCGTCTTTGTTTAAACTGGATAAGGCAGAGAGCACTGCCGATGCCGTTAAACTGGATCGTCTCTACTATAGTTTCCCTGCACTTACTAAGGGTGTGACTCTGACTGCTGGTGCTCTGGTTCGTAATACTGAAATGACCTGGATTCCTTCTGTTTATAAGTCGGATGTTCTGGACTTCTTCCAACTTGCTGGGGCCCCTGGCGTCTATAACAAGGCAACTGGTTCTGGTTTCGGTGCTCAGTGGGTTCAGGGTAAGAAAGGATTCGTTGCTGGTGTGAACTATGTTGCCCAAGGTGGTTCTGATTCTACCAAAGGTGAGTTCAATGAAAAGGGTTCTCTGAACACTCTTGCCCAGATTGGTTATCGTGCTCCTAACTACGGTGTTGCATTTGGTTATCGTTATGGTACTGAAGGCACTCGTGTTCGTACCTTCAATGGCGTTCTGGGTTCTTCTGGTGCTCTTGCTCCTGGACAAACCTCTAATGGTTATGCTCTGAGTGCTTACTGGCAACCTTCTAAGTCTGGCATCATTCCTTCTGTGAGCGGTGGTTATGGTTGGAACACCGTAAGTCTGAATGCAGAAGGCAAATCAACTCCTAATGGTGCTACCGATTCTCAAACCTGGTACGCTGGTCTCCAGTGGTCTGATGTGTTTGCTAAGGGTAACTCCGCTGGTTTCGCTATCGGTCAACCTGGTAATGCAGAAGGTCTTACTAAGGAAGCAACGATGTGGGAATTGTTCTACAAGTATCGTGTGAGTGATAACATTACCGTTACTCCTGCGGTGTTCTATGTGTCGAACAATCAGGCACTTGCTGATACCTCTTCTAACTTTGGTGGTGTGATTCAGACTACTTTCCGTTTCTGATATAGTAATCATTTATACTTACTAAAGTCACAATTCTCTAACAAGGGTGGGTTTCCCCCCTTGTTTTTTCTTTAGATTTCCTATATAATATTGTTGTAAATCTTTACAAAAGTAACATGACTGTAACAACTAATGATCGTGGTCAACAAAACATGTGGGCAGTAGAACCTCAAATGGTTTATCAGGAGTATAACCGTAAAGGCCTTTTGACTCCTATGCAGACCACTGAAATGTATAATGGTCGTTGGGCTATGATGGGTATTATTGCTGGTGCAATTTCTTATCTATTCACCAATAAACTCTTCTTCGGTATCTTCTGAGACGGACGATGACTGAAGTAATCTTTACAATTACTAGTATTGCCTTCTTTGTTTTGTTGGCAATTTCTGTAGAAAAACTTTCTGAAACTTACTAAGGAGAACTAAAATGAAATTTGGATTTACCCCCGAGGCAGAGATCCTCAACGCTCGTCTGGCAATGCTCGGTTTCGTCATTGCTGTTGGTACTTACTTCACCACTGGACAGATCATTCCTGGTGTTTGGTGATTCTTAACGACAGGTTGACTCTTTAATAATTTCTTGATAAACTATTTTTGAAATTTATTTTTTAAATATGACTGTTTATAACATTACCCTTCGTTCCCCCGATGGCACTGAGCAAACTATTCAGTGTGCTGAGGATCAATACATTCTTGAAGCTGCTGAAGAAGCAGGCGTAGACCTTCCTTCGTCATGTAAAGCTGGTGCTTGCTCTGCTTGTGCTGGTAAACTGATTGAAGGTGAAGTTGATAACGAGGAGCAATCGTTCCTCGATGATGATCAACTAACAGATGGTTGGGTGCTCACTTGTGTTGCTTATCCCAAATCTGATTGTGTAATTCTTACTGAACAGGAAGAAAACCTGTGAGTGCGGGAATGATTGGGCAATTCAATCTTGCCCTCCAAGAACTTATAGAATCGGGTGCTTGGGATCGAGATGTAAAACTAGAAGTCAAGATCGCAGGCACTCTTAAAAATGATAAGTTTATCGTTATTAAACCTGTTAAAGAAAAACTTATTTGTACCCCTAATCCTGAATTAAAACAAAAACATGCCTCAACTAACACCTGAAGAAAAATCTATAGTCCCTTCAGTGGACTTTATGTTCCGTGAAAATGGTGAGTTCGTAACTCGATCTAGTGAAGAACTTTTCAACGGAAAGAAAGTAGTTCTCTTTGCACTTCCTGGAGCATTCACTCCTACTTGTAGTGCTTATCAACTCCCTGGTTATGAGGAGAACTACAACGAATTTAAAGAATCAGGCATTGATGAAATCTATTGTCTGTCTGTTAATGATGCCTTTGTGATGAACGCATGGGCTAAAGACCAGAATATTGAGAATGTAAAACTCATTCCCGATGGTAACGGTGAATTCACTAGTGCTATGGGTATGCTCGTAAAGAAGTTTAATCTTGGTTTCGCATCTCGTTCTTGGCGTTATGCTGCTGTCATTAATGACGGTGTGATCGAACAAATCTTCATGGAAGATGGTAAACAAGATAATGCTTCTGAAGATCCTTATGTATGGTCTACTCCCGAAAAACTTCTGGAATATGTAAAAACTTCTACCCCTGCATTGTCAGTTTGATCTCTTCTCCCGCAAGGGGATTTTTTTTTGTCTAGGCTCTTGACTCTTTCTGGAAACCGTAGTATGATAAATAGGTAAACAAATGTTACGGATTTCTCATAAATCTTAACATTGATAAACACCCCGCAAACCGGGACCTCTAGGGTGTATAAATTACGTCTCTCATATCCCGCCTGAGGGTGGCGGGAACATAGTAACTCCACCATTTCCCTGATGGTCTTACTAACGTTTTAAACAAATGACTGCTACACTTTCACGTCAACAATCACAATCGAATATTTGGGAACAGTTCTGCAACTGGGTTACGTCAACCGACAACCGCCTTTATGTGGGTTGGTTCGGAGTTCTGATGATTCCTTGCCTACTTGCTGCTACAACTTGTTTCATTATCGCATTCATCGGTGCTCCTCCTGTGGACATTGATGGTATCCGTGAACCCGTTGCTGGTTCACTCATGTACGGAAACAACATCATCTCTGGTGCTGTTATTCCTTCGTCCAACGCAATTGGACTGCACTTTTATCCTATCTGGGAAGCTGCTTCCCTAGATGAGTGGCTTTACAACGGTGGTCCTTTCCAACTTGTTGTCTTCCACTTCCTGATTGGCATCTACGCCTACATGGGCCGCGAGTGGGAACTCTCTTACCGTCTAGGTATGCGTCCTTGGATCTGTGTTGCTTATAGCGCACCTGTTGCTGCTGCTTCTGCAGTGTTCTTGGTCTATCCTTTCGGTCAAGGTTCTTTCTCTGATGCGATGCCTTTGGGTATCTCTGGTACTTTCAACTATATGCTTGTGTTCCAGGCAGAACACAACATCCTGATGCACCCCTTCCACATGCTTGGAGTTGCTGGTGTCTTCGGTGGTTCTCTGTTCAGTGCTATGCACGGTTCTCTGGTTACTTCCTCACTGGTTCGTGAAACCACTGAGAACGAGTCACAGAACTATGGTTACAAGTTCGGTCAAGAAGAAGAGACCTACAACATTGTTGCTGCACACGGTTACTTTGGTCGTCTGATCTTCCAATACGCTTCGTTCAACAACTCTCGTTCACTTCACTTCTTCCTTGCTGCCTGGCCTGTAGTTGGTATCTGGTTCACTGCTCTTGGTGTTAGCACCATGGCATTTAACCTCAACGGTTTCAACTTCAACCAGTCTATCGTTGATAGTCAGGGTCGTGTTCTGAATACCTGGGCTGATGTCCTGAACCGTGCTGGACTCGGAATGGAGGTAATGCACGAGCGCAACGCCCACAATTTTCCGTTGGATCTTGCTGCTGCTGAAAGCACCCCTGTTGCTCTCACTGCTCCTACCATCGGTTGATAAAGTAAAAACTGAATAACTGATATAATAAGAGGGTGTGACAACCCTCTTTTTTTATGTCTTTAATTCATAACAAAATCTAACATCTTAGTGAGAACTTATTATAATTAGTGATGAGTTTTATCTTTTTATATGAAGATTTTTCTAGATACTGCCGATGTCTCATTAATTAAATCAACATATGATACTGGATTATTGGATGGAGTGACTACAAATCCATCTTTAATTCTCAAAAGCGGAAGACAACTACTACAAGTAATTCAAGAGATTGCAACAGACTTTTCAAATTTACAAAGTATTTCCGCAGAAATTGTTGCTGACACTTCAGAAGAAATGCTTTCACAAGCACAAAAGTATTATTCAATCGCACCCTCTGTTACAATTAAAGTTCCTTGTACTGTAGAGGGACTTAAGGCATGTAAGTTTCTTTCTGATAAAGGAATTCAAGTTAATGTAACCTTAGTGTTCTCAGTAGCACAAGCAATTCTTGCATCCAAAGCAGGTGCAACATTCATCTCACCATTCGTTGGAAGATGGATGGATAATTCAATTGATGGAATTGAACTTATCAAAAATATTCGTAAGGCATTTGATTACTCAGGAACATCTACACAAATCCTTGCAGCATCTCTTCGTGATGTAAGACAAGTAGAACAATCTGCTCTTGCAGGTGCTGATGTAGTTACTATTCCTCCAGTTGTATTTTGGGGAATGTATAAGAATATTATGACTGAAAAAGGATTGGAATTATTCCAAAAAGATTGGGATCAAGTTCTAAAGCAAAAAGAAATTGGAGAAACCAAATGAAAGAATTCGCTTTCACCGAAGATCAACTTAAATTAATGGCAGATGCTATTTGGACTAGACAAAGATGTTTTATTGCTGGTGATAAAAGATTTAAAGAGTATGGAGAAATTCTTCAGGAACTACTTAAAGATATTGAATATATTCCAACTAGATCATGAAGAAAGAGCATCAATGTTGGCATTTTGTAATGTCATCATTATCAAGAATATATGGAGTTAATAAAATAAAAAGTGAAGAAAGATTTCATGCATTTGCTTTACAGTGGTGTGATGATCATAACTATACTTGTGATATTCATCTTGATGATTTAAATAAGGTTGATAGGTATTTTAGAGAAGAATATGAATCTTGGGAGGGTTAAATGAAAGTAGGATTAATTGGACTAGGGCGAATGGGTGAAGGAATGTCCCGTCGTATGATGAAAGCAGGAATAGAAGTTTGGGGTTATCGGAGGAATTATGAGAAAGCAAACGAAGCATATGAAAAGGGATATGTGGATGGAATTGCAACTACTATTGAAAATCTTGTTAAAGTAGTTAAACAAAATAAAAAAGGTGGCACTCAACCGGGAATTTTTCAAATGGTTGTTCCTGCCGAAACAGTAGAGGAGACAATCAATGAGTTATTACGATATTGTAGTGAGGGAGATATTATTATTGATCATGGCAATAGCAATTTTAAAGACAGTCGGAAGAGAGCAGAACGTCTGGCAAAGATGGGTATCCAATATATTGATTGTGGCACTAGCGGTGGTGTTTACGGTTTGGATCGTGGATACTGTCTTATGGTTGGTGGCGGAGATACTGCGGTCGCCACTTGTGCAAGGATTTTTAATGCACTCGCCCCAGGCATCTCAAGTGCCCCGAGAACTAACTTTGACTCAGACATAACCTCTGCAGAACACGGTTGGTTGCATTGCGGTGGTTCAGGTGCAGGTCACTTTGTAAAGATGGTGCATAACGGTATTGAGTATGGCATTATGCAAGCATATGCCGAAGGATTCAATATTCTCAAGAATGCTAATGCAGGTGCTCAGTATGTCAGAGAAGGAGATGCTGAGGTTGCTCCAATGGCAGACCCAGAAAGTTATTGCTATGATATTGACGTTGCTGAAGTTGCTGAGTTATGGCGTCGTGGTAGCGTGGTTGGTAGTTGGTTACTCGATCTTACTGCTGATGTGTTACGCAGGGATGGTAGCCTTAAACAATTCTCTGGAGGAGTTTCCGATAGTGGTGAGGGTCGTTGGACTGTTTCTGCCGCTGTGGACTTGGGGATTCCCGCTCCTGTCATTACTACTGCGTTATTTGAAAGATTTAACTCACGCAATCTCGGATCGTTCGGAGCAAAAATCTTAAACGGAATGCGTTACATGTTCGGAGGACATCACGTTAGATAAAGTCTTTTGATTGAGTAAAAACACTCATTGACCTCTTTGTTAACTTATGTTAACATAAATATGAGAAATCACTAGGGAGGTTATGACTTCTTCAACACTTTCACAACCTATTTCACAACGAGGATGGTTCGATGTCCTGGATGACTGGCTTAAACGAGATCGCTTTGTATTTGTGGGTTGGTCTGGACTATTACTTTTTCCCACTGCTTATCTTGCCCTTGGTGGCTGGCTTACTGGCACGACGTTTGTTACAAGTTGGTACACCCACGGGTTGGCGTCTAGTTACCTTGAGGGCGCTAATTTCCTTACAGCAGCTGTGTCAACGCCTGCAGATGCTATGGGTCATTCTCTTCTTCTACTTTGGGGTCCTGAGTCTCAAGGGGATATTGTCAGGTGGTTCCAACTTGGGGGACTCTGGCCTTTTGTGGCGCTCCACGGATCTTTCGCTCTGATTGGATTTATGCTTCGCCAGTTTGAGATTGCTCGCCTGGTGGGTATCCGTCCTTATAATGCAATCGCATTCTCTGGTCCTATCGCAGTATTTGTTTCTGTGTTCCTGATGTATCCTCTGGGACAATCCAGTTGGTTCTTTGCACCCTCTTTCGGTGTCGCTGCTATCTTTCGCTTCCTTCTATTCCTTCAGGGTTTCCACAACTGGACTCTCAACCCCTTCCATATGATGGGAGTTGCTGGTATACTAGGAGGAGCACTGCTCTGTGCAATTCATGGAGCAACTGTAGAAAATACTCTATTTGAAGATGGCGATAAGGCAAACACTTTCAAAGCATTTGAACCTACACAGGAAGAAGAAACGTATTCAATGGTTACTGCAAACCGTTTCTGGTCACAGATATTTGGTATTGCTTTTAGTAACAAGCGTTGGCTTCATTTCTTCATGCTATTTGTTCCTGTCATGGGTCTGTGGACTTCCAGTATTGGTATCATTGGTCTTGCCCTTAATCTTCGTGCTTACGACTTTGTAAGTCAGGAGATTCGTGCAGCAGAGGACCCAGAGTTTGAAACCTTCTACACTAAGAACATTCTGTTGAATGAAGGTCTCCGTGCTTGGATGGCACCCGTAGATCAACCGCATGAGAACTTTGTGTTCCCAGAGGAAGTTCTACCACGAGGTAATGCACTCTAAAAACTAAATAAGGGAGTTCTACAAGAACTCCTTTTCATGTCATTTCTTTTAATTCTTTTTTTATTTCAACTCTTTGGTGTCATTATGTTTATATTGTCCGTTACACAAGATTTATGATAACTTCTGAAACTCCATACAAACTCGCAGAGATCATTCGTGATACTTGGCCCCAACTGTATAGACCTATTGAAAAAAAAAATAATGAATCTTCCAAAAAATTTTCAACAAACATCAAATGAACCCTATAATCGACATGATTATAAATTAGTTTATTTTAGTAATAAGTCGGTAATTTTTGATAATTTCGAAGATCTTAGAAAAGAATGGTGGCAAACTCCAGAACAGTTTTTGAGTCATGTTGAAGTTTTGGATAAACGAAAAGAAAAAAGTACACCTAGAGGATTTAATTAATGAAAAAATACAATGAAGAATACTTTTCAGTCCTGAATAAAAAGACTGGAAAAAAACTTTTAGATTGTGGTGATGAACAAGACGCTTTGCATATGGTTTCTATGGATCCAGAAAATAGAACTTACACTCGTAATAAGTTTCTGATGGGCCCTGTTGTTGATATTGAGATTCCAAAAGCACTTCCAACTAACGAAGTTGTTGTGAATATGGATGGTGGAGTAGGTGGTTCTTGGAAGGAAATATATGAACAATTTGATGAGGCATTTGGTGTTAAAAATCAAAAACAATTAAATCAGAGCGATGCCGAAGTTTTCGTACCCTAATGATCCCCAAGATGCCAAGTGTCCTTACTGTGGTGAGAAAGGGAAACCTTGTTCTCATGTAGATAGTATGGCGAGAGCATATGCTCGTGGTGCTTGCAAAAAGAAAAATCAAAATTAGCTTTTAGCTTCATTTTGGAGGTAAAAATTTTTCCGGTAAAAAATCAATCCTATATAATATCTGATGTTGTGTTTTTATGCCAAAGAATCAGTTGTTAAAAGATGAATTTAAAGTTAGAGTGATGAAGTTGAAACATCAACTTCAATTTGAACATAGGTATCCTGGAGAAAAAGAACTTGCCAACAAGTACCTAGATGAAGTATTATTCATTATTGATCAGTATTCTAGATGACTTATGACCTTGCCACAACAAGAACATAACTCTCTTCTAGCTACAAGAGAGTTTTTAAAACTACTTTTAGATGAAGTAAAGTATCCAAATCTTCCCAAAAAAATTAGATTTTCCGCAAAAAATTTATTGGAAAATTATCCAGAAAAATCTAAAATTGATAAACTATATTTTGGAAATACTTTTTCGGATGTTGTTCTCTCACATCAATCAGAAATAACGGAAGAAGAACTGGAAAATAATAATAAGATTTTTAATAATAATCAAACTTGGGATACTCCTGGATATAAATGGAAAACTGAAGTTGAGTTCATTTCTCATAAGTCATGATTTTTTTCATGGGGAATTAGTTAAACGGTATAACGGGTGCTTTGCAAGCACTTATTAGGAGTTCGATTCTCCTATTCTCCATTATTGACAAATAGGCTAAATAACTTATAATTACTAAGTGTTTAGTGATTTAATATGAAAGTTCCAAATTCTTCTGAACTGATGCATCTGCGTCTTCAAGCTTGGTTGAGAGAACATAGTTGTGATGACATTGAATATCTCGGTGTACGAGAAGGTGAACATTATTACCGAATTGCAGAACACGAAGTACCAGTATCGTCCATCGAGGATTTGGAGGAAGTAAAATGACAAAACCTTATTTCATTTATGATGCAGAATCAAAACAGGATAAGTGGAATCGTGGATTGGATTTGTTTATTGAAAGTGTACATAAACCAGATCATGAATTGAGACAATCTGCACATGATCAAAAGTGTTTTCATGAACTTATGGACGTTAGAGATACAGTTTTAGAGTATCTAAAAACTATTCGTTGGCAGTGATAATGGAAAGTTATTATATTTGGCTTTCTTTATTCATAATATGTGCATATTTTATTGTAACAGATAATAGTATATCTCAGTTAGTTTATTATATAAGTAAACTTCTAAAGTTCCAGTATGAAAAAACTAAGTGGTGGTTACTAAATAATCCTCGCAATCCTATAGTAAAATACTTAATGTGGAGACGAGCGATGAAACTCGCAACAGAATTGGAAAAGGAATTTAAAAATAATATTAAAGAATAATGTCTATCAATTTGATATGTTTTGAACCTTGGAGGGGAATTGGTATAACACCATATGACAACGGATTTGGAGATAGAATTAAATATTGGGTTCTAGCATATCAACTCTCTTTAATTATCGAAGATATTCAAATAATCGTAGAAGAAAAATATTGGCCAGAATTATTGTTAATTGATTTGCCGAATACTACATCCCAGGATATTAGAACATGTAAAAAAAAAGTTCCAATTACTTGGGAAGATGTTAAAACTATTATGATAACTAAACATAATAGTTTTTTGACCCCTTCTAAGGATAGTTATTATTATTTTAATTTCTCTTTGGAAGAAATGTCTAACATTTTTGAAGGCCAAAGTGTCACAAATAATTATGTCATACATGATGGCGTATCTAAAATTAGATTAAAATTACCAATAGTTTCCGATTTTATAGAACAAAAATTTTCCGATTGCTGTTACATACATTTGCGAAGAGGTCGAGGGACATTTCCTACGATAAAATTTTTAAATGAAATGGAACAGTGTTTAACAAAAGAAATTGTGTTGGACTATTGGAAAATTTTTCATAGAACTAGATTAGGGTCTAATATACATTCAAAAACTTATAAGTATTATGATAGTTTAATTGAAAAAGATACTTATAATGAAGAAAAATATTCTTCTACTGAAGAAATTTGTTATAATTACAAATGGGTAAACACTTATAAAATAGTACCAGACTCTGATTATTTTAATTTAATTCTTAATTATATCCTTAAAGAAAATCCTAATCAAAAGATTTATATAAGTTCGGATATTCCCAAAAAGTACTATTCACATTACTATGATAATTTTTCAGAAAATATAATAGACAAAGATTTTTATTTTGAAATGTTTTTGAATTTTCACAAAGATAAAATTCCAAAAGAAATCCTTGAAAAAAAGTATTCTACTTCAATCCCTAGAGTTTTTGAGAATATTTTTGATCTTATGGTAGGTTGTTATTCAAAAACTATAGTTAGATCAACTTCTAATTGGAGTAAAATTTCTTCACTTTATAAAAAAAAGAGAGTCATACTTGCAGATATGATAACTTCGGATAATAGTTTGGGAAATTGGATATTGATGGATAATGAGATTGACTTTATAGATGGAAGTGTCTATAATAAAGAAAAGTTCCTGAATCTAACCTAACCATAAAACAATGAAAGATCTTCGTATACCCAAATTTTCTTATGGAAAAATTCGTAAAGATGATTATGTAAAATTTATTGGATGTACCAGAGAACAAATTAATTGGGGAAATAATACAGATCCAGAAAATCTTCTTGTTAATGGTGGGGTTTATTATGTTCAAGAAATAATTGTAAAGTCATCGCATACTAAACTTATTCTTCGTGGAGTAGAAGGTAAATTTAATAGTGTGTGTTTTGAGAGGTTGGGTAATGGCTCTTTCTGAGAAGGCAAAAATTTACTATAACGTATGGTGTTGTGCATATCAAAGAAGATATAATGCAAAAATAAAAAATGATTGGGATCTTTATTGGAGAGAACATGAAACATTATTGATGTGTATTAAAATGAAAGATGCTAAATGGATTAAATTTGACTCAGAACAACCAAAATATGGATCTAACTCTAAGAAATATGCATAGTCCTCTCACATGGAGAAATTGTCCTTCATGTCATCAAACCCTCGTTGACGATGAGATACTTGAAGATATTAGTTATGCTTATGAACCAGGAGCCTTTCATTCTAACCTTTTAGGTGGAAGAAATTCTGAAACTGGTAAGATAGAATATTGGAAATGTCCTCATTGTCATTCTGTATTTGTTAATTAAATTTTTATTAGGGAGATACTATTATGAGGTGTAAAGTTCAACTTTACGTTGCTGGTAAAGTATTTGATGAAATTGTGGAGGCAAAAGATTGCCAAGATGCACGACAAGTTGCTCTTGCTCGTAATCCTAATGCTAAAGTTGTAGGCGTTACTGCGGTATTCAAATGAATAAACAACACCAAGTAAAATCCAAGTGGTATTACATTTTTTGGGGAATCATGGCTATAGCTGTAGTTGGAGGTCAGATTTATGTTGGTTCGGGATATCGTCAGATGGCAGAAGCGACTAAAAGTACAGATATTCGTATAACTTGTGAGGTTATTCCCCCATACGAACCGCCTACAAAAAAAATGAATGTTTCGAGAGAGTTTGAATAATGGTTTCCATTTTTGATATATTTTATGATGAACGTCGTTATGGATGGATTGTAGACAAACATTATGACTGGATTAATATGTTACATAAAATGGAAAAAAATAATCCATGTAGATTCAAAGAATTTAAATATTCTAAACAAACTTTATATCATTACCTAGATAGAGTACAAAGAGAACAAAATTTGTACGATTAGTATAATGAACAAAAAAATTATTAGAGTAATTCAAAATGATCAATCTTTTATGAATTTAACTTGGGTAATTAACAATATGTGTAATAATAGATGTTCATATTGTATACCCGCTTTAAATTCAGGCATTGGACATCACTATAGTTGGGAAAATGCAGAAAAATTTTTAGATAAATTATTTGAAAATTATTCAAATGTTCATTGTTCAGTAAGTGGAGGTGAACCAACTCTTAGCCCATTCTTTCCAGATCTGGTAAAAAAATTTAATTCTTCTGGTAACACTATAGGTGTGACTAGTAATGCTATCAAATCAATAGAGTATTGGGAAGATATTTCAAAATATTTGTATTATATTTGTTTTTCATATCATCCCGAGTTTCCAGTTAAAGACTTTAAGGAAAAAATAATTGCATCTAGTTTAAATACTTATCTAACTGTAAGAGTTATGATGTTACCATCTATGTGGGATCATTGCGTAGAAGTATTCAATTCCATATCAGATATTCCTACATCTTGTGTGGAACCTGTTAGAATTTTAGACTTCGGTGGTGAAAATAGAGATGCACATGTTTACACGAAAGATCAATTAGATTGGTTTGATGATCAAGAAAATAATAAGGGTCATCGTAAAATCATGAATCACTTATTACCAAAACATCAACCAGTAGATATGGGTTCTTCTTTCGAATTTGACGATGGATCTATTGTATCAGGTATGGAAATTAATCCGGTCCAATTCGTTAATTCTGGAATGACTAATTTTGAAGGATATACATGTGAAATAGGATTAAAAAGTTTATTTGTGCATTATGATGGGAAAATAAAACCCGGAAATTGTATGGTTGGGGACTTTATTGGAGAAATAGAAGACTATGAAAACATTAAGTGGCCAACTAGTCCAATCATCTGCAATACAACATTGTGTCACTGTTCTAGTGATATTAATGTTAATAAATGGGCACCAAATTATGATGAATATATAGAAGGTGGAGTCTATAGTGGATCTTATTTAAACCTGTTAAAATGAGCGAAGTAACTTTTAAAAAACATAGAGTATTCCGTGAAACAGAATCGGTTGTATTTTATGATATATCAGTAGATGGATCAAATGCACAAGACTTAGTATGTCATACTGGTCCGGCTATCAGTCCACCAGATGACATTGTAGGAGCAAAACAATTTTATATTCATTATCATCAAATAGATCATAATCGTGTGTTATCTGGAATGAGAACTTTTGAGTTGGTCAATCCAGAATGGAGATATCCTTACCATATTGTTCATCTTAATCGTTCTTCTGGTGCTTTGGTCATTCCTAAAATGACTTTTCATCGTTCATACTCTGGTATAGATGGTTCTATTGTTATCAACCAGGCAATTCGTGACGAAGAGTTTGATTCTGAGACGGAATTTGTTCCGATATCAGCAGCAAAGAACCCAGACCTTTACCATATACTAGCACACGAAAAACCAGTTATTCATACACTAGGAGAGTAATATGGAATTCAGACAAGATCAGTGGAAACTTATTCATAATGCAGTTCGTCGTTATCAGATTGAAAAATGCACTCACGACAGTAAAGAATACTGGGAGTGCGCCACCATACTTGACGAACTGTTTGATACCGTGTATACTCAACGAGTAGAGCAGCCGACTTAATGATTATGGGACGACCAAAGAAAAGTGAACTAACGGTTTCTCAAAATAGGGAAGAAGAATTCCCTTTCGATCAATTTCCTTATAAATTGATTCACGCAGACGGAAAAGAAACTCGTAAGTGTTATTTTCAGAGTGAAGAACACCGTAAAAAACATATTGATCGATACAATCTTAAAAAGAAAGACATTACATTGAGTTATAAGTATGACTGAACGCACATTTGTAGACAAAAACGGCAATTCTTGGTTTTGGGAAGAAACTCCTGAAACCATTGAGGCACTGAAACAACTTCATGAAATTGTAAAACAAGTAAATGACCGAAAAGAAATTAATTGATGATTGTTTTTACATTACTCAAAGAAAGTATGGACTCTGGGAATCAACCGATTCTGATGGAAAAGGATTGGTCACGTCTCTCACTGAAGAACAATGTGTTGCAGCAACCCGTTTTTATCTTAAAGGACGGCAGGAAGGTTTCCCTGAACCCGAAAAAATTCACGAAGGTACAGTAGGAGGCAAATTGTGAGTGATACGGATCCGACAACGCCTTGGTATGAATTTATTTCATATTGTAGGTGTTGTGAAAGTCTTGGAGTAACTCCATCACTTCAAAGATTTATGAGATATGAAAATTATCTGAGGTCTGTTGGACTATGAGTGATCCTTATTGGTTTTTTAAGAAGTGGGGGTTCCCAGATCCTACTCCTGGTGATGTAGTCTTTCAAAAGTTGCAAGAACTTGAAGATCGTATTAAAGTATTGGAAGAAGAAAATGTAGGTTTGACTAATGCTTTGTATGAGATGGAAAATTCTTTAGATGCTCGTATAGATATTATTGCAGAACATTGTAGGATTGATTACGATGTATGAATTAGACGATTTTGAAAAAGCACTTGCACATTTTGGCACTAGAGTGGATATTATTTGTGCATTAGAAATGGGGGGAAAAATTGATGCTAACGCCGCTTATAAAGAAATTAAAGCAGAACTCAAAGATCTCAAGCGAGCAAAAAAACAATACGGAAAGGACATGTAGTAAATGTGGTGAGACTAAATCACTGAATGAAGAAAACTTTCAAAAAGTAAAATATTTTAGAGATGGATTTAGTTATTATTGTAACGAATGTAATAAGATAAAGCCCAAAAATTAAATTATAAATATTCTAAGATAGGTAATATGTTGGAATAAAAAATGGCCAAATTGACTGCAAATGGTATTACATTTAGTGACACAAGCCAACTAAATTCCAAAAGAGGTATTTTTAGTACAGGTACTTCTTGGATTTTTTATCAACAATCAGCACCCTCCGGATGGACTAAGGTTACAACTCACAACAATAAGGCACTTAGAGTTGTTAGTGGTAATGGTGGAGGTTCTGGGGGAACAAATTCATTTACATCTACTATGAGTAGTTTTAATATTGGAGGTACAATATATTCTACTAATCCTTCTGGACCACATCAATTATTAACTAGTCAAATTGCGTCTCATACCCACCCTCAACCAACTGGATTGGATGCAGTTCCACAATTATTTAACCCAGATGGATCTTTTATTGGATGGAATGGAGGCGATGTAATTAGATCTGCTGGTTGGACTAGAACAACTCCTGCAATAGGTGAATTTACTGGAGGCGACGGTCATAGTCATCCTGTTAGTGTAAGTGGACCCGTAAGCCCACAATCAGTTAGTATATCTGTTCAATATGTAGATATTATTATCTGTACTTTTGATGGATAAATACTGTTAATAACAATCTGTAGTTTACATTATATAAAATGGCAGCTAAATTAACATCTTCTGGAGTAGTTTTTGGTGATAATACAATTTTGAATTCCAAATATGGTATTGTCCCTCAAAGTTCAGTATCTATATTTTTTCAACAATCCGCACCCTCTGGGTGGACAAAGAGTACAACCCATAATGATAAGACTCTTAGAGTTGTTAATGGTGATGGAGGAGGTTCTGGTGGAACTTCATCTTTTAGTACAGTATTTCCTACCTCCCTTAGAACTGTAACATCCCCAAGTATACCAATGACTGGATCTGTTGGTAATCATACATTAACAACTGCCCAATTGCCAAGTCATACACACCCAAACTCAGGCGCTATTGGATTGTCTCCTGGTGGTGGTGATGTTGGAAGTGGTTCTGGTTGGACTAGAACTACACCATCAACAGGATCTACTGGTGGAGGAGAATCTCATTCCCACCCATGGTCTGGTACAGCTAATTTTACAATCGATTTAGATCTTAGGGTTCAGTATATTGATGTTATTGTTTGTAGTTTTAATTAAGTTGTAGTAGAATATAGTATAATTGTTATTTCAATATGAAAAAAAATCAATCTGGAAATTTTTGTCCCTTGATTAAAAAGGACTGTGTAGAACATAAGTGTTCTTGGTATATGCATGTAAGGGGAATGAATCCAAATACGGGAGAAGATGTAGATCATTGGTCATGTGCTGTTACTTGGATGCCTATGTTAACTATTGAAAATTCTCAACAACAGAGACAAACTGGAGCAGCAGTAGAGTCATTTAGAAACGAAGTAGTAAAGTCTAATGATGAAAATAGACAACTATATATTGATATGATTCAACAAAATGGTATTTTGCCAGTAAATATAACTTCTTTGACAAGTACTCACACGTTACCAGAAAATTTAGGAGAATAAATTATGAGACTATCTATTATTCCTATAGATCGTTCTGTTTATTTAAATGGAATTGGATATTCCGATTTGGATATGAGTTGGGTTCCTGATATTGATGGAAAGAAAGTTCATGCAGTTCAGTGGTATGATACTAAAGGTGAAGTTGAATTTGTTGGACCAGATCAAAATTTGGAAATTACTGAGCTGGGTATATTCCAAACCGCAGTTAATTTATGGAACGAACGAAAAGAAGAAGAGGATGCACTTCTACAAAAACGTTTAGAGGAAGAAGAGAGACTTAAAAAAGAACATGAAGAACGTGTGAGATCACAATTCATTTCTTTTGATGATGAAGATGGCATATCTATTGAGAACTTTGATGACTTTGTTGATGAAGTAGTAGCAGAAACATATATTCCACCAACACCAAACCACATACCTCCAGTAGAACCTTTGCTTCCTAATCAAAAAGTTGAAGAAGATGATGAAGATGAAGATCTATTTTATGATATTGAGGAGTTACTAAAAGAAATTTAAACTTTCATTGATTATATTAAATTATGAATGATAAATTAATTAATAATAATTATATTGTACTACCAAATTTTATTTCAAAGGAAAGGTCGGATTCTCTTTCTTTTGAATTTTTGGAGTATTGCAAAGAAAATAATTTAAATGGAGATGAACAAGCTCCAAATTCTTATTCCAAGTATAATTACATTCCATTTTTAGAATTACTTTGTGAAAAAACTTCAGAAATTTCTAATGCGATTGGAGAAACTGTCTTACCTACGTATACTTACGCTAGAATTTATAAAAATGGTAGTGAATTACTACGTCATATCGATAGAGATGCTTGTGAAATATCATTGACTTTGCATTTGCATGGTGATTCTGATTGGCCAATATGGATTGAAACCCCAACAGGAGAACAACATTCCGTGGATTTAAATCCGGGAGATGCCATGATTTATCTTGGTAAAATTGCTCCACATTGGAGAAATTCTTATCATGGTGAATACTATACCCAAGTATTTTTACATTATGTTAGAAGTCGTGGAGATTGTTCATATACATACTTCGATAAACTTAATGAAACGACTAAACCAATAGTTGAAGATATTGTTCCTAAGAAAAAATCAGAAACAAAACCAATTCACATTAAGAGTAAAAAATCATTAGAAGACTATATTTTTACATTAGATAATGTTGTTCCGAAAGAATTGTGTGATAGAATTTTGGAAGAATATCAAGGATGTAGTCTTTGGCAACAGAGTAGTGTAGGTGTTGGAAATGTTGATGATAAGGTTAGGAATTGCGATATTTTAAGTATATCTAGTGATATTGCACACCAAAAGAATTTTGATGTTAGAAAAAAATTAGATGAGGATTTTTATGTCTGCGCTTCAAATGCTATAAATGAATATAGAAAAATATTTCCAGAAGTTGCTTCAGAGATTGACACTGGTTATGATTTACTGAGATATAAAAAAGGACAGTTTTATATTCAACATACCGATTCATTCAAAAATCAACAAAGATCAGTAAGTTGTTCTTTTCTTTTGAATGATGATTATGAAGGAGGTGAGTTTGCATTTTTTGATAGAGAAATCATAATAAGAGGTTCTAAAGGATCTATTATCATGTTTCCTTCAAATTTTATGTATCCACATGAAATAATGCCGGTAATTTCTGGAACTAGATATTCTATTATTACTTGGTATGTCTGATAAACTTAAAGGAATTCCTAGTATCTACTATCTAAATTTGGATTCTGAATTGGATAGAAGAAAATATATGGAAACACAATTTGAAAACTGGAATCTCACTAATGTGGTGAGATTTTCTGGATCAAATTACTTATCTAAAAATTATAATGATTGGAAAGATGTATTACATTTTTCTGAAATGATTACAAAAGACGATCATATATTAACTGCTTCAATTAGTCTCTCGACTTTTGAAATGATTAGATATTGGTTGGAAACTACCAATGAAAAATATCTTATTATTATGGAAGACGATTATGATTTAAGTTTAATCAAACACTGGCACTTTGATTGGCAATATCTAATGAATAACATTCCATATGATTGGGATTGTATACAATTGGGATATGAATCATCGTATCATATTAAGTTTTTTCTACATCCAAAGGATCAGACTAGTGCTTTTGGTCCACTCTTAATTAATAGACATTTTGCTCAAAAATTAATCAACTTACACTATTTCAAAGAAAAATATCTATTAATTCGTAAATATGGAATTCATCCATTTAATAAAGGTTATCGAGTCGTTTCATTGGATGGTTTCTTTTCTTTTCTAGGAAAAACATATCAATTACCTCTAATAACTCAAAATCCAGAGTTAGATAAAATACCCAAAAAACATCATTTTATCTGCAGAGATATTTACTATAATTGGTGGAACAATCTGAGAGATAATTATTCTTTAGATGAATTTTTTTCTTATGGTAAAGATAATGATTCTGAAATGACTGTAAAAGTAAATTTATAATGACAAAGTTGGATACGATTCCTCCCATATATTATTTTAACTTAGATCATAGAGCAGATCGCAGAGAGTACTTGGAAACCCAGTTCTCAAAATATGGGATAAAAGACTACCATAGAGTTAATTCTTCTAGATATTCGGTAGATAATTACAAAGAATGGAAACCTAAAGTAATAACTGATAAACTTAGAACGCAAGTATGGTTTCTTGCTACTTTAATTGATAGAATGCATGGCATAATTGATTGGTATGAATCAAATGTTTCGGAAACTTGTTTAATTATTGAGGATGATTTATGCCTAGAACCAGTTGAATACTGGAATTTTGATTGGAAAACTTTTGAAAATAATTTACCTTGCAATTGGGAATGTGTTCAACTTCATATTATTGGTGAGAGATTTGTTAAGATGAATTTATCCAAATGGACTAGGAATAATCACTCTACTGGATGCATACTTATTAATAGATCATATGCACAAAAACTCATCAATCTTCATTATGTGGATGAAAAATTTAAATTGTATTCTAATTACGGATATAATTTAAATTGGCCACAATATCATTACCAGTCTGTAGATTTTGTTTTGTATCAAATAGGGGTTACTTATTCTATTCCAATTTTCACTACTAATTATAATTTTGTAAGTGATGGACTTAGGAATGGAGATATAAATTATATGGCTAAAAATTGTGATGTTATAGTTTTAGATTGGTGGAAACGTAAGTCTTTAAATTATACTTTGGATGATATTTTTTATTTAAATTCATCTAGAATGAAAGAATTGTGCATAGAAGTGAGTCATGAATTTAAAAGATAAGTTACGAAATTTTCCTCCTATTATTCTGGCAACAATAGATGAAAGAAAGGATAGGTTGGAATATACCGAAACTCAATATGATTATTGGGGAATAAAAAATTATACAAAAGTATCTGGATCAAAGTATCAACTTTCAACATATGAAAATTATTGGAAAGATTTAGTTATTTTGAATCCTTTTCCTGAAGATTATCTGAGAAAGAATCATCATATTGCAGAAATTTCTATTACTCTTTCCCATTTAGTAAACATTAAAAATTGGTTGGAGACTAGTAATGATCAATATGTTATTATCATGGAAGATGACTATGATCTAAGTTTTATAGAACATTGGCACTTTGATTGGGAATATCTGATGAATAGTCTTCCGTATGATTGGGATTGTATTCAGATGAGTTTTGAAAATGAAGAAGAAATTCCCTGTTTTTTGCATCCAATTCTAGCTAAACATGATAGTGGAGGTTCATTAATTAATAGAAGATATGCAGAAAAAATTATAAGTCTTCATTATAAAGATGGTAAGTTTGATCTCTCACAAAAAATTTCTAACTATAAGTGGTCACCCAAGGGCATCTCTACCTATGAAGGACTAGGTATGCCAAATTTTACCACAGATTATTTTCTAGGTCACAATGGAAAAACTTACTGCATTCCTCTATTTTCCGTAAATCAAAATCTTGGTAGTTGGGCTCAAAATATTTGCAGAAAACCAGAGAGAACTGATTTAGAGTTTTCTTATAAAGCTTATAAAAAGTGGTGGACAGAACTTAGAGATGAGTATACTTTGGATGAGTTCTTTACTTATGGCAAACCAAATGATAGAATAATTACACCGAGAGAGATAGATATATGAATTTAGCTAATAAATTAAAAGATCTTCCTCATATTATGTTATTGACTTTGGATGAAAGGGAGGACAGACAAAAATATGCTGAGATACAATATGATTATTGGGGGATATCAAATTATACGAAAGTATCTGGATCAAAATACCAATTTTCTACATATGAAGATTGGAAAAATATGGTTATTTTGAACCCATTTCCAAAGGACATCGAGAAAAATAAACGACATATTACCGATACAAGTATAGCCCTTTCATATCTATTAATAATTAAGAATTGGTTGGAAACTACCAATGAAAAATATTTAATTTTAATGGAGGATGACTATGATTTATTTTTTATTGAATACTGGCACTTTGATTGGCAATATTTAATGAACAATATCCCCTATGATTGGGACTGTATACAAATGAGTTTTGAAAATCCGGATCTAATTCCTTGTTTTTTACATCCAATTTTACCTGGCCATGGAGTTGGGGGTTGTATGATTAATAGAAGATATGCAGAAAAAATTATAAGTCTTCATTATAAAGATGGTAAGTTTGATTTATCCAAAAAAATCTGTAATTATAAATGGACTGAAAAAGAAACTAACAATCCAAATTTTACGGTAGACTATTTTTTATGTCATAATGGCAAAACTTACTCCATGCCTTTGTTTTCTATAAATCAACGTTTTGGTAGTTATGCTGAAAATATTTGTAGAAAAGAGGAAAGAGGTGATTTAGAATTTTCGTACAAATCATGTAAAAAATGGTGGACAGAACTTCGAGATGAATATACTTTGGAAGACTTCTTTACTTATGGCAAACCAAATGATAGAATAATTTTACCCAGTGAATTTGAAAATGTTTGAGTACGTTACTGAATTTGAGAATCAAATTGCAGAGTTTTTCGGATCCCCTTATGCAGTAGCTACTGATTCGTGTACTCATGCATTGGAACTTTGTTTAAGACATACTCAGGAAGATTATATTACCATCCCTACGAGAACTTATATTTCAGTTCCAATGACCTGTATGAAACTTAGATTAGACTGGAACTGGAGGGAAGAAGAATGGTCTGATTATTATTACTTAGCACCTACAAATATCATTGATGCTGCTGTTCTTTGGGGAGAGAATACTTATATTCCTGGTACGTTTATGTGTTTAAGTTTTCAGTTTAAAAAACACTTAAACCTTGGAAGAGGTGGTGCGATCTTATTGCAAAACAAAGAAGATTATGATACACTGAAAAAAATGTCTTATGATGGTCGTGATCTCAGTCGTCCATGGGTTGAACAAGACATAGATACTATCGGGTATCATTACTATATGACCCCTGAGGTGGCCAAAATCGGAATTAAATTACTAAATGAGCGGAAAAAAATTCCCGGTAAAAAATGGAGCCACAGGGATTACCCTGATTTAACGAGAATGTCAGTATTTGCATGATTAATCATATAACGCCTAATTGGGATATTAAAGACTTCTATAATCTTGATTATATTTTATGTACTCATAAAGATGAGGAGTTAGTAAATCAATATTTGAATTCTGGACACAGTAAAGATAAGTTGTCTATGTACAAATATCATTTACCAAATCCTATGCCAAAATGCGTGAATGATTATATTATTCCTAAGTTTAGTTTTTTAGATAAAGTAGCTGCTGCAGTTAATTATTTTAAACCTGGACAATATTTACCTCTCCATACAGATCTTTATGGAAAGTATGTAGAATTAAATAATGTTGATTCTGAAAATGTAATCCGATGTATGGTAATGTTGGAAGATAGTTCTCCAGGTCAAATTTTGCAGGTTAAAGATACTGCATATTGTAGATGGAAAGCTGGGCATTGTTTTTATTGGGATTATGATGAAATACATGCATTTTATAATTTTAGTATGAAAGATAGATATGCGATTCAAATCACTGGGGTCAAGAAATGAAAAGTCAAAATGAGTGGAGTAAACTAAAAAAGGTAGTTGTGGGAGTTGCAGACCATGCAACAGTTCCCGAAGTAGATTTAAGTGTCCGTACAATTAACTATGCAGATAGAAAAGATGTCTCAGACGTTCCAGTTGGACCATATCCACAACAAGTCATAGATGAAGCAAATGAAGATTTGGAGACCTTTGTTAAGTTTTTGTTGGGAGAAGGCGTAGAAGTAGTAAGACCAAAAAGAACTGCTACAGAATATTACAATTTTTGTCCAAGAGATGTAATCTTTACCCATAAAGATCTGACCGTTGCAACTCCTATGCCGTTGGAGTGTAGAAAAGATGCATGGAAATCCGTAATTGATAGGTTAGATACAACAATCATTGTCCCATGTAAACATCAAAAAGAACTCTACAATGAAGATTGTGTAGGAGATAAAGATACTCTTGCACTCACGGAAGTAACTCCTGCATTTGATGCAGCAAATATTATTCGTGCAAATGATGATATTTTGTATCTTGTATCTAATAGTGGAAATATTGTGGGAGCTAATTTACTTCAAGAAATGCTTAGAGATCGTGCAAAAGTTCACCTTCTTCAGGGTGTTTATAGTTACATGCACATAGATACTACGATTGCGTTTCTTCGTGAAGGTTTGATGTTATTAAATCCCGAAAGAATCAAGTCTGTGGACATTCTCCCAGAACCTTTTAGAAACTGGGATGTTGTTTGGTGTCCAGAACCAGTAGATATTGGATATTATCCAGGATATAACCATTCTTCTGAATGGATCAATATGAATCTTTTCAGCGTAAATCCTAATTTGGTGGCTCTGGAAGAACATCAAGAACCTACCCGAAAAGAACTGGAAAAACACGGTATAGAATGTGCAATGCTCCCTATGAGACACTCAAGAACATTGAGTGGATGTTTTCATTGCGTTACATTAGATCTTGAAAGAGAATAGTGGACTTAGAAAATAAACTCAAAGAGTTTCCCCCAATTTACTATATCAATCTTTTTCATAGGACTGATAGAAAAAAATGGATGGAATCTCAATTCAATAATTGGGGAATAACAAACTATCAAAGGATTAATGCTTCTAAGTATGACATTTCCAAATATGATGAATGGAAAGATATAATCGTAGAGAATGGAATTTTGGAATGTCTATCTGCAATGTCAACTGCATTAAATCATATAGAAACCATCATTAATTGGTATGATGGTAATCTTTCTGAAACTTGCATTATAATGGAAGATGACTTATCAATACAGAATATAAAATATTGGAATTTCGATTGGACATATTTTCAAAGTAATCTACCAGAAAATTGGGAATGTATTCAACTCTACTTTTGCAGTACATATCATTCAAATGGTCTATTTGTACCAATGTTTTTACACAAAAGATCTGATTCTGGATCTGCAGCTGCATACCTAATAAATCGATCATATGCAAAAAAAGTTAAAGATTTGATGTACCGTGATGGAAAATATAGATTAACATTTGTAGATAATTCTTTTCATAAAAGATACAGTAAAACTCATATAACTGGAGATGCCAATTTATTTGATATTGGAATTACATATTCAATTCCTCTTTTCAATCTTAATATCAATATAAACGGAGATAGTGAACAGAATGATAATAAAATGTTCCCTATAGATATAATTTGTAGTCGATTAATAGAAGATTGGTGGAAAAATCATCACCATAAATTTCCATTGGAAGACTTTTTTACTTATGGTAAACCAAATGATCTAAAAATGACCATGAAAGTAAAAATGGAAGACATAACAAAATTTTTAGAGAAATGTTAATACTTAGTATTCATTTGGGACATGACTCTTCGATATGTGTTCTAAATGATGGAAATTTAGAACAATATTTCTTAGTGGAAAGATATACAAGAAAAAAACACGATGATGATCAATCAATAATATTGACATTGATAGATGATATTTGTAATAAATTAGATCAAAAATTAGATGTTGTTACCATATCTAACTTTAATACAAGAGACGATATAATATCAAAAATTTTTGAAGAATGTAAAAAATATAACTCCAATGTGAAATTAATGATGCAACAGGATCATCATTTAAATCATGCTTCTCTTGCCTTTTACAATAGTGGTTTTGATGAAAGTATCGTTGTTGTAGTTGATGGAGCCGGATCAACAATTAGAGATAACTTAGTAGAAGTAGAAAGTGTTTTTGTTTTTGATAAACATAAAAATAGTTTAATTTATAAAAATATTATAGAAGATTCAAATCCATTTGATCTTTTTTGGGAAGACGGTACTTTTGGAGTCGGTAAGTTATATGACATTGCTGCAATTTTGATGGGAAATACTCCAGATGATTGTGGAAAAGCAATGGGACTTTCCTCATATGGATCTGATAATAAATCATTTAAAAAGTTATTCTTAGAAAAAAATATTTTTAATAATGATTTTTATAAAAACTCTTCTGAAGAAATCAAACAATTTTTGAAGAATCCAATTAAAATAGTAGACAGTAAAAACTACAAATTACATGCGGATTTTTGTTATGAGGTTCAACAACAAACCCAAAAAGTAGTTGGAGATCTAATAGAAGATTCAATAATAAAAACAGGGATTAAGAAAGTCTGTATCTCTGGTGGTTATGGTATGAATATTGTTGCAAATTATTATTACTTGCAGAGATTTCCTGATGTAGAATTTTATTTTGAACCAGTATGTAATGATAATGGAGTTAGTATTGGAGCTGCAATGAATTCGCACATAGAATTAACAAATAAAATTCCAAATCAAATCCAGACAACTTTTTTCCACGGATCTTATTATGATGTTTCTTTATATAAAGGTAAAACAACGTCAATAAAAGATATTAGTAATTTATTAAATCAGAATAAATCTATTGCTGTATATAGGGGTATCGCAGAAGCTGGCCAAAGAGCACTTGGGAATCGTTCTATATTTTTTAATCCCTTAAATTTTGAAGCAAAAAATATCGTAAATAAAATCAAAAAAAGAGAATGGTATCGTCCTTTTGCATGTGTTGTACTGGAAGAAGATGCTGATGTTTATTTCAACCTAGGAAAAATAAAATCAAGTCCATTTATGACTATATGTTTTCCAGTAAGATCAGAATATGTTAAAATGTTGTCTGGTATAACTCACATAGATAACACATGTAGAATTCAAACTATTTCTAAAAATAATAGTTACTTATATGAACTTTTGCAAGAATTTAAAAAATTATCTGGACATGGAATACTTTTGAATACTAGTTTTAATTTATCTGGGGAACCATTAGTAGAAACTCCAACAGATGCAGTTAAAACTCTAAATAATTCTTCTTTAGATTATCTTTGGTTTGAAGAAACACAACAATTAGTTGAAAAATAGATGGAAGATTCACTTAAAATAACAGAAAATGAAGATGGGTCGTTCACGATGGACTGGGATCCACAAGACCCAAATTGGAAGTGGTTAAATGGGTTGACAAGCAAGGAAATCCAAGTTATTATAGAACAAGCAATCAAGGATCACATTAATGGACTTTGACTACAAAAAGTATTCTCTTGAAAACCTTGAGAATTGGGTAGAAGATGCTCTAAATTCTGCTGAAGCATCTCCACAAGAAATTTATGACTGTGTTCGCAAAGTAGTTGAGGACAATTACTATTGTTATAAAAACAACGCTTCCCGTTGCTATGAACTTCTTGCACTTTTGAATGGCAATGGCAAAGGGCATATTCCAACATATGATGAATATGTTGAGAAAAAAGAAAATCTTGTGTGTGATAAGGAAGATCAATCACCAGAATGTAAAAATTCTTGGACTTCTTTCTGGGAAGAAAACTACTATCCAGAAGAATATAAAGGTTCAACTGTGAGTAGTGTGATGCCACCTTGGGGTCATAGTGATATGGAGGCACTCAAATATAGTGATGAAGAACTGAATGCCATGTGCGATAAGGCAGCATCTGATGAAGAAAAAAATAAGTGTCGTGAGTATAATCTGCGTGAGGCAGAGTATTACAACAAACGTACTGAACTTGATTTGAATCATTCCAAATATTACTATGACTACACTCGCAATGATCCTAATCGCACTGTTCCCCTTAAAGATAAAGTAAAGAAGTGGGTTCTTCCTGTTGAAGAAATAAGAGATGAAGATACTGATGAAGATATTTACTGTGTAACATTTCCCGATGATTTGTTAGAAGCAACAGATCTGAAAGAAGGTGATTTCGTTGAGTGGGTAGATCAGGGAGATGGTTCTTATCTTATTAAAAAAGTAACTCAACCTCTTGGAATGGATGAGTGTTGATGTATACTTTATACATGTTAAAAGGTCTTGCTCCATTTATTGGAGCAGTATGCCTTGATAACTTTGTTCGAAGACAAGGAGATCTTTGTAATGCAAGAGAGTATCCTAGTCGTGTAGTAAAATATGATCCTCAGAGTCCTGAAAATTCTTGTTATCGAGATGGTATTTTTTATCCAAGATGTAAAGACTTGGAAAATCCTGAGGTTTTGAAATATCACAATTTACTTAAATCTGAAAATGACAAACTACGATAAACTTATTGATTCAATTTCAAATGAAATTTATCTTTTGAATGTTTCTAGTGAAAGTTGGGATGAAGAATCTGCAAAGAAAACATCCAAAAAAATTTTAGAAATTGTAGAAGAATTTCAACAAAAACGATCAACTGTTAATTTTTAATCATGGCACTATCAGAATCAGTAGAAACTAGTCTAAGAGACGCGGAACAATCTTTGCGTAATGCACTTTCTTATGCAGCACGACAAGAAAAACCTTTTGTTGGAAAACACATTGCAGATATGATTATGGAAATTGATAATTTGATTGCAGCAGATCAACTTATTGATAAACTTGAATCCAGAATGAATGGTGATGAAGATAACAAAAGAGGTCGTTGGGGTCCTTTTGGATCTTGACTAGATAGTGATAGCTCATAAAAAAGTCATGCATGAGTTACCAATAGAACCATACAAAACAATATTGGTCTTAAATTCTAGTTACGAACCAATTAATTTTACAAATTGGAAGAGAGCAATTGTTCTTCTTCTAAAAGAGAAAGCTCAAGTTCTTTCAAGTAGAGTTATTCGCCTACTAGATTATGTAAAGTTACCATTGTCAAAAATTATGAATATTAATCCTTCTCGTTCAATGATTTACAAGAGGGACAATCATACTTGCCAGTATTGCGGTGCTAGGTCTAAGCTAACCATAGATCATGTTCTTCCTCGTTCAAGGGGTGGAGAAGATACTTGGGAAAACTTAGTCGTTGCGTGTAGTTCATGCAATACTAAAAAAGGTAGTATGCTTTTGGAACATACTGGAATGAAACTTGCAAGAAAACCAAAAGCTCCTGTAAATAAAATGATTTTTGATCTTGAAAAAACTAATGTAGAGGAGTGGAAACAATATCACTATGACTAAACCTAACGAATTTGGTAAAGCACTTCAAGAATGGTGGGATTCTGATGCTTGCAAAGAAATGCAGAAAAAAAATGAAGAATCAAAGCAACGAGCAGTAGGAAAGTATTTTATGCTTTCCGAAGAAGATAAACTTGATATGGTTCAAGCAATCTGCATTATTATGTGCAATGCAGAAAAAGAAGGAACCAGTCATCGTGGGTTGATGGATAAATTAGGCATTTATCCTACTGGTTTCTGGATTGATGGACTTATGGATGTTCATAATGCTCTCTGGTCTTATTATCACGATAAAAATCAAGAAAAAGAGCTGCAAGACGATCTTGACGCACTTGATAAATTCTTAGACAAAAAATAATTGTTAAGGATACGTAACGCAATCCCGAAGAAATTATTAAGTCCCCTAGATAGTAGTATATTTTGTGTTAGAATTTAAACACAATCAACGGGAGAACTAATGACCTATTCGCAATCCAGTGTTAATCCTCTTACAGATGAAGAATGGAAAGAACTTGTTGCCCTGAAACAGGCTATCAATCAAAATCCTGCTTCTGTACATCCAGAAAAGATGGAGCTGTTCACTGAGTTGCTTGTACGATCTTGGGACGCAAAGTGTGATCCCCCTGATACAAAAATTTGGCGTACTGGCCATCCAATGAGCGAGTGATTCTATTGACACAGGCACAATTTTAGTGTATTATCTATAAATTACCAATTCTAAATATTACAAAATATCACAAATGAAATGAAGTTTACTGTTTATTCAAAACAAGATTGCCCTTATTGTTATAAAGTAAAAAAAGTTCTTGAACTTTGTGGAAAGGACTTTGTTGTATATAATCTTGACGAACATTTCACTAAAAAAGAATTTTATTCTGAATTTGGTAATGGGTCAACATTTCCACAAGTTGTAATGGATGACAAACACATTGGTGGTTGTAAAGATACTATTGAGTATCTCAAATTGCGTTCGTTGATTTAAATTATGAGTGAAGTCAAAGAGCTTCACATAAATAAAGGTGTGGAGTTATTGTTAAGAAAAAGGAGGGAAAAACCTGAAGCACCAAAAACATTTCAATTTAGTTTTGGTAAGATGGTTTCTCTCTTCAAAAGAGAGATTCGCATTTATCTAAACTTTTCATTAGATATAAAGAAAAAGTAATCTCTCGGAGGCAAGACCATGACAACACCTTTAGTTGCCATCTTTTGTTTAATATCATTTATGTTCTTGATAGTTGGTGGTGTAGTTGGTTGGTTATGGAAAGAACATGTGGTTTTCTCCACTCCGCAACAAGTATTCGCTCATCCAGAAATGTTTGACGATCATGGAAATCTAATTCCAGATGAAGTAATTGCAGTAAGATTTGAAAATAGCTATGACGACTACGAAGAAGACGACGACCAGTAGTAGAAAACCTTCTACCGCCGCAAAAAAGACTACTCCTAGTAGAAAACCAGTAACAAAAACTACAGAAAAAATTGAATTGACATCAAATTCTTATGTCCATGAAATCTTTGCTGCTGTTGTTGCAGAACGGACTAAAGACAAAAAGATTAACATTCTCCAACAATATAATGAGAATTTTCTGAAATCTCTTTTGATTTGGAACTTTGATCCGAGTATTCAGTCCGTTCTTCCTGAGGGAGACGTTCCAATCCAAGTTAAAGAAGATGCTGAAAAAAATCCATCTTCAAGTATTCGTAAAGAATGGTCTAAGTTTTATAACTTTGTGAAGGGTGGTAATGATGCAATGAATAAACTTCGTAAAGAAACGATGTTTATTAATATGTTGGAGTCTTTTCATCCTGGTGAGGCCGAAGTATTGTGTCTTGTAAAGGATAAAAGGTTGCAGACTAAATATAATATCACCAAAGAACTTGTTTCCGAGGCTTATCCTGATATCCAATGGGGGAATCGTTCTTGATATGTCGGTGAACATTATTCATGTAGATTGTGATCCATCCGCTGCTAAAAATCGTGAATTACCGAGAAATTCTTACTTGGTAACTTATGGTGTAGATGATTCTATTCAGTATGATGTGGTTCAAGCTGGATCACAAATTGATATTTTTAATTATTACTGGGACAAATATAGAGATGTGAGAGGTATTAAATGGACAGACGGAACTATCAATCCGAAGATGTGGAACTATCAACCATCGGAGAAAAAGAAAAGAAAGTAATTTCTGGCGATATGAATGTTGAGATGAATCTCGACGCAATTAAAGAAGTTAAAAAACAATATAAGAAAATCAAAAAATACATGAGATCTTCTATTTACACAGTGGCTATGATGGACGGAAAGGAAAAAATCGTAAGTCGTTTACTTAAGGACCAGGAGGATAATCCTACATAAATGGGAAAACACTATCTTCTAAATCTCTTTGGATGCTCATTCGTTTTGTTAAACGATGAGCATTATCTTATGGGACTATTAGAACAAGCGGCGACTGCAAGTGGTGCAACTGTATGTCAAACTATTTTCAAAAAGTTTGATCCACAAGGAGTTACCGTTTTATGTTTGTTATCTGAAAGTCATATAAGTATTCATACATGGCCTGAAGATGGTAAAGCGGCAGTAGATGTTTACACTTGTGGTAATTGCAATCCAAAGATCGGGTGCGATATGATCATTCAACAACTATATGCTCAAAATCACACACTAAGTTACATTGAGCGGTAACTAAATACACTATATCTGGAGAAGTATATGCTCTCTACTCAATATCGTTTACGCCTCGAATCAATCTGTGAAAGAATTGGGAAAGGTGAATCTGTAGAGCTAAGTGATATGATTTGGGCAGAAAAATTAGCAAAGTCTAATCGTTCTGCCGCAACTATTCTCAGGCAAGCAAGACGCCGTGCTGCTAATCCTGATATGCAAGAAGGTAGTTTAGATGACTTTATGAATGCATTGGACTTGGGAGATCCTGATCCATCGAACCATAGAACAGGATTTAATAGTGTAGACGATATAGTTGATTTCTTTTCTGGTGATAAACCAGATGATTGGAGACAGAGAGATTAAAAATTGTATCTTATTTTACAAAAGTACTTGCATATATAAGTCAATAGGTCTATAATGACCTTACGTTCATCCCTATGGGACGGAAGTAAGCCGACTCGGAACGGATCGTTCATCTATGGAAGCACTCTTCTTAACTTGTCTACAGGCACAGTTTATTATTGGTAGAGTGATAACTCACCCAGAATTAAGTCTTCAACAGAAGAATGATATTGTATGGGAGATTAAACAGGTAACCAAGAAAGGTTGTTTCCAAGACGCAAAAGCCGACTGAAGGAACGCTCTTTAACTTAAAAAACTAAGGAGAACCCTAATGTCTAAAGTCGTATATCGTGGCGTTGAATATGATACTGAAAAGCGTATCGCATATCAACAGCAAATGATGCAACAACCCCAACAATACAACGAAACCTATCGTGGTATTAAGTTTGTAAAGGAGGGGCATAAATGAACACTTACTTCGTTCGTTATCTTAAGAAAAAGGCAAAGAAGGAACAACTCCTTCATAATGCACAACTGAATATGGCAAAGCAACCTCAAGTTGCTTAATATTAGAGGGGGACTTGACTCCCCCTCTTTTTTTGTCTATAATTAGTAGAGATTATGTATAATCATGGATAGAGAAAAACTTAAATTGATTGTAAGAAATCTGGAGTCACTTGTAGAATGTCTTAAATCAGAAATTTATTCTGATCCAGATTCTTATAGACTAACCCCCAAACCAGAAGGCCACATCTCCGATTATGATGAGGTCTTCGATGACGATGGATACCCTGACTGAGAAATTAAATGACTGTAAAACTTATTTCGATCACTCCCGATGCAGAAAAAACAATGGCGTATATTGCTCGAGTTTCTAATCCTGCGAATCAAGACAACGAAAACTATGCCAAGTTGCTCGCTTATTGTATTAAGCATAATCATTGGTCTGTGTTTGAGCAGTCTTCTATGACTCTTGAGATTGAAACAAATCGTGGTATTGCAGCCCAGATTCTTCGTCATCGTAGCTTCACATTCCAGGAGTTTTCTCAAAGATATGCAGATACAAATCTGCTGAGTACTGACATTCCCGTGCCAGAACTGCGTAGGCAGGACACCAAGAACCGCCAGAACTCGATTGATGACATGGATGAAGAAAGGGTCTTCGTGATGAACAAAATGATTCAAGACCTCTTCAGGGACGCTCAGGAGGTCTATAACTATCTTCTGAGTCAAGGTGTTGCTAAGGAGTGTGCTCGTTTTGTACTTCCTCTCGCAACTCCAACTCGTATCTACATGACAGGCTCTTGTCGTAGTTGGATTCATTATATCAATCTGCGTTCATCCAATGGAACTCAGAAAGAACACATGGATATCGCACTTGCTTGTAAAGAGGTATTCAAACAACAATTCCCTTCAGTTGCAGAAGCTCTGGAGTGGTGATATATACCAAGGATAATAGAAAAATAATATGTACTATCAAACTCAAGCCTTATCTAAAGACAAAGTTTGGACTTCATGTACGATACTTGAAGCAACACCTGAAAAATATATTGTCGAATATACGGAAAATGGAGAATTCAAGACTAAAGAAATTGATCCAGAAGAACTCCAAAAATTAGATTACTCTGATCTTGATATTAGTCAATAAAATGTCAATTTCTATAATAACTGCATGTAAAAACAGATCTAAAGCTTTGGCTATATCTGTTTCTTCGTGGATGCAATTTGATGAGGTTGATGAAATCATCATAACAAATTGGAATTCCGATGATCCAATAGATCACTTGACGGTATGGGATAAAAAAGTAAAAATAATTAATGTAAAAGATGAAACTTATTTTAATCAACCCCAACCATTAAATTTAGCTGCATCTCTAGTTAAGAGTGATTATATTCTAAAGTTGGATTGTGATCATTTATTTAATCCATATTTTAATTTTTTTGATTTTCACCAAATTCAAGAAAATTCTTTTATAACTGGATCGAATAGTTTGTTAAAAGGAATGGATTTTGATTTTTTACATCCTTTATGGGGACTGCTCTATGTAAGTACCGAAACCTTTAGAAAAGTCGGTGGATATAATGAAAACATGGGAAAGTATTATGCAGTAGAAGATGATGAATTGGCAGTAAGATTGATATCATATGGACTTACTCCAATTCTAATAGATGCACAGAAACTTTCAGCTTTACATATTCCACATACAAATAAAGATAGAGTAAAGAACTTTGAATCATTTGAAAGTATAAGTCAAATTTTAAGTGAATTTGGAAAAGACTTTGTTGGAGAGGAACTCTATAACTATATGGTTAAACTATGTAAAGAAAAAAATCATAACGTATATCCAACATCTGCAAGAATGATGGAAATACTTAATTTTATAGAATCCGATGAAAAATTTGATAAAGAAAAACAAAAAGAAACAATAAATTCTATAGAATGGTATTCAAAACCACTATACAAATGGGAAATAACCCAAATAAATGATCAAATATATGAAGCAGTTAAAATATGAGTATTTCCATAATATCTGCATGTAAAAATAGGGGTGAGGCTTTAACTGTGTCCATAAGTTCTTGGATTCAATTCAGTGAAGTAGATGAAATCATCGTAACAGATTGGAATTCTGATGTTCCAATTCAACATTTAAGTCGATTAGATAGTAGAATTAAAATCATTACTGTCCCAAAAGAACCCTATTTTAATCAACCCCAACCATTAAATTTAGCTGCATCTCTAGTTAAGAGTGATTATATTCTAAAGTTGGATTCAGATACAGTTATGAATCCATATTTTAATTTTTTTGATCATCATAAAATTGATAATAAAACCTTTTTAACTGGTACTGATGAAGGGTGGCATTTTACTAATTCAAAACTTGATCCTGATCATGTTTATCAAAATTATAAGTACTTAAAACCACTTTGGGGTACATTATACATATCGAGAGAAAATTACTTTAAAGTGGGTGGATATAATGAAAATATGAGTAAATTTGCTGCCTGGGAAGACACTGAAATTTATGAAAGAATATTACTCTTGGGACTGAAACATGTGAATATTGATTTTTACGCAAAAACATTATTTTCATTGCCACATTTAACAAAAAAACGAGTGGAAGAGTTTCAAGCTTATAAAGAAAACAAATATCTAGAATTAACAATTAGAGAACATCTTAAAAAATATAATAATGTCGATGATGACAATGTAGTGCATAAACTAATTTTAGAAAAACACAACAGAAAAAATTATAAAAAATACAAGCTAAAAAGTGATGCTGGTTATTACGTAGAACCTGTGGTAAAATGGCATATAGAACAAGTTTCTCAACAACACTATATCGCCAAAAAAATACCCAATAAATAAATCATAATTGAAATTCATTACTTAAATGGCGACTTATCCTGTTATTAATAAAACCACTGGAGAACAGAAAGAAGTGGAAATGAGTATCCACGCCTGGGACCAGTGGAAAAAAGATAATCCAGATTGGGACAGAGATTGGAGTGATCCATCTACCTGTCCTAGTGCTGGTGAAGTAGGCGAGTGGAAAGACAAACTCATTTCCAGAAATCCAGGCTGGAATGATGTTCTTCACAAAGCCTCTAAAGCACCTGGTTCCAAAGTAAAGAAAATCTAGTATGCCCAGATCAAGAAAATCTTCTAATGGCAACATCGGTATTGGTATGAGCGCAAAACAAATGCGCCGTAAAAAACCAATTAACTCTGAGTTAATGACGGATATTTCTCCGTTAACGGATAATCAAAAAATCTTTTTTGATGAATACAAAAAAGGTAAAAATATCTTTGCCTACGGTGCTGCAGGTACAGGTAAAACATTTGTGGGTCTTTATCTTGCACTTAAAGATGTTCTTGACGAAAGAACTCCATATGAAAAAGTTTATATTGTAAGATCTCTTGTTTCTACTAGAGAAATTGGTTTCCTGCCAGGAGATCATGAGGATAAATCCTCTCTCTATCAGATTCCTTACAAGAACATGTGTAAGTATATGTTTGAGTTGCCTTCTGATGCTGACTTTGAAATGCTCTATGGAAATCTTAAAGCCCAAGAGACTATTTCATTCTGGTCAACTAGTTTTATTCGTGGTACTACTCTCGATAACGCAATTGTATTAGTCGATGAAATGCAAAACTTGAATTTTCATGAATTAGATAGTATAATTACTCGTATTGGTGAAAATAGTAAGATTGTATTTTGTGGTGATGCTACTCAATCTGATCTTGTTAAAACCCATGAAAAAAATGGGATTCTTGATTTTATGAAAATTATTCGTGCAATGGAATATGATTTTTCCATGGTAGAATTTGGAGTTGATGATATTGTTCGTTCTGGACTTGTCAAAAACTATATTGTTGCTAAATTGGCTTTAGGTATGTAATGTTTGTTCATTTAGATTATTTGAAAGAAGAGGTTGACTTACAAGCAGAAATGATTGAAGGGACTCGGTTTTATCGAGTCCCTTCTGGTAGGTTATATCCTTCTATCACTTCTGTGACCAGTTTTTATGGTAGACAAAAATTTATTGACTGGCGTAAGAAAGTTGGTGAAGAAGAAGCCAATAAGATCACTAAGGTTGCAACAGATCGTGGAACCAAGTTTCATGATATTGTTGAGAAGTATTTGTTGAATGAAGATATTGACAAGTATAATCCACTTCCTGTAACAAAGTTTCTCTTTCTTGCAGCAAAGCCTTATCTTGATCGTATAAATAATATACATGCTTTAGAAAAGTCACTTTATAGTGACTACTTGGGACTTGCGGGCAGAGTAGATTGCATCGCTGAGTACGAGGGAGAGCTCGCAGTTATTGACTTCAAGACTTCAAAAAAAATAAAACCTGAAGAATGGATTGAAAATTATTTTGTCCAGGAAACAGCATATGCTTGCATGTATTATGAAATGACTGGTATTCCAGTTAAAAAATTGATCACTATTATGGTCGCTGACAATGGAGAATGCTTCGTCTATGAAAAAAGAAACAAAGATTACTATATTAAACTTCTTACCAAATACATTAGAGAATTTGTCACATACAAAACCTAATCCCATGCAAAATAACACTGAAGACGTAAATTTACTAATAAAAGAAAAATTTTTGTGTCAGTCCAAGTTTGCACAAGATATTGAATATCTAGTGACTACTTCAAAAATTAATTATATTGAAGCAATTGTCACATACTGTGAAGAAAACAGTATCGAGTTTGAATCAGTATCTAAACTGATCTCAAAACCATTAAAAGAAAAACTTAAGTATGAAGCAACTCAACTTAACTTTCTTAAAAAAACAAGTCGTGCTAAATTAGTTTTTTGATGACGCCAATAGAGGTATACAAAACATATCTGGCATTCAAGAATCATTTCACTAAACCGAACTACGATTACTTTCAATATTGCGGGAAGTCACGAGCTTCAAAAGAGTCGTTCAACAAAAGAAAAGATCGTTACTTTTTTGAACGTATGTCTCGTCAGAAGTCTGATGATGAGATCCGTCAATATTTCCTGGCTAATTTTGTAGAATGTGATGATCCTTCAAAACTATGGATAGGTGAAATTATTGAGTCAGGAGAAAAAAATTATTCAAATTGGTTAAAAAGATCTCAAAGTCTTTTATATCTCTTTAAAACTGAATCCGAAATATTTTTCAACAAAAAAACCTTTGATTCTTTGTTTGAACTTAAAGGTTCATCCCATCCAGAGATTCTTAAAAAATATTTGCAAAATGCCATATCTATAGAAACTTTTGTTATTATGGATATGATCTTAAATTTTTCTAAAAAGTTTGACAAAAAACTATTCGATCCAGTGTGGGAATCCGTCAGTTTGCGTATAAAAAAATACAGGTCTTTCCTAAATATTGATAAGGAAAAATATATAAAGATCTTAAAGGAGATTGTGTTGTGAAAAAATTTCTTCTAAAAGAAGGAAAAAAACTTAAAGAAATTCTCGAAACAGTTCAAAATTTTGTTGTGGATAATAATAGTAACGTTGAAACAACTCATTATTATATACTATTAGGCGACAAGAATCTCCTTCAAGTTATTGAAGAAACCTTAAATGATCCTTACATAGATAACAAAAAAAGAAAAGAACAAATACTTTTAATGAGCTCTTTTCTAAAAAAGACAAGAAAATTATATAATATTGTGAATTTTTCAGAAGATCCAGAAATGATTAATATGAAAAATAGACTTGAAGATGCTGGTAAAATATTTGGATTTACTTCAAATAATTCCAATGACATATTTTTATTAGAATTGGAAAATACTCTAAAAAAATTAAAACAAAGGGAGATCGCACAGTGAGTGGATTTTTTCAATCCGAAATTGTAAGAGAATCCATCAAAGAGATGGAAGAACTTCAACAAAAAATTATTCAAGACACCTTCAGAGCTCCTATTATGAGTAAGGAGGAAAAGAAGGAACATGTCGAACTCATGAGAACTTTTCTAGAGAAACAGAAGAATCTATACTTCCGTCTCTCGTTATCTGATGACCCAGAAGCACTTGAAATGAAAGAAAGAATTCAAGATGCTGCCAAATTCCTGGGGTTTGATGGAAATAATGTTAACGAATTATTTGCAGAGATGGAAAACACTCTGTCCCGTCTAGATAAAATTGCAGATATGTAAGATGTCCTACCACTACAAAATCACCTCCGCATATTGTTTCCACAATGGTGAGATTGTAGACATGTATTTCATCAACGGAATTCCTTTTACTTTTGATGACATTCCGTTGATTATGCAACAAGATCCATATATACAGATAGAAGCGGAAAATAATTACGAATATACATCTGAAGACATGTATCGTTGGTCAAATTACTTAATTGATGAAATGTGTCACCCATTGTTATTTGAACTTCAAATAGAGAATCCAGAAGAAATGCCAAAAGACTAATAAATAATTTTGCCTTAGTTGACTCGCAATCTGTAAGGTGGGGGAGAGTAAAATCTCCCCTTTTAAATATAAATAATAATGCGAGTTAACTAAAGAGCAGTCATGCACTTTTATGTCTATTACTCTTATGAAGAGTATGGTAGAGGATATATTGGTCAACGCCAATGCAAATGTTTACCCGAAAAAGATGTAAATTATTTTGGAAGTTTTCATGACAAAACTTTCAAACCTACTCAAAAAATTATTTTGGAAGTTTTTGATAATATAGAAGATTCTATAAATGCAGAATGTTATCTTCATGAATTTTATAAAGTAGATGTAAATCCACATTTTGCAAATAAATCAAAACAAACTTCCAAAAAGTTTTATTTTTGTGAGAAAAGATCGGAAGAAACTAAAAGAAAAATAAGTGAAACAAAGAAAAACCAACCCCACAAAGGAGGTTGGCCAAAAGGGAAAAAACACTCGCCAGAAGTAATAGAAAGGTGTAGATTGGCTGCATTGGCCCAACACCGAAACAAATCTAAATAACCTGTGGCTTGACAACCATTCCTACCCCGTGTAAGATAAAGTCGTCCCAAAGGCCAAATACACTCAATACGGAGAATACAAATGTCTTTTGCTGATCTCAAGAAACAGTCCCGTGCTGGTTCACTGACTGAAAAACTGATCAAACAAGTCGAAAAACTGAATAGTGGAGAAGGTGGTGCTGATGACCGCTTCTGGAAACCCGAAGTAGACAAAGCCGGAAATGGTTATGCAGTCATCCGATTCCTCCCTGCACCCGAAGGATGTGAACTTCCTTGGGCCCAAGTTTGGAGTCATGCATTCCAAGGCCCTGGTGGTTGGTACATCGAAAACTCTCTGACGACTCTGGGACAGAAAGATCCTGTGTCTGAACACAATCGTGTTCTGTGGAACTCTGGATCTGATCGTGATAAGGAGATTGCTCGGAAACAGAAACGCAAACTCTCTTACTACGCCAACATTTATGTGGTGAGTGATCCTGCACACCCAGAGAACGAGGGTCGTGTCTTCCTCTACAAGTTCGGTAAGAAGATCTATGATAAGATTACAGAAGCGATGCAACCACAGTTTGCAGATGAAGAAGCCGTCAATCCTTTTGATTTCTGGACTGGTGCTAACTTCAAACTGAAGATTCGTAAGGTTGAAGGTTACTGGAACTATGACAAGTCTGAGTTTGAAAAACCTTCCGTTCTTCTAGATGATGATGACAAACTTGAACGTATCTACAAGAATCTGAATGATCTCAATGAGTTCAGTGCTGCTAGTAACTTCAAAACCTATGAGGACTTGAAAAAACGTCTGGATTATGTCCTGGGTGCAAAAACTCCCGCACGACAGGATCCTGAGACCATTGAAGAGGATGAACAATGGGAAGCAGAACGTCGCGGTGAATCCGCTCCGAAACGTTCTACTCCTTCCTTTGAGATTGCTCGTCCTGCAGTTCAGGAAGAAGATGATGAAGATGCAGATGATGCTCTGAGTTACTTCCAGAAACTGGCCGAGTCCTGATAAACTAAAAGGAGGGATAAAACCCTCCTTTTTTTATATCTTCATTATTTTTTCATTATATGTAGTTTTTAGTTTATCATTAATATAATTTGGATCATCTGGATCATATGTCATGATATTTTTAAAATCACTAATAAACACCGATAGATATTCTGGTTTTAAAATTAATATTTGTCTTTTGTTATCATTTATATTTGATTCATACTCATAATTTGTTATTGGAATACAAAGTTCAGATCCAGGTATTCTAATTATAGAATTTGTTGTTGGATCAAAATACTGAAATTCTTCAGTTATCTTTTCTTGCCAATTCGTTCCGTTCCATTTCCACGTAGTTTGATTTTGACTATACAATTCACCGACTTCAACATTTACAATATCTTGAGGTGGACTTATAGTAATTGTTGGAGTTGAGGTATAATTTGACCCTCCATCGACAATCCTAACTGTTCCGATACCTGTATTTGACATACTAAAAGATATTACCAGTTTTCTTGATATCGGAGCATTTTCAATAGATATTGATGGTGGATTAATATACCCAAACCCAGAATCATTTACAGTAATACTAGTGACAATTCCATTTGTCAAATTAGCTGTACCAGTAGCAGTAACTTCTGGATATGGAGCTCCAATTGTAATTGTTGGAGCTATTGTGTAACCAAGTCCTGGATTTATGATGTCAATACTACTAATAGATCCATTTGTTACTTGTGCAATTCCTTTTGCTCTAGATGATATGTTATATTCGAAAATTTTATCTCCTTCACCTTCGGCAATTAAAAATTTATCAACATCGGTGTCTATAACAATGTCGGATGGAGATGAAATTCTATTTCCAACATAAAAAGTATATTTGTAAACCGCAGAGTTTATTTGCCATGGTTCCAAATCAAATTCATAAATGTTGGAATTGTTTTGACTTGTAACAAATAGTTTATTTCCATTAGAATTGAAAGTAAATCCAAGAATACCATCGTCTCCAATAACAGATGTAAGATTTAGATTATCACTTTCAGGTTGTACTGAAGTAATGTTCCATGAAGTTGCAAGAGGTATTTCTTGAATAGTATTATTATTTGAATCTAAAACAAATAATTTAGATCCATCTAATTTGAATCTAAATCTGCTAGGAGAACTTATAAATTCCTCATTCCATTTTATCGCAGTAGAAATATTCCATGGAGTTGAGAGATTATATGCAACAATTTTATAAAATGGCCCACTTCCACCACTTACATACATTATAGTTCCATCTGGTTTGAATTCAACACTAGTCGTGTAGGAAAAATCCTCACTTACATCCAATTCATAAGTTAGTTCTATTGTAGAAACATCCCAACTTGTAGTCAAAGTGTGTTGTTTAATTTGATTGTCCCCAGTAAAATTGGATGTATATAGATATGTACCCGTTGAATCAATATAAAATCCTTCAATATCAGTGCCTATTGTTGATGTCGATTGATTTACATATTGTCCAGCTAAAAGTCTGTCGGAACTTGAAAATGTTACCGATGGGGATGTAACTCCATATCCAGCACCACCAACAAGATTTTTAATTGATGAAACCTTATCAAAATCAACTCCATCACCTATATCACATTCAGCAGTAGCTTGTACTGATGGAGTTGGATTTGAAAATGTTACTGTTGGACTGTTATTGTAACCCTGACCTCCTACTAAATTTACAATAGAAGATACTCTGAAATCTGTTATTAAACAATCAGCTGAAGCATTACTAGTAATTGGAGGATTTGAAATTGTAATGGTCGGAGGATTTTGATATCCCAATCCAGGATTTGTAATTTGAATAGAGGTTACACTATAACCAATTCCTACTGTTGGTGTTAATACTGCTTGGGTCCCATCAAGGTAGATTGGAGGAAACGTTATTCCTGGGGGAATCTCATCTAAATCTTCATATTCTGGGCTATTATAAAAAGCCTCATCGAGAATTAATCCCTTAGGAAAAACTTCTCTACCAAAAGAATCTCTTGTAGAAATAGATTCGTAATGGTGAATTTCAGTAAAAGCACTTTCTGACCCATATTTTTCCAACATGTACTTATTGAAACTATTGCCATTCAATGGCCATTGTTCTTGAACATTTATAATATTGTTAGTCGTTAATACCACCCAATCTAGATTTGGATCTCCATAAATTTTTTCTGCAACTTGTTCAGGTCTTTCATTCTCAGTAATCGTATAATATTCAAAAGCAGAAGCTATGGAGATAATATCTTCTCTGAGTTTTGCCCTTTTGAAGATATTTTTAATAATAAGTTTTTCATCATTCGAGGTTATATTTTTTGTTCTGTTGAGAACTTGAAGATTTGGTAATTCTCTAAAGTATGTCATTTTAGTATCCTACGGAGTTTGCACTTACTGAAGATAGATCATTCCTTCCACCAAAAATATTTCCTTCTTGGTAATCGGTATCATATATTGGTTCAAGTTCGCTAAAACTCATTTGCATAACTGTTGAAATTGGTTGACCCTTTTCATATGCAGCCCATAATCCATCAGGAGTATAATTACAACTAAAACTGACTAATGCACAACTTTTAAATTTATTCACACCATCAATTGGACGAGATCCTCCTGTCCTGTATTCTAATTTAAAAACATTTGGAGTCCCCAAAAAGAAAGATGCTTCCCCAGACTTACCACTCATTTTTTTAACTGCCATTCCTTGTTTAAAAAATCTAATAATTCTTCTAATTCTCTCAGCTTCTTCTACACTTCTTGGGGATAATCTATAGTTAAATGTGAATTGCCTAAGAACGGGTGAATTAAAAAGAAGTTCAAGATTTGAATTTGGAACAACTCCAGCACCTCTTGCAAGGATTGATTCTGATTCAACACCCATTCCCTGAAGTTTTAGTAATTTTGATACTCCTTCAGATCCTATTAACATAGATAATTCTTGACTTACTGCACCTTTTTGCGCCAAATCATATAAGTTTTTCACTAATACGCCATATCCAGCACCTTGCTGCATTCCAGCACCAGTCAATAATCCAAGTCCAGCTCCAGCTGCTGCAGATGCAGCGGTGCCTTTAAGATTTCCCATGGTATTTGCAGATATTGCAGCCGCAATATTTCCCATAGAATCTTCACCCCAATTAACATTATTACTATCAGCAACACTATTGGGCATAGGAAGGAAAACTGTTCCGATAATTTGACTCAAATTTGATACAGCTTGAATTCCGTTGGTTAGTGTAGTTACGGCTTCCTGAGTACCTCCGAAAATAGCCTCGCTTTTAGATGGTCTATATCTAAATTGAGAAATTGCAAAATGATCCTGTTGACTTGTCATTAAATCAACAGGATATTTCATTTCTTTACTGAATAATTCTTTCTCATTTTTCATTCCAAATTTATCGCCATTGACGGCAAAATTTTTGTATGCCGATTTGGGATCTTCTAAAAATCCAAATAGATCTCCAACTCCGCCACCACCACCAACTCCACGGTTGGTGCCACCACCACTAGTAGTTGTTGTAGGAGCTCCACTTATAGGCGTTCCTCCACCCCCAGTTCCAGTTCCAGATCCTGTTCCTGGAGCTGCTGCAACTTGAGTTCCCGCTCCAGTAAGAAGTCCACCGCCCCCTATAGCTCCAACTCTTCCTGAAACTGCATTTTGTGGTTGAATTGATGATTGTTCGGGAATTCCTGTTGTAAAATTTTCAGAAGCCCATTGAGCTAATATTGACCCAGAATTAACTCCACCTATATTCTTATATGCAGTTTGAACTGCTATGATTGTTTGTACATGCAGTTGATTTTTTTCTATTTCAGAAAATCCCAATTCAGTTGCAGATGCATTCCATTTACCATCTTGATAGATGGGTTTTGTATTTGTGGGAGCATTTTGTTGTATAATTTGAACATCACCAGTTGTCAAATTATATTGAAGATCATAAGGAACTCCATTTTTAGTAACTAATGGTGATTTGACGTTTCTATAGGACACTTATGATTTGCTCCAAGCTTTGTGATTTGGGAAGGGTTGTCCTCTATTATCAACAAATTTTTCAGTAGGTAATAATGCAACGGAGGGCCAATCTTTTTCTGGAACTCTTAAAAATCCTCCACTAACTCCAGAAAAAAAGTAACGATGAATCGTATTTCGAGGTACACCTACAGTGCTGCCATTATTTATTAAACCTTTTGCAATTCCTTCACGATATTTTCTATTCAAATAATGTAAATTCACACCAATAAAATATCCATTGGAATAATCTATTTTAGTGATATATGTTAATGGTTGAGCATCATAAAATTGAAGATTAGGACTAGATATTCCATAGATAAAGAAGTACAATCTACCTACTTCTATACCTCCAGTATCAGTTTCGTTTATATTAAATTGTTCAAGTTCACCAAGATATTGACGCAATTCTCCAGTATATGTGTCAGTCTTAATATTTTTCCCTTTGTACTTTTTTATAAGATCGTATCCAAATCCTTTTCCTGGTTCAAAGGTGCCATCAAAACTCATATTCCTAAATCCTCTTCAGTCATAATTTTAAATTCATAATTTCTATCTGCACAATATTCTCTTGCTGCTTTCCATTTTGCTTGATTTTTTACCCAAGTCTCAACTTTATATGCCCAAGCCTTTGTTCTTCTTTTGGGGTTTTGTTCTGGCATTTCTACTTCTTTTTTTGGTTTTATTTCTATAACTACAGTTCGTGTATTTCCATTTTTATCTTTATACTTGACAAAAAAATCTGGAAAATATCTGTGAATTTTTCCATCTAGTGGAGACTTATAGGGAATCCAAAATTCTTCTGACTGCCATTGACTCACATTTTCGTTTAAGTCACAATACCTACAAAATTTTCTTTCCCACAAAGAACGATAGATGATATTTGTGGGGTCTCCTTTATATTTTTTTGGATTTTCTGGACGGTATTTTCCCTTATAACTCATATACATATTATAGATCCTTAAGTAATATTTATAGATGGCTGAGCCATTCAGACCCGATTTTCCTTCAAATCCGTATAGAATAGATCCAATCTATTTAAGGATGACTCTTCCTAGGAATACTAACGATGGCCGTGCAGCTTTACCAGGAGTTAGTGAATTATTTGGCGAACTATCAGTCACAAGTCAATTTAAAGTTACTTTATTTTTGGGAGATACTTATCCAACCACAAATTCCGATTCCGATATTAATGCTTGGTTAGTTACTTGTGGTGTTTTGGGGTCAAACTTGTTTAATGGTGGGCAATCATATTTGAATTCACTTCGTTATGAATTTATGTGCAATGAGACTGCTCTTCCAGGGGTATCTTTCAGTATGATTGAAGAAACCGGAAGTAGACAAGGAATTATAGAAAGATTTCCAAATCGTAGAGATTTCCCAGAAGTCACCATGACTTTTTATGTTGACGCTGAATATGGTATTATTCGTTTATTTGAGGAATGGATAAATTTCATAAATCCACTTTATAACACACGAGGAAGACTAGTTACTGGAAATCCTAGAGGTGGAGTTGGTCAATTTGGAGATGAACAATTTTTTAGATTTAGATATCCAAACACATATAAAAGAGATTTAGCTATAACTAAGTTTGAAAGAGATATTGTTGTAGATCCAAGTAGTGGAGATGTTAATAAAACTCCTTCAATGTTGACATATAAATTTATCAATTCATTCCCAACAAATTTAACGGCATTGCCAGTAACTTATGAGGGAAGCACTATTACCAAAACAACAGTAACTTTTAACTATGATAGATATGTAATTTTAAATCATTTTGGAACTGGACAAAATGATTATAATAATCCATTTATAACCGAAAATGGAGAAAATATAAGTCTTTCAGTTCCTTCTATTACTTGGGGTAACAATACAAATATTGATTACAATAATCCAACGTTTGGAGTTAACTCTGCAATTGATGTTTCCCCATCTTTCCAACCATTCTAAATAAATTTACCTGATTACATCATTATATGCCATTACCTAAAATTGCTACGCCAACGTATGAACTCAAACTACCTTCTACTGGAAAACCTATAAAATATAGACCTTTTTTAGTTAAAGAAGAAAAAGTTTTAATTTTAGCTTTAGAAAGTCAAGACATTAAACAAATTACTTTAGCTATTAAATCAGTACTAAAAGATTGTATTTTAACAAAAGGTATAAAAGTAGAAGAATTACCATCTTTTGATATAGAATACATCTTTCTGAATGTTCGTGGAAAATCGGTAGGAGAATCCATAGATTTAATTGTTACATGTTCAGATGACGGCACAACAGAGGTTCCAGTTAAAGTCTTTGTGGATGAAATTGAAGTCCAAAAAGATGGAGAACATACTACAGAGATACGAATTGATGATCAAATTGTTATTAAAATGAAATATCCTTCATTGGATCAATTTATCAAAAATAATTTTGATTTTACAACCCAAGAGTCCATATCAACTATTGAAAGATCTTTTGATATTATCTCTTCTTGTATTGAATCTATCTTCACAGAAGAAGAAGCTTGGGCCGCCGTGGATGTCACAAAGAAAGAGTTGGTTGAATTTATTGAAAGTATGAACGCAGATCAATTTAAGAAAATTGAAAAGTTTTTTGAGACGATGCCTAGATTATCTCATACTTTTACTGTCATGAATCCAAACACCAAAGTAGAGAATACTGTAACTCTGGAGGGTCTAACAAGTTTTTTCGGTTAATCATGGCTCATATTGATCTTGAGTCATATTTCCGTATCAATTTTGCTCTCATGCAGTTCCATAAATACTCTTTGACGGAGATTGAAAATATGATGCCTTGGGAGAGAGATATTTACCTCACTCTGTTGAAACAACATATTGAAGAAGAAACTTTAAAGGCGCAGCAGGCAGCAAACCGTGGCAGTTAGTTCACTACTCAATCCATCTAGTATCGTAAAAGAACGAAGAGCAACGGTTTCAGCTGCTCAAAATTTTATAACTGGAGGATCGCCTCTTGGATCTGGAGTTGTTGCAAGTGCTGCCAACAAAATTGTCGGATTCCAGAGGGGCGCAGGAGTTGTTACTCCTAAACCACCAGATTTAAACTCAATTATTCAAACTTTATCATCAAATATTTTAAATAATGTAGAGAATAGAGTACAATCAATAAATCAAAATGTAACTCAAATAGTTGATACTAGAATTGGTAAACTAGAAAAAGATTATGGAGAAAGATTGAATAGAATTGATGCTGCAAGACCCAACTCAATTTTACAAAATTTCTTAAATTTATACAAAGAAGCAATTGGTTATATTCAATTTTTAGGTAATAGAAAAAATATAAAAACTCTTGGAGATAATTTAAAAGCCTTACAAAATGTATTCACTGAAACATTCAATATAGCAAAAATTATTCGCCAAACAATTGTAAAGATCGTAAAACAACTTTCCAACTTACCTACAGCTAACGCAGGTGGTGGAGGTTTAAATTTAGATATTGATATTCCTGGAGCTGGTCTCAGAAAAGGTCCAATGAGTCTACTTTCCAAAGTAGCTAGAGGTGGTAAAGCCGGTTTAATGTTAGGTGGAGCTGCATTAGCTGGTGGACTAGGATCTAAAGTAGTGAGTGGAATGTTGGACATTGGTGGGGATGTTCAAGCTGCACCAATGGCCGAAGGAACAATACCAGGTGTTTTATTGGATCGTTTTAATTCCATTTTAGATAGATTTTCAAAAGCAATAGATTCATTATCAAATGTCAAAAAGACTCAACCGACAGGTGGTGGAACATCTCCTAGTTCAAAACAACCAGAAAAATCAAAACCTGCAGGAACCAAAAGTGGTGCGACTCCAACAACTCCTGCGACTAGTTCTGCACCAGGAGATGAAAAATTAGCAGCATTTGTTGCAAGTATGGAAGCGTCTTCTCCAGAAAATGCTGCTGATGCAATGCAAGTGATGTTAAATCGTTCAGCTTCTGGTAAATATGGTAAAGGATTGTCAGGGGTTTTGTCTGGCTATGACCAGTTTTCACCAATATCTGCTGCAATTTTTGGAAAAAGTGCAGATCCTGCTGCAGCTGCAAAATATGGACCCATTGCTGCAAAACTACCAGGAAAAACTCCACAAGAAAAATTTCAAGCATTACAACAAATTGCTAATGAACCTGATGGTTTAAATAAACTTCAAAATCTATTTGGAGGAGGATCCGCTGGTGTTGCCGCAAAAATACTTAATGATCCAAAATATTTGGAAATGTCTAGACAAAATGTAAAAGGTGCTTTGAATTTTTATGGTGGTAGACAACAACAGTCTGGAGATCTTCAATTCAGGCCTGGTGGAAATTATTTTTATAACTTTAGTGGACCAATAGGTAAACTTGGCAGTCAACCAACAGGAGTTACAGCTGCAACTACCCAAATAAAACCATCAACAGTTGCAGCATCACAAACACAAGTTGCAACCCAACAACAAATTGCACAAACAGTATCGCAACCACCTATTCAACAAGCTCCACAAGTCAACATTGCACCTTTAAACGTTTCTTCACCACAAACGCAATCCACAAAAGTGGGAGACACAATAGCTCCTCCTCCAGTGATGAGTAAAGGTGGAGTAACAGTTCCATTTTTAACATCATCAAATCATGATAATTTCCTTACATTATATTCTAAAATGGTTTATAACATAGTGGACGGATAAGATATGGCTACTCCCAAAAAAGAAACTCCACTTCAGTCACCCCTAGTAACTGCTCTTAACAATATTGTTAATGTTACTAGATCTAAATCTCAAATAAAATCTACACAACGTTCATATAATGAATTTTTGAGATTTATGACCACTGAGGTGAAAAATTTAGAATCAATTAAACTTCCAGATGAAAAAAAGGTAAAGAAACTAGCTAATATCAATGTTTCTGCCACATTTGGATCTGCTGGAAGTTTATTGGCTAGTTTAGCTAGTGGTGCATTAGATGCTGCTGGACTAGTTGGAGATTTATTTGGGGGAAGAAAAGGAGGTAAAGGTGGGAAACCAAAAGCAAAACCAAAAGCGGGAAAACCAATTCCTAAAGGAAGAAGAATCAGACTTCCAGGAGTTAGGGGACTACCAATTTTATCCGCAGCTTTAGCTGGTTTAGATTTTGCAGAGGGCATATCTCAAGGAGAATCTACAGGGAAAGCAGCTGCTGGTGCAGGAGGAGCTGCAGTTGGTGCAGCTGCTGGAGGACTTGCCGGGGTAGCATTAGCTGGAACAATTGGTCAAGCTTTGGTTCCTATACCTGGACTTGGTTTCGTATTGGGAGCTGCAGTAGGCACTTTAGGATCCTTTGCAGGTGGATATTTAGCTGATAGAGCGTATGAAAAAGCAACTGGAGAGGGTAGTGTAAAAGAAAAAACAAAAACAAAACTTAAACAACAAGAACAAAAACAAAAAGCCACAGCCGCAGCTAAAACAACAGCGACATTACCACAGGTATTGGATAAGTTTGATTCCGTAGTTACTCAGTTTGAAAAGTCTATTATTAATTTAAATTTAGCTGAAACAATAACGACCCCAATCGGATATGATGAAGAATTGACTGGAGAAGATGTTCCAGATCTCCCTGAAGGAACTCCAGATGGTGGAGCAGAATCAATTAAATACGGAACAGGAAATGCTGAATTTGGAGAAACTGGCAATGTTAGTAATGCTCCAAATTGGGTTCATGGACATTTTCAGTCCGATAGTGCAGCTGCAGTAACTAAAGATACAACAATGGTAGTAAAAGCACTATTACAACAAGGTTCTCCTGTCTACTTAAATCCTGGAGTGGACTTGGATCCCAAAAAGAAGTATACTGATGAACAATTAAGATCTTATGTTGAAGCTGCTAGAAAAGCACATACTCATAGTGGAACAGGAAAATCTATTGATGTGTTTGTAAAAAAAGGGACAAAAGTTCCAGTACCATTAACAGACGTAGGGCCTACAGGATCTGGTTTTGGTGGATATGGTAGAGGTGGAATTGCTGGTTATATTCAAGGAACCAGAACTTGGATTGGACATTTAAAACCAGGATCAAAAGGTGGACTTTCACAAGAAAAAGGAGAAATTAAATCCAAAGGAAAAGAAACTGGTGAAATGGAAGGTCTTAAGCCACAACCACAAACCCAAGGTCCACCACAAGCCACTGCCGTGAGCCAAACCAAACCTATTCCTACTTCCACATCAAAACCAAGTCCAGATACAGTTGCAAAATTTGAACAAGCATGGCAGTATAGAAATAATCCATTTGCAAGAGGAAGAATAGAAGATGCGTGGAAAAACATGTCAACTGAACAAAAACAACAAGCAGTTAGTTGGGCTGAATCGAAAGGTTATGACTGGAAAGAAATGAAGTTGTCCGCTCCAGTTGTTCCCAAACAAATTCAAGCTGTTTCGCAACAACCAACAACACCAAAACAAATTGAACAATATCCCGATTATAATTTACCACAATCAAGTGTAACCTTGATGCCAATTGTCATGGGTGGAGGAGGTGGAACTCAACAAAGACCAATGGTTGTTTCTGCAAGTGGAGGAGGGACAACAACTATTATGCCACCAACCCCTGAAGGTCAAGTGTTAAATAGTTTATTTAAAACCATCTTGTTAACGAACTTATCGGGAACGTAATATGTCTAATGCGTTAACTACACTAAAGTATAATTCAGTAATCATTGAATCTTCAGAAACAAAAAATAAATTTGATTTAACAAACGCTATTGTTTTTATAGATTATTTTGAAGATATTTTGTCTCCATGTGTGACAATGACGATCCAAGTTGCTGCTACGTATACAATATTCAACAGTCTACCTATTCGAGGAGGAGAAAAGGTTGCGATTGATATTGAAACTTTAAGTGGAAACTTTAAATTAGACGGTGATTATGCAATGTATGTTTATAAAGTGAGTGGAATAGTTTCTGATGGTACTAAGGAATTTTTTACACTTCATTTATGTTCAAGAGAGGCATTAACAAATGAAACTGCTAGAGTGCAAAAGAAATATAACAAAAAACCAATCAATGACCATGTAAACTCAATACTTAAAGACGTTTTAAAAACAAAAAAATTTAAAAGTACTAATATTGAAAAAACATCCAACTCATATAGTTTTATTGGAACTCTTAAGAAACCTTTTCATATTTTAACTTGGTTAGGACCAAAAAGTATTCCAGCTACATCATCATCAGGAAATAATGGAACAACCGCAAGGGGGGTTGCTGGGTTTTTATTTTATGAGAATAAAGATGGATTTCATTTCAGAAGTATTGATACGTTAGTTTCTGCAACAAAATCTCAAGATGGAAGTACATCAAAAGAATCAATACCAAAATACAATTATAATCCGGGAATTACAGAATCTGGAAATCTAGCTGCTAATTTCAATATTTTAAATTATAATTTTGAAAAAAACATTGACTTAATGAAATCTCTTAGAGTGGGAATGTACGCCAATATTACATATTTTTATGATTTGTATCAAAATAAAATTAGCGGAATTACTTATAGTATAAATTCTGAAGTCAAATCAAAACTTGGTGGATCCAAACCACCATTCCCAAAAGATTTTGGCAATAGACCTTCAAGAATTCTTTTTAGATCTGCAGATGTTGGAATATTAGATAATTCAGGAAAAACTGAGGATTCTGGCAGAGATAACACAGACATGGCAAAATCCTTTTCTCGTTACAATTTATTGTTCACTCAGTCACTAAATATTGTAGTACCAATGAACGTCAATTTGAAAGCCGGAAACATAATTTATACACAATTTCAAAAAATTGATGCATCTCAATCTAGTGAAGTGGACTCTGAACAAAGCGGCAATTACTTAATAAAAGAAGTTAGGCATCATTTTGAAAGTGGTCAAATGGTATCGTCACTAAAACTAATTAGAGACTCCTACGGATTATACGGAGCAAAACAATGAATAACATTAACGAACATATTGCAAAGGATAAACAAATCCTTGATGATCCTCAAACATCACCACAAGCACGTAGGCATACAGAAGAAGAATTATCTGCCCTTGAGTCATATAAAGCCAATCACCCAGATGAAGATCACGACCCAACAGCATTAGAGTTGTATTGCGATTCTCATCCTGACGCTGCCGAATGTAAAATTTACGAAGACTGATGATAGACGAATCTTTTATAAAATCTAACTTTTTAGGTAGAGATGGATTCATTTGGTGGATCGGTCAAGTTGCTGATCCCAAAGTTTGGCGTAATGAAAAAACTCGAATTGATAATGGAGAATCTGCCTGGGGATATAGATGTAAGGTACGAATCATTGGATATCATAGTTTCGATAGAAACGAACTAAAAGATGAAGATTTGCCTTGGGCACATGTTTTAACTAGTGCATCAGATGGAGCACCAGCCCAAGGGGGTTTTGGTAAGTTACCATTACTTGTTGGTGGAGAATCTGTATTTGGATTCTTTCTGGATGGCGAAGAAGCTCAACAACCAGTTGTAATGTCATGTTTCCATAGAAGTCCAGTAGTTGAAAATGTGCCTAACCCAAACCCATTTGAGCCTTTTACGGGATCTAAAGGCAATTTATCTACAGGAGCACAAGCAACAAGGAATAAAGGTCAAGATGATGGAACTGCAAAAAGAGTTGATGATAAACTTGGATCTGGACCTCAGTTTGAAATGTTTGCTAATCCACAATTCGGTGCAGCAACAACAAAAAGTTTAGATTTGAGTCCTGGTTTTGCTCCACTTACAACAGATACTAGTTCTAAAGCTGGTGCAATCTTTGGGAACCCGAAAATTCCTAAAGATCAATTATTTTATGATGAAAAAGCAGAGGTTGCATTTTTAGCAGAATTTGATAGATTGGGAAATGTCGAAACCGAAAATGGATGCGGAAATAATATTCTAAGTCAAATTACAAATGCTCTTCAAGGATTTATTAAAACTGTTAATGGACTCGAAAAAACTGCTTTAGGATTCATAGATCCTATTAGAAATGTCGTTGTAGATGTTGGACAGACAGTTAATTCTGTAGCTAGACTTATTGCATCCGTTATGAAATTTGTAATTAATGGAATGCGTGACAGTATTTTTTGTTTGGTTGGAAAATTATTCAAACTACTTTCAATAACATTACCATCTTCAATTAAATTACCAATCTCTGAAGCCGCTAAAAATATTTTAAACTTAATTTTTTGTCTTTTTGAGAAATTATTTGGACCTCTTATGGACTTCATAAAAGGTCTCTTAAATGGACTTATTGGAAAAAGTCCAAATATACCTCTCTGTGCAATAGAAGAAATTGTTGGTTCTTTGGTAAACAAATTAGCTGATATGGCAGATAATGCATTGTCTGCCATATTAAGTGGATTAGATTGGTTAGCTAATGGAATTAGTTCAATTGCTAGTGCTTTAACAAATGGACTAAACATGATCAGCAAAATTCTAAGTTTTCTAGATTGTGATTCTTTAGCTTGCAGAAGTACCACGTCTTGGAATCCTTTCAGTGGGGCATCATTCCCCGAACTTGATAGTTGGAGTAATGTTTTAGGTAACATGGACATCCTAAGTGGACTTGGTGGAGCAAACCAATCTTTAGGATATCTTTCAATGTTTGGATCATCAGATACACCATTTAGTAAATGTAGAAAGAAAATTACGAATCCACAAACACAAGATGATCTTGCTCCTATGCCAATTGGAGTTAAGTTCTATGATTGTATTCCACCTGAAGTCAGAATTTATGGTGATGGTGTTGGCGCAAGAGCAAAGGCAGTAGTATCTGAGAAAGATGGATCAATCGTAACATTTTTACTATGTGATCCTGGTAGAGGATATACATACCCACCAGAAATAAGAGTAGTGGATAATTCTAATTATGGAAAAGGCGCACAAGCAAAAACTACTATTCGAGATGGTGGAATAGAATCAATTTATATTTTAAATCCAGGATCAGGATACTGTCAAACTAATTTAGGTGAAGAAACTTCAACTACAGATGGAAACGGAAATACTATAGTTTTACCACCATGTTTAGATGTAGGTCAAGGCCAATTAACCCCAGATATTGTAGGAATTAATACTAATGTAGTTGTGGAATCTCCTGGAATAGGATACACCTTTGGAGATACAATTCAAGTTGGGGATAATACTTTCTATTCTCCTATTCTCACAGAAAATGGTTCGATTATCGGTGTAGAACTGCCAACTGGACTCACTCCTGAAACTGGAATTGGATTAACTGCACCAACGGGAATAATACCATCTATTGGCGGGCAAGGTGCTGGTGGCGGCGGAGAAACTTTTACAAGAGTTCCGACAGTCACTATAAATACTACAACAGGAGAAGGTGCTGTTCTTTATCCAGTTATTCAGTTTGTACCGTCATTTATTGTTGACAATCCTGATCTGAATGTCGGTATTACTTCTATTGTAAATGTAGTAGATTGTGTGTAACCCATGGCAGAACAACCAAAAGAATACTATGAAAAAAAACCTGGATTTATAGTCAAATCTGGAACTCCCGATTTATCAGGAAAAACAATAGACTATGCAGTATTTACTGATTATGGTCAAGGATTTGAATATACTCAAGATGGTCAATATAAACAACAGTGTAGAAAAACTTCATATGAAATTTGTGGACTAGATGGAAAAGATGGCGAACCCGCAAAAATTATAAGAGCAAAAAAAGGTGATATTATTATTGAAGCCATGGATGGCGATATAATATTAAGAGGAAAAAATGTTAGAATCGTTGCTTTAGATGGTGCTGGAGAAGTGACAGTAGTTTCTGGGAAACATTTTGCTGTAAATGCTCCTGTACAGAATTTAAAAGGAAGTAATTCCAACACCGTTATGTCTAATAGTGCATCTATTGGCGCTCAAGCAACGGACACGACTGGAAACATGCAAAACAGTCAGACTTCTGGTGCAGAAGATTCTGAAGGGTCTATATTAACAAGACTATTAAATATTGCTAAAAAGTTTCAAGAGTGGTTAGAATGTTAAGAGGTGAAATATGCCTGCAGAACCCGTAAAATACATTGGCGATAAACTAACAGTAGGTCCAGTAGATTATTCATTTTTACCAGCACTTCCTGCTATACCCGGTACAACAGTTTTAAATGGACCTGTATGGATTGGTGCTGGTGGGCCACCAATTCCTACAGCTAACTGTATGATTGGTCCCGGGTTAAATCCAATTTCTCTACAAGTTATTGGCATTGCGAATTTTTATTCAATCACTAATCAAATAGGAATCAATAATAGAACCGGCTTAGCAAACATAACTGGATTTACACAAAAACTCGGAGCAAGTACAAAAGCCGCATTTTCAGGAACAACTGGATATAGTGCAAAATCTGCTGCACAAACTACTGCTGGACCAAATTATGCTCAAGCATTTGCACAAACTCCTTTAGCAAAAGCTGCAGTAATTCTTGGAAACGTTTCAACGACTACTGGAATCAACCCAACTCAAGCCGCAGCACTTGCCACAAAAAAACCATTTGATATTAAACACCCTACAAAAGAAGGTTGGAGACTCAGACACGTTTGTGTAGAAGGACCAACCGCAGATGTTTATGTTAGGGGTATAATAGAAAATTCGGACATCATTGACCTCCCAGATTATTGGACTGGATTAGTTGATTCCGAAACGATCACAATAAGTTTAACCCCTATTGGAGAATATCAAGAACTATCTGCAAAATTATTAGAGTGTAATACTAAAATAAAAGTTTTTAATAATCTAGGACAAGTTAAAAAATATAGTTATCTTGTTTTTGGAGAAAGAAAAGATGTTGATCGAAATATTGCAGAATATGAAGGATTATCTGTGGAAGATTACCCTGGAGACAACACTCAATATGGATTATTTACTTTATAATTATTATGCCTGCAGAACCCGTAAAATACATTGGCGATAAACTCTGTGTAGGTCCATTAGATTACTCATTTATACCTGCTATTGGAGCTATACCCGGTACAACAGTTTTAAATGGACCTGTATGGATTGGTGCTGGTGGGCCACCAATTCCTACAGCTAACTGTATGATTGGTCCCGGTTTAAATCCAATTTCTCTACAAGTTATTGGCATATCTCAGATTCCTGCAATTAATAATCAAATTGGTATTTTTAATAGATCCGGATTTGCTAATGTTTTTGGATATACCAATAAAACAGGTGCAGATGTAAAACTGGCTTTTTCTGCAACAACAGGATTTAGTGCAAAAGCAGCTGCACAATCTACTTCTGGTCCATATTACGCTCAGGCATTCAAAGAAACTCCACTATTTAATGCTGCGGTATGGCAAGGAAATATGGCAACAACAAAAGCCATGAATGCTCAGTTTCAAGCTGCAGTCCAATCAAAGAAACCTCTTGGGTCTCAAAACTTTGATATTGAAAATCCAATAAAAAAGGGATGGAGAATTCGTTATGTTTGTACAGAAGGCCCAACAGCAGACGTTACAATTAAGGGAATTCTAAAAAATAGTAACATCATAGAACTACCAGATTACTGGATTGGTTTAGTTCATAGAGAAACAATCCACGCAATACTGACTCCAATAGGAAATCATCAAAAGTTGTTTTACAATCTTTCCGAGTGTGGAACTAAAATTATAGTTTCAAATAATTCAAATAATCAAATTCATTGTTATTATAAAATATTTGCGGAAAGGAAAGATACCCCCAAAAATATTGTAGAATATAAAGGTTTGTCATATAACGATTATCCAGGAGACAATAGTGAATATAGGTTCTGGTTTAGCCCTGGAATATTCCCATAAATAATATTACTGTTATCCTTGATCGTAGTATTAACTAATTATGGCTGGTGTATCCACTATTTTTATTCAAGAATTAAAAGACGAACTTGAATTTAAAAAGAAAGAAAGAGAACAATTAATGGATCAACTTGCATTGTATGATGTAAGAATAGATCGATATGATGCTATTATTGAGAATATGGATAAATCCCTTTTTGGTATGTTGTCCGAAGTCAATACAGCAAATGCTGCAGTTGCAACTGCATATGAATCTAGAGTTACTGCAGGTTGTAAAAGTGATTTGGCTTGGGTCCAAGTTGGAGAAATTAAACCTAAATTTCCAGCTCTATTCGGTTCAGAACAACCAACAACTATAACATATGAAGTTCAAAAGAATAAAGAAAATTATGAACAACATGGCAATACATCGATAAAATATTATAGAAGACCAAAAAATCAAGATTATGGTTCAAACATTGTCTCAGAATTTTATGGAACTATTAGTGTAGGAAGCACTGAGATAGCCATTGTTGGAACCGGTCTTGCTGGAACAGCGGGAATACAACTTGGAGATATTATTACCGATGATTTGGAAAACCCAACAGCATTTGGAGTAGATGATCTACCAACTATTGTCGGTACTGGAGAAACTACTATAGTTATTGATATTCAAATGTTTGGTGGACAAACAACAATTGGATCTACTGTTATTGCTGCTACGGGAGTCGGATCTACAGGAGGAATAGGTCCAGGACAAGGAATTATTGGAACTAGTGTTTTGGTTCCAGGAACTACTGTGGTGGCTATTAGTACAGCTCCATTTGAAATTGAATTATTTGACTTTGATTATGGTGGTTTTATCACAACATCAGTTACGGTTCCAGCATTAGTTGTAAGTTCGCCGGCTCTAGCTGCAACAAGTATTAACTTTGCAGTTGGAGTTACGAGTACATATTCATCATATTTTCTCAGTACAACATGTGATGTTGCTGTAGATACTACTAACTTTACTGTAATTAGAACTACACAATCAGTATTAGATGAATTTGATCCTTCAAACAATCCTATAGACCCAGTAACTATTGGAATATTGAGTCCCAGTACTGCTGGATATGGCCACACTGTGGTGAGAGTTAGTCATCCAAACACAGCTCCACCTGGACCGTTCCAATGGAGAGAAGTTTTGGGAGATTATGATCCAGAACCTGCATGTGGAGGAGGATTCCAAGATTGGTATGAAGGAAATACACAATGGCCTATTCTTATAACATATACATATGATGCTGAGGGAATGTTACTCGGACAAACATCTGCACATGCTGCTGAAGGGACTACAGTAACAATATCAACTGGATCAACTTTACCTCAAAAGTATGGAATAGGATATACTGCAACTAGTTCCAATAATCCATCTTTCTCTGGTTGCGGTTCAAAAGATACAACAATATCCAATGCAGAATCTACTAGAAATTCACTCCTTTCAAATTATCAAGCAGGTATTGATGAGACACTTGCAGCATCAAACTCATTGAGAAAACTTAGAGATAACTTAGAAGGACAAGCATTTATTCTTTTACAAGGAAGAGCAGCTTGTGATGCAGAAATAGTTAGGATAACTAACCAACTTACCAGTTTAGAATCAATGGATTTATCTGCATATGAACCCACAACAAACATAACGAAGAATAAGTATACGAGTAGTACTGTCGGAGTACCCACCTAAAGAAGTGTCACAGGCCTCTATACCAAGGCCTTCTTTCCGTGGTATTATAGCCATGTAATCAAGACCTCCCCTCTATGCAAGTCGATCGTGAAACAGTACAAGAACTTCGTGAATTTCATGAAGATTGTGCATCACATTTTGTTGATGAATTTTTTCCTATGAGTGGAGAACTTTATTGGACAATGGTAGAATGTCTTGCAACTGCAAAACTTGCAGAACTGCGTGGTGAAGTGGTCGCAGATGAAGTATAAGGTTCAGTATCTTAAACCCAAGAAAAAGGGTCTTGCCAAACACGAAGTCGTGTTCTACAATATAGAAGACGCAATGAGGTGGGAGTCTTACGTTAAGATCGAACTCAATGCACAAAACCTAAAGATTGTACCAATCTAGTATGAATCCTTACAAAATTAGTTATAAAAACCTTTACGAAACTGTGGTAAAAACAACTCCAGAAAATGTTCGTGAAGCTAATGAGGGATTATTTCATGCTAAGATGACTCTGCCAGCCGCAGCAAAACACTGTGGAATGACTCAAAAAGAAATGAAGTTGACATTCTTTGAGTATTTGAAGTATAATCCTAAGACCTACCAACCAGATTAGAATTTTTATGGGAGCGTGGTGGAAGTGGTAGACACACCAGACTTAAAATCTGTTGGAGGTAACTCCGTGGGGGTTCAAGTCCCCCCGCTCCTACTTGTATACATAGAAGAAAATCTGCCTTCGTAGCTCAGTTGGATAGAGCAGGGCTTTTGTAAAGCTCAGGTCGCAAGTTCAAGTCTTGTCGGGGGCTTCAGTAATTAAAATATTCATGATTATTAATCTCTGGCACAATCAAGAAATGGATCAGTGGAGATGGTCATTAACAGATCCTTCAACAATGGAACAACACACTGGAGGACAATCTGATCTTCGAACAGCAATGCATGATGTTGCAAATACAGTCGAATATATTGTCAAATCAAAACAAAAATAAGTAATTATACTCAGTGAAAAGTGATTTTTATATAGATAAAGTTAGTAAGGATGAAATTAAAGATCTTCTTTATACTCATCATTATTTAAAAGACGAATCTAAAGACTTCAAATCTGGGTATAATTATGGCCTTTTCAAACATGCTGAGTGGGAATGTCCCCTTAGAATTGGCAGGTGTCTTGGCGCTTGCATTTTTACTGGCCTCCCAGTCCCAGAAATTGCAGTAGGAGCTTTTGGTCTTCAACGAGATGAACAAGAAGGTTTATTTGAACTTTCTCGTTTATGCATAGATCCAGAAGTTCAAAAAGAAGAACATAACATTACTTCATGGTTCGTTAGTCGTTGCATTAAGAGGTTTAGAAAGGATGCCACAGTTTCTGCTATTCTTAGTTACGCTGACTCTAATCACCACACTGGAACTATATACAGAGCTTGTAATTTTCAATACTACGGTTTAACCGATCCAAAAAAAGACTTTTATTATTCCGATGGAACAAAACATTCTAGAGGTAGTATTAGAAATGCTGATGGTGAGTGGAGGGATCGGTCTCGTAAACATCGGTATCTTATGGTTTTTCAAAAAGAGTTGAAAGAAAGGCTTGCCTGGAAAGAAGTTAAGTGGTAATATAATACTTGGTGATACTAAGACACCAGCGACAAATCCCTTCCGTGTGGCTTGAAAACCTCCCCATCAAGGGAGGTTTTCTTGTATGTACTCTTCCGTAAAGAGAAAGGATGTTCTAAATAATTGAAGAACATTTAATTATATGAAAATACTAGAAAAATTTTCCAACGAAGAACTGGAAACTTTTTTGAATGAAAGTTTTTCTTTATGGGACTTTTGTAAAAAAGTTGGATATAAAAATAAAAGTAGTCGTGTATATACTAGTGTTAAAAATAATCTTAGTAAAAGAAATATAAATCTAGAAAAGTATCCAGTTTTGTGGAAACGTATAGGATTAACCCGAAAAAAAGACGACAAAGAAATTTTTTCCAAAGATTCAACCTATGAAAGAAAAGACTTAAAAAGAAAAATTATCAAAGAAAATTTGTTGCCTTATAAGTGTTCTTGTTGTGGTATTTTCGATTGGTTGGGAAATCCTCTTTCACTACAATTAGATCATATTAATGGTGTCAATAATGACAACAGATTGGAGAATTTGAGATTCTTATGTCCAAATTGTCATACACAAACACCTACTTGGGGCTACAATAATAGATAACATTTTCTTAGTGTCTAAATATAAAAAGAATAAATTTGTCACTGTAGGAAAGCACGATGCCGCTAAGTAGATTAGAGAATTTCCTAAAAAATGCGGAAGGTAATATTTTATATGTAAATCCTTCAGATTTTGATGCAACTGATAGCATTGAAAACAGAGGTAATTCACTTACAAGACCTTTTAAAAGTATTCAAAGAGCTTTAATTGAAGCGTCGAGATTTTCATATTTAACGGGAAGAAATAACGATAAAATCGATACAACAACAATTTTAGTTTATCCAGGTGTTCACTATATTGATAATAGACCTGGACATTCTATTACGAATCAGAGCGGGACAGCACAGTTTAAGAGATATTTGAATGGCAACTGGACAACATCTGGAGCAACTTTAACAGAATTTTCACAAAATTCTAATTTTGATATTTTTGATGAAGACAATGATTTATACAAATATAACTCAGTACATGGAGGTGTAATTTTACCTAGAGGTACTTCTATTGTTGGTTTGGATCTTAGAAAAACTAAAATCCGTCCAATGTATGTGCCGGATCCATTAAACAACTCGGTAGAATCTTCAGCTATTTTTAAAGTAACAGGTACTTGCTACTTCACCTCCTTTACACTTCTTGATGCTGATCCACAAAGAGCATGTTATAAAGATTCTACAGGAAGAAAAGCTGTTCCAAATTATTCTCACCACAAACTAACCTGTTTTGAATATGCAGATGGCGTTAATCTAGTTAAATTAGGTTCTGAACATACAAGTCTCACTGACTTGGATATGTATTATTATAAAGTCACTTACGCTTATGGTGATACTTCCGGAAGAGGTATTCCAAATTATCCAGTAAGTGGTAGTTCAGACTTTGAACCTTCTGTTGACGAATATAGAATTGTTGGAGATCTTCGTCCAGATCCCATTGGAATTACAAGTATTAAATCTGGAAATGGTATCATACCAACGACGACAATTACTGTTACTACTTCAACTCCTCACAATTTATTCAAAGATACTCCAGTTCTAATCAGTGGAATTACAACTAGTGTTAATGAATATAATGGATCTTTCTTAGTTAGTGATGTAACAAGTGAAACTGAATTCAAGTATTTCGCTCCATCTACTCCAGTTGTAGCTTTACCAAACTCCGGACAAATTCTCAATGCTAGAGCAATTGTAGAATCTGATAGTGTTTCTTCAGCTTCTCCATATGTTTTCTCATGTTCACTGAGATCTGTTTATGGTATGAATGGAATGTGGGCAGATGGTTCCAAGGCAACTGGATTTAAATCCATGTTAACCGCTCAGTTTACAGGGATCTCTCTACAAAAAGATGATAATGCTTTTATATTATATGACCCAGAAACAGGGATATACAATGATGATCTTACTGTATCAGATTCCGAAAAACCCCTACATGTAAATTCCAGATCAGTTTATAGACCTGGTTGGGAAAGTACTCACATAAAAGCAACAGATAATGCTATCATTCAAGCAGTTTCAGTATTTGCTATTGGTTTTGCTAGGCACTTTGTTGCAAATACTGGTGGTGATATGTCAATCACCAACTCCAACTCTAACTTCGGTGCAGTATCTTTAGAAGCTATTGGATTCAGACCAGAATCATTTGATAGAGATGATGTTGGTTATATAACACATGTTATTCCACCTAGAGAATTAGATTTTAGGGAGACTAATGTAACTTGGATTGCTTTAGATGTTAATAAAATAGTTTCATTCGCCAATACAGAAAGACTCTACTTATCTGGATACGAAAGTTTAGATGTTGCTCCTCCATCACAAATAGACTCGTATAGAATTGGAGCTAAAGAAAATGATGAGTTATATCTTTCAGTAATTATTGGATCGAATAGAAGTAATTTTAAAGCTCCTATTTTAATGCAAGTTCCTAGTGGTATAGGAACTTCATCTAAAAAAGTCTATTCTGTTGGAAGAAATTCTGGTATTAATAGTATTACTTCTAATATTTTAACTTTAGAATCCAATCACCAACTCTTCAATGGTGAAAAAGTAAGAATATTGAGTGACAATGGTGATCTTCCTGAGAACTTAGTATCCGATAAAATTTACTACGCATCCACACTTGGACTTAATAGTAATCAAATTAAATTATCTTCATCATTAAATGATGCCAACTCTGGAAATTCTATTACAGGAATTTCAAATGGAGGAGGAAAATTAGAAATAGTTAGTTATGTTGCTGATAAGTTGCCTGGAGACTTTGGACATCCAATTCAATATGATGCTGCTGCAAGTAATTGGTATGTTCAAAGTACTCCTGTTACTTTATTTAATACTATCTACACTGGCGTCGTAGGAATAGGATCCTCTTTATTAGGAAATCAAACAGGATCAACATTTATTACCAGAAGAGTTGATAATAGAGGTTTAACCGATAGAATCTACAAATTACGTTACGTAATTCCAAAAGAATTTGTTAATGCTAGACCACCTACTGATGGATTTGTTCTTCAAGAATCAAAATCTGTAGGTATTTCAAGTGCATCATTCCTAACTTCTGCATTATCGGATTCAACTCAATTAAGAAATCCAAAAATAATTAAATCTATTTCATATATTGGTGGAACCGTTACTGTAAAGACGGAATTACCACATAATCTTTTTATTGGTGATATTGTAAAAATATCCAATGTGACAAGTTCAAATCAACCCACATCGACTTATAATGGATCATTTGAAGTTTATAATGTAGTTAACTCAAAAGAATTCACTATAATTGGAGTTGACTCCAATCCAGGAACATTTTTAAATCAGATAAACCAAAGATCTACTCAACAACAAATTCAATCTCTACCAACAGTACAAAAAGAAAAGTCCAGAGATAGCATATTCATTTATAGAAGTCAGGAAATTAAACCCTTTATTCCTGGTGCTGGAGGACAAGACGGAATATACAATATTATTGCACTATCAGGAAGCATAAAACCCGATTCTAACATTGGATTTGGTTTAAGTAACACAAATTTCAATCAAGATGTAAGAAACTTATATCCACAAATTGACAGAGATAATTTTGAGTCCGATCCATTCCCAACATTAAGTCACGCCAAACTATATCCCTCAGGAGTTGTTAGAACAAGTAACAAGAAGAATTCTTTAACTAAAGAAGCTTTAAATGATTTCTTTACTAATAATAGAGTTGGATACGCTATTACTGGGGCAGTAATTACAGGAACTGGAAATACAACTATTACATTATACACAGATATTGACCATAATTTAAATTCTATTAAATCTTTAACACTAACAAATGGTGGAGTTGGGTATAATAACAATGCTGGAGTAACAAGTACAATATATGCTGCTGAATTAATTAATAATTCAATTTCTGGAAAAAATGCTACTGTAAAAGCTAACATTTCAGTGGCAAACACTATTTCATCTATTGAAATAGTTGATGGTGGTTCCGTATATGGAATTGGAAACACTATGATAATCTCTGCTGACCCAGCAGGAGCTCCATCAACTTATGCTGTTGTTCAAGTTCAATCAATTAACAACAACATTGGAGATTCTTTAGAAATGAGTGGTTTTATGGAACCACGCATGAATGGAACATTTAAAATCATAGATGTTCCTTCGACTAAATCTATTGTTGTAATAAAGGAAAATGGACTTCCTTCTTCAACATACAGACTTAGAAATGATGAAAGACTACCCATTGCATACTTATCTTCAAAAGGAGTTAGAGTAAGTAGTCTCAACTTAAATAAGGAAGTTGGAATTACAACAGTAGTTTGTGCAGAAGGTCATGGACTCTTACCAGGAAACACTTTTAATCTAAGTGGAATAGGAAACACTTATTTTTCAAATAAATTTATTGTTAATGAATTTCTTGGGATTACATCATTCACATTCTTTTCAGGTATAACCACCATACCACAAACATGGAATACGACTGGAGTAACAATACAGAAATCAACTATATCTGCAAACGGAAGAGCTCTAGGATCTGGGGAAGAGAATCTTGGTGGAAGAGGTAATTTCCTTTACGCTGGAATTAGTACAACTCTCTCTACTGCAATTTCATCTACAGACACATCAATAGTTCTAGCAAGTTCAAATGGATTTAGAAAAGGTGACTATATTTCAATCAATTCCGAAATTATTAGACTTGCTAGTGATCCAACAGGAAATACATTTACTGTTTTAAGAGGTCAGTTTTCAACTGTTGCATCATCAAATAATATAGGTTCAATAGTAAGAAAAATTCGTATTCTTCCTGTTGAACTTCGTAGACCATCAATTTTAAGAGCATCTGGACATACCTTTGAATATCTGGGATATGGTCCTGGCAACTATTCAACTGGTTTACCGGTAAAACAAGATAGAATTTTAAGTAGTGAAGAAATTTTCGTTTCTCAAGCTAGAGAACAAGATGGTGGTACTGTTGTTTATACAGGTATGAATGACAGAGGTGAATTTTATTCTGGTGCTACTAAAATCAGCGGATCAACTGGTGAAGAAGAAACTATTGAAGCTCCAGTAATCACCTTCTTTGGTGATGATTTATTAACTGGTGCTGAAAAAAGAAATAGTGGAGTTTTTGACGATATAGTTGTTAAAGAGAGAATTACTGTTGAAGGCGGTGAGAATAATAACCAAACAACCCAATTTTATGGGCCAGTCAACTTCTCACAAAAAGTAACAAGTTCTGCTGATGATGGATTAGAAACGAGAGATTTATATATCAAAGGACTTGCATCTCAACCAAAACTATTAACTGTTGGCATTTCAACTCCAACAACGCCTAAGAGAACTGGAGACGTATCTTTCTTAGCTAATCCAGACCCTGCTGGTTATATTGGTCATGTTTATGCTGATGGAGATTGGCGTCGATGGGGGATGATCTCACAAGAAAAAGACAGGGATTATCTCAAATTAGATCAAATCGCTATTGGACAGTCTTCGGGAGTCTATAATTTCTCAGACGCTGCAGAAGTTAATGGTACTTTAAAAGTTAAAAACCTTTATGTTGGTGGTGCAGTTACATTTGCAGGTAGTCAAGCAATTGGAAATGCATCCTTTGATACCGTCCTTCTTAATAAAACGATTACATTTGCTGGAATTGGTACTAACTATACCATTAAAACCACAAATGCAAATACTATTGCACAGTTCCAAAACTTGGAAATTACTGGAACTGCTGCAACATTTACAAATGCAACAGTAACATTTGAGAATTCATTTAATTCTACTTTTACTGGCGTTTCAACTATTGCTGGAACTTTGGATGTCAAGTACTTACGTTCAAATTCTGGAGTAGGATCATTTGCAAATCTAATTGTTGATAAGTTAAACGCAAACACAGTATCAATATCAACAGAAGCATATATTCAGTCCGGAATCATCACTGCAATTCGTACAAAATATATCGGCGGACTTGGTAATGTAGGTTCCGGTCAAACAGTTGCTCTTGCATGTTTTAACGTTGGTATAGTCACATCTATTACTGGTGTTGCATGTACAATTACAACTATCAATGGAACGAATGCTTTCATTGAAGGAATTCGAGCTACAACAGCTCTTGCAACTCCACTTGCAACGATCAATACTGGTATTATTACTAATTTTAGAAGTAGTAATGCTGGAATTACAAGCATGTATGCAAATACTGGTATTGTAACCACTCTGGTCATACCAAGTAATGGATATCAGGGTTCTACAGTTGATGGTTGGTTGGGATCACCTCTTGCTTATGTAAATACTGGAATTATTACCAATATTACGGCTAGAACTATTCGTGGAACTTCTTCTGCTGATCCATTAACTGCGTATATTAACGTAGGTGTTATTACTGCAATTACGGGCACTGGTGCAACATATACCAATGCTCAAATTACTAGTAAATTATCGGTTAATGGAACTGGAACGGGTGAGGGTATATATGCAAATATTGGTATTATTAGTGCTTTTGGTCCAGGTGCTTCATCTCCAACTGCAGGTAATATGAATATCAATTGTGGTGCATCAGGAGATGTTTCCGCAAGAAGATATACATCTACAGTTGCAACAGGAACCTCACCTCTTGTTGTTACTTCAACAACAAAAGTCTCTAATTTAAATGCTGATTTCCTCGATGGAAGATCCGAAACAGGATTTTTAAGAGGTGCAAATGATGTTTGGCAAACCAGTGATGATGGCAAAAATAGATTATACTTTGGAAATAATTCAACAACATATTTTGGATCTCAAGCTGGATATCAATTCAGATCAAGTACTGATACAACTATTGTCACAATAGACAATAGTGGAAATGTTAGTTTCTCTGGAGAAGTAACTGCAAGTTCTGATGAAAGAATCAAAACCAACATTAAAACTATCGAAAATGGTTTAGATAAAGTTATTCAACTTCGTGGTGTTGAATATGATCGTATTGATGTTTCATCACATCAAATCGGTGTAATTGCACAAGAAGTTGAAAAAGTTTTACCAGATATTGTTCATACTGATGAAAAAGGAATGAAATCAGTTGCTTATGGTAACTTAACTGCTGTTTTAATTGAAGCAATTAAAGAACTTAAAGGTGAAATTTCCGAACTTCGTGCAGAATTGAATGAATTGAAAGGTACTAAATAAAATCGAACACTTGATGTTTATTTAATCCTATGTCTGAAAATACCATGAACAAAGATGATATGGCTGCCCAACTTGTAAAGCAAAGCAATGATATTAGAAATGAATTGGTTGAACTAGAAAAACAATTTAACATGAAAAAAGAACAATTCATTAAAATTCAAGGAGCTTTAGAAGTACTTAGTGCTCTAGGTACAGAAATTGCAGAATCTACTCCAGAAGAGCTAAATGAATCTGAAGAGTGATTCTTAACTACCACAGAGTTATTATAAGAATAATCAAGGGGCTTTGTCAATATTGACAATTCCCCTTTTTTAGTTTATAGATATCTTTATTTAAGAATATGAAAGGACAGTTACCAGAATTTATAGATCCACAAAAGTACCCAGATTTTTGGGACCAGATGAAAGGTTTCAAAGAATTTGCAAAATCTGTTGGACAAAATGTTGTCGAAGGAGATGGAATTTTTGTTTCCGAACAAAAAGTAAATGACAGAGAAAAAATATGTAATGATTGTTCTCAATTTAACAAAGAAAGTAAAAAATGTTATCTTTGTGGTTGTTACATGGTCGTTAAATGGAAATTTAAAGCTGCATCATGTCCAATAAACATGTGGTAATTCTTGCCAATCCACTAAATACCTGTTATCGTGGCGTCAAAGACCTCAAACTTATGAAGAAACTTCTTCTATTTCCATTAGTTGCATCCCTGTTTTCAGTGCCAGTTGAAGCTCAACAGGTAAATGATTATCAAATCTGCACAAAGTATCGTGAGGTTTATAATCCTGGTTACTATGATAGGTATGGTAATTATGTACAAGGAAATGTTTCTACTCAGTCATACCAAGTCCCTTGCGGAAATGGACCCATCAATTATCAGCCACGCAGAAATGGCTATGTTGGGAATAATTATAATGATAGGGGTTATTGTAATCCTACGCAGAGCGCACTAGGCGCACTTCTAGGGGGTGGTGTGGGTGCTGCACTATCTAGAGGTGATGGTAGATGGTGGGCAGTTCCTGTAGGCGCTGCCGTGGGTGGTACAATTTTTGGATGTAATTAAAAATGAACCTTATTAAATTTAACAAACGCAAATTTCTTATTAAATATAATCATCGTGAAGATTTTGGTCACGAATGGTATGTTCAAATCTTGAATATCAAACGTTGGAGTTTTATTCAAATGTCTGTGAGTTGGAATGATTATCCGTCTTGGCCTTATCTACAAATTAAGTCAGGAACTGGTGATTTGTTGAGCATTCTTTTCTGGGTTTATAAGTTTGGATTTGATGTTGATTTTTGCGGTAGATCCTGGAATTGGGATCATCTAAAAGATATTGAGTTTGATGAATCTCTTGATGATGTTGATCCAACCATAGGACTTACAGAATGATGTTCAGCACACCAGTTAGAGGAACAGCACCAAAGAAAAATAGAACCACTCTTAACTGGTGGGAATATTGGGTAGGTCATTGTTGGATGACTGGATGGCAGAGTATTCGTGGAGCATTTAGAATTTGGGCAGATCTTATGGGATCAAACTATGAGAATTATGCTTTACTCAAATCAGTAGAAGATCCAGAACAAGAATGTTTAGAATGGTTTTGGGTAACTCTTGGTGAAGATGAAACTTATCCAAAAGAGTTTCTCGAAGGATTACTAGAGATGTGTGCTAGGATTGATCGAGGTGAAGAAAAACTCATTCCACTTGATGAGGATTTCTTTGATAGGTTGAAAGAACTTACTGATGGTGTAGAATTGGATGATAATTGGGACACTTGATAGACTGTCCACTGACCCTTGACTTTTGTAGTTAGGGGTTTTATATTAGCCACATAAATCTCCAAATCAATGACCTACACTGCAAAAATTACTCTGAAGTTTGATTCTAAATCTGAATATAATGGTGGTCTATATGATGATGTGATTCTTCCCGAAGAACACATTACCATGGAGATTCCTGCTGAAGATTTGAACTCTATGCAGTTGTTTCGGTTCTTTTCTAATTTCATGAAAGCTATTGGTCATAATGAAATTGGAATTATGAAAGGTGCTTGTCACACAGCATTTAATGACATGCAAAGTGAAGAGGATATGCGTAGGATTGCAAATGAGTTTGATCTGAAACTTGCAGAAGATTATGATAAAGAAATTAAGAAACTGGAAGAAGAGATTTGTAGTCTTGAAGCTAAAATCTCTCGTCTAGAAAATCCAGATAATCTTCAATATACTGATGAGGAAATGGATGCAATGTCTAGTTGGAACGGTTTAACTCCTGGATCTACTGAAGCTCACGAAAAAGGTTGCACATGTCCCTGGATGGACAATCAAGAGATGCCCGAAGATCGTAAATGGGTAAATGTTTCCTGTCCAATTCACGGTCGTAAAACTACTGCATGATTATGAAACCCAACTTTCGTAAGGTATTGGAGATGGCACTTGAAGAAGGTGTCCGTTATGGATACAATCGTGCTCATAAACACGTAGAGAACCCACATCAAGATGCTGTGGTTGATTGTGTGGTTGATGGTGCGATGAACTCTTTGTATGAATGGTTTGATTTTGAGGATGAAAACAATGAGGTTCCGTAACATTGAGTTCCGTTGGAGCAAATGCAACAACAAATATGAACTCGTCAAGTGGAATCAGCGCAATGGTTCCGCAGAAGAGACTTGTTATGTGATTGCTTTCTTTGATAAAGGCAAAGAGAGTTATGATATGAGAACCATAGGTGATAGGTTCTTTGAGGACAAAGATGCCTGGGTTGTTGGTAAGTATGGTCTGGAGTTTCTAAATGAAATCTTTGAGATTGAAAGGATTGAAGAGGAACTGAAATAGGACACTTGAGAAACCGTCACAAGGGGTCTTCACGGAGACCCTTTTTCGTTGTATAATGACTTCATAAGCAACAAAACCGATGGACTACGAAACTGAAATCATAGATGGACACAAAGCAGTTGTCCGTCATTTCTTCAAACCACACGAAATCCAAGTTGGTTCTCGTTGGGCACGAGCAGATGGTTCCAAGGGTTATGTTACCGTTGAGGGTTTCAATTCTTATGGAGATACAGACCCTTGGCATGAAGTTGTGTATTCTTGGGAAGAAAATGGTGTGAAGAAAATCTGGCAAAAAGAAAATTTTATTTTTCAGTGTCGTTATTGTTTGATTGTAGAATGAAACCCTATCAGTACAACCTAAAAGTTTGGGATGATGGTGATACTGACCGCACTTGGCAGTTTGGTATCATCAACAATAAAACATTACTTTGGGTTCATTATGAAAATCCCAGTCGTTTAGTTTTTAGTGATGGTGGATTACACATCCTATTCTCATTCTTTACTAATTCTTTATTTGGAGTAGATTTTCAACTTGGTAAGGTTGGTTTGAGTTTCAACTTTTTTACAGAATACTTTGATGGGTGGGAAGAATGACTGACGAACAAATCCTTGAACTTGTAAGATTTCACTTTCAAGAGGGTGGATTGAGAGACGATGGTAGTTGTTCTGAATATTTTGGAACTCCTGAAAATTTTATTGAGTTTGCCCGAGCAATCTATGAAATTGCTTATAATGAAGGACACGATGAAGGTTGGGAAAGTCACCAAGAAAGTGTATACTTGAACTCCTCTTATCCTACTGATTATGACTATGACTGACGCAGCATACAAAGTTTGGGAAGCATTCAAGGCAGAATTGATTGTAGAACCCACAGATGATATGAGAGAAGCACTTGCTACTGCTATTCGTGAAGTTGCTGATCAACTCTATCACGACCCAGATGTAGATTATTTGTATCGTTTATCTTATAATGTGGAGGCACTGTGACTAATCAAGAACGAGCACAAAAGATTATGAAGGCATACGAAGCAGAGGATACTTACAACTTTCCAAATGATGGAGTTGCTGCTGCTATTCGTGCTATGGCTGATAGTTTTGTGTATGATGATAATGGAATATCTTGGTTTTCTGCCGATGACTTTAAGAAACTTGCTGATGATGTGGAGGCACTATGAAAAACTTTGAAGGAATTGATTGGGCAATTTTGTCTGTATTTTTTGTTGTACTTGTTGCTGGTGTTATCCTCACTTATGATGCCCAACAACAACGAACACTCTTTCAACAAACATACAATAAGAACTTGGAGTGTCGTCAAGCACTCAAAGACCAAACAGTAGTACGAGTGAATGAGATTTGTGGTGATGTTCCTGTAATTGGAGATTTTGTGAAATGATTGAACCAGGTATTATTATTCCTTTTATACTGGGTATTCCAACGATTGCTACTGTGATATTCTTTCTTGGTTTCAATATCGGTGGGCATAATGGTATGAGTGTAGGAAAGAATGAGGGTATTGTGTATTGCATAGAGAAACCAAAAGAGTGTAAGATTGCTTATGATTACCTAAAACTTCAAGAGAACCAGAAATGAACCAAATACTTGAAGGTTGGAAAATGGTTCTCAAAGATTATCGGCACTGGAAAATGATACTCAAATATCCTTATGATGTTTTTGATTGTGCTGTTTTCTTTGGTAATCTTGCTCAACCACCAAACTCACTTGATGATTATATCAAAGAATTGAAAGAACTTGACCCAGATTGGGAGAAGAATTATTATGATAATCTCTGGGTTCTTTATGATGGTATTGAGGAACGAATGGAAGAAACAGATAAGTTGCTTAAAGAAGTTGATGAGGTATTGAAAAAATGACTAAATGCACCTGTTCTTACATTCAAATAGGAATGAAGACCTCCGACACAAGAAACCTCAATCCAGATTGCCCATTACA